TGAGGCAGGATAGAGCTGTCCACCGCCGCTCGGAGGCATGTATGGCCGGTGCTCAACTGGCCTCGTTGCCGTGGCTTACGGTGGACTCATTCGGCCTTCCTCCGCCATTTCCACCACCTTTTTCCTTTGGATGTTCGTAAATACATGCTAATCAGCATATATTATGTTGATTATGGCATAATTTCTTGACAATGATATTTTTTTTAAGTAGTTTTGTCGAAAACTAATTTTATATGCCGGAACAGAGGAAAGCTTTCGTATTCGCGTTGCCTTACGACACTAGGCTGGATATGATCCAGCAGTTCTTAAGGATATACAACGGCTATCTGGATTCCAAGGGTAGGAGCTTGATTACTGAAAGGACGATAAACTTACTTTCTTTCTACATCAATTACGGATACTCGGATGATACCAGAGCCAAGTACATGGATTGTTATGGACAAAAGGAATCTTATATCGCTGTCCTTAACAATGAGCTAAAGCGTGGCGGTTTTTTAGTAGACAAGAAGAACGGAAATTTCCGTACCCGTGGGCTGTCTATTGAGATGAGAAGCCTACGTAATTATTTTGTTCTTGACGGAGAGGGTGATGACACCCGTGTAATGGGATTCGTATTCAAGAGAAACAAATTGAATATCGATGGATAGGAGTCTTATTTCGTTCGACAGGGATATTGTCGATGAGGTGGTGAGAAGATCTGGAGGGAAGTTTACCAAGCAACAGGTCGAGTGGTGCATGAAAGCATCCGTATCTTATATCCATCACCTCGCCAGATATACCGATAATATATCTATCAGGATACCGTTTATCGGATATGTTATATGCAACCTCCGTGAGATGCGTGTAAGACGTGATAAGATACGTCGTATATATGTCAAGGAGGGTAATCGTTATCCAGACGAAAGGATGCCTATTGAGCTTGATTGTCTGGATAAGAAGATAAAGGTGATAGAGGGTATGGAGGGATTGAAGAACGGAGATCCCCTTATACGTGACAACCATGAGGCTATGTATCAATGCCGGTATGGTATGACATGGGAACAGTTACAGGATTTTCAACAACAACAATTTAAAAAATAATTATCGTGCAAACAATTGGTAAAGCCCAAGTAATAGCCCAAGCTTGGGAAGACAGTTTATTGGGCAGGATTCCTAAGGATGAGAAGGATTATCCGGAGTGGTACAAGAATCGTCTTGATTTATGTAAGAAATGTCCTAAGAACTCTTCTAATATAGCTTTCTTTAAGTTACCAGCTAAGGTATTGCTGCAAAGATTGATGGGAAGACAGGCATGCTCGCTGTGTGGTTGCTTTATCAAGGAAAAGGCTTGGATGAAGACAGAGGTATGCCCGTTGAAGTTCGTGGAGGGTGAGAAAGCCAAATGGAATGCTATGGAGGTGATAACAGCCGATCATAACGATTTTAATATTGAGTGCCCTAACGATTCCTTTGATATAGGACTGACGGATGATGAGAGCGAGTTTTATCTAAATATTTTTGATCAGAAAATAGGTGATAAGATAGAAATCGTGTTATTTATCACCCATAATGATGGTTTCCATGTCAAGGAGCATCATCTCGTATGTGGATGTATGGGAGATGTATCATATAACAAACATCCTGACAATGAGAATAGAATTATATTTAGGATGACGTTAGATACCTCAAAATACTCGGAAGGTCATTTTGAGAAACATCTATCTCTTATGGGTTATACTAAGGACGATCCTGAACGTAATTTCAAACATTTACCACTACGTATTATAGGGGAAGCTTATAAATAATGCCATGAGAAATCTCGTAAGAAGCAAGATAGATGATCGTATCCATGCCCTTATTGTCATGGAAGTCGGATGCCGTGAGTTACCTGAATATTCATTGGGTGATATACTTTACTCCGCTTTAAGGAGGATAGCTAGGGCTAATGGTGGTAATGTCCGCTTCTTGCGGGATGTTAGTACCAGGGATTTATTGAGGTCTATAGACCAAAGCATCAGTGATGAGATTGAGTTAAACAACAATGATTATAATGCGTAATATGGAAGATAAAGATATAAAAACAGAGATTAGAGATTATCTTAAAGAAGAGGCGGATACTCATATAAGGCATTGGATAGCTATAAAACGTGAGAGCAAGCGTTTGTATAGCGATATTGAGGATAGGACTAAGAAGATAGCCCTTAAATCATCTTCATTGATAAAAGAGGAGGATTTTGTCGTTCTTCATGAGATGACCCATAAGATACAGATGTTGAATATAGAGGCTGTAAAAGTCAATTCTAGGTTGATGTTCATAATCCAGTTGGCTACCAGCTTCGGTATGGATCTGGATTTAGATACGACATATGCGTCCACCGCCAAGAGTATTATAGAAGACAGAACGTCTGGATTCGTGTTTTATGATGACAAGGAACGTCTGAGATACGCTGACAAGGAGCTTGAGGATATGTTCCATGACATGAGCGTGACGGAAGTAAGTAAGATCGGGGTTGTTCAATCTTATGAGCTTCTTATGAAACAGTATAACGAGTTTAAGGACATGAAATCCAATGCCACAGGGAAGACGAAAGCCGACGAGTAAGGACGTCGATCGGGTAAACGATAATCTTGAGGTCATATCCAAGGCCGTGGATGACGCCAAGACGTATATCGCCAAGCATCCATGGGATAAGGAGAAGCCTGAGGATATGGCTAGGGCGTTCGATTTCATATCCAAGCTGATCGATAAGATCAACGTATGGAATGACTCGTATATGGAGAAGAGTGGAATCATGGATGTATACAGGAGTGTCAGCAATGTCCAGAAGAAGGAACGTAAGGGACAGGTTTCCGGTGGTATAGAATCCGTATTAAAAAATATGCGATCATGAGTTTAAGCACGAGTCCAGAATTTTATGTAAACATGAAGAATCCCCCTATATGGAACGATCTGTTCGGATGGGAGGATCAGGATGATGATGTTAAGCAGTTCTTCACGGAGGAGGCTTATAAGGTCAAGAACGGGGTGACTATCAACGGTACGTTCATCCCGCCATGGCTTTATTGGCATGTTAATTTCTTTCCCGTATTTCAAGATCTTCCAAATGGGGAGCGTGTTCCTGCTATCAGCCGGTTACGTGATAATGAATGGTTTTTCGCTGAGATGTACCAACGTGCCCGTCAGGAGAAGAAAGGGCTGGGGATGTTCGGTACCCGTCGTTTTGGAAAGGCCCTTCTGGACTCGGAGCTGATATATACTCCTTATGGACCTAAGAAGATAGGGTTCGCTGATATCGGTGATATCATATATGGCGATGATGGTAAGATTACGACTGTAGTAGGCGTATATCCTCAAGGGTTCGTTGATATGTATAAGGTTACGTTTGAGGACGGGCGCAGTATAGTATGTTGCGGTCAACATCAGTGGAAGGTTAAATATCATGGTGATTATAAAGTCATGAGCACCATGTGTATCATCCACTCTGACTTCCAGAAGATGACCATAGACATAGGGGAGGCCGTGGATTTCCCCGAGCGGCGGTGGCTGATGTCGCCCCAGCTCCTTGGGTCTCTGACCGCCTCTTTCCTTTGTGGATCTACCGACAGGATCTTCGAGTTAAGCAATAAGGAGATGGATGATATTATTTATTCATCCAAAAAACAGAAGGAGTTGTTTATAAGCTCATTCATGAAGATATCTTGCGGTATAAGTACCGGTGACGATCGTTTTAAGGTCGTTTACAAAAGTGAGTATATTATATCCTTCGTAAGAAGAATATTCTGGTCTATGGGATATTATTGCGTCATGGATGGTGATGATATGTATATATCCAAGACCCATAACAGACTTAGGATATCCGATATAGATTATTACGGGAAATATAAAGCTACTTGTATTGAGGTCGATAATAAGTCCCATCAGTTTCTTACCACCAATTTTGTCGTATCTCATAATACGACTATCATGTCATCCCTTCTTCAGATGAACGCTACCATGACGATCGGGCTTAGTCATTCCGTGGTAGGTTTCAGCGATAGCGATTTATCTAATATAGGTGAGTATTGTGAGTATGGTCTTGATCATGTGCATCCTTTTTTCAGGATTAACAGGACCAAGACCGATTGGAGTTCTGGTGTCACCTTAGGCAAGCGTATGTCCAACGGGGTTCGTGATGTTCATGCCATAATATCCATAGCCAACATCAACATGGGTAGGAAGACATCCACACAGAAGACTGCCGGTCTGACCCCCGCCACGGCTATTTTCGACGAGGTAGGTAAGGGACCTATCAAGAAGCCGTACACTGCCGCCATGCCGTCATACGACACTCCTTACGGCTGGCGTCTCAGTCCGATCTTGGCTGGTACCGGTGGTGAGGTGGAACTATCCAAGGACGCTCAGGAGATGTTCTCTGATCCTGATACATACAATCTTCTGGTCATGGACTGGGATATTTTAAATCGGAGAGCCATGAAAGGGAAAACATGGAAAGAACGGAAATGGGCGATGTTTGTTCCTGGTCAGATGGCTAACTCCGGTGTCAAGAGAACTATAGGTCTGGGTGATTATTTGGGGAAACCTGATGATAAGAAGCTTAATAAAATCAAGATTGACGCCACGGATTTCGAGGCTAGTACCAATAAGCTTAACGAGGAACGGAAGAAGCTATCTACGAAAGATAGGGTAGCTTATACCTCTCATACCATGTTTTATCCATTTACGATTGACGACTGTTTTTTAAGCTCATCCCAGAACCTATTCCCGGTCGAGTACGCTATCAAGCATAAGAATGATCTTCTTGAGTCAGGGCAATATAGCGGCATGCTGTGTGATGTTTTCCTTGAATCGGGGAATAAACTTGGTACTACTAAATCGAATAAGCAATTGGCTGGTTTTCCGTTTAGAGGTGGTGTTATCGACGCTCCTGTCCAGATATTTGAGATGCCTCAATCCAATAGGTTTGATGACTTTATATATGTGAGTGGTAGCGACCCCTACAAACAGGCTAAGTCAGATACGCCCTCATTGGGTGCTTTTTATGTATTCAAAAGGCGTGTTGGTATCCGAGATCCTTATGCCTATAGAATAGTGGCTTCATACGTATCCCGCCCATCATCCATAGATCAGTTTTGTCGTACGTGCGAGGTACTTCAGAAAGGATATGGTGCTATATGTCTTATGGAGAACGCTGACCAGATGTATGAACAGTACCTTAACCGGAAGAGTGGTATGCCTGCTTCTTTTTTCTTATTCGCTGGTGAGGCAATAGCCAATAAGTATGTGAAGGCCGGCTCCCGGCAGAACAGCAAGCTGGGGCTATACCCGACCCCCGGCAACCAGAACCTGCTCTTCTCCTGCGTGGTGGATTATTGCTGGCAGGATTTCGTTATCGGTTATGATGATCAGACTGGTCTTGATATAACTGTCAAGGGTATTGAGCTGATCGATGATATAGCCCTATTGGATGAGATAATACAATATAAGTCCGGATTGAACGTCGATAGGATAATAGCGTTCGGGCATGCGTTGGTTCTCGCCAGATATTTTGACGATAACAATTACATGCCTAAATCGAAGATCGAGGAGATGAATAATGCCCGCAAGGAAGACGCTTATAAACACCATGAGGTGTATGCATCTGCATTTGGATCGGTATCTATAGGAGCTTTTAGGTAAATGAATGTCAATTAAACGCCTATCTTTGTTGTAAATAAAATTGAATAATCATGGAAGTGTTTAATAGAGATCATTCGTTTCCAGCAAAAGGAGCGTTATTAGGATTACCTCCTCAGGCTATTTCCACGAAGAAAAAGAACAGGAAATGGAAGGAGGATTGTATGGATGCTCTTGAGACGATAGGGTTGAAACAGTATGATCGTAACCAGATGTACCGTGACTATTATCTGATGGCGGATGGTAAGTTATCTTTTATGGAGATGGCGGATGTTATCCCTCAGTTAAGGGACGTGCAGAAGTTAAGGAGCGATATAAGGATACCTTCTTTCTTGAAGCATTATGATATAATAGGTGGTATCGTAAATGCCTTTGAGGGATGGCTGACAAACCTACAGGATAAGTATACGGTTAACGAGGTAGGGGATATGGCTATAAGTGAGTATGAGGATACGATGTCAAACTTACTTCATCGTCATATACAAGAACAGTGGGATATTATCGTTAATCAGCGTCTTGTGGAGGCCGGTCTTGATCCTACATACAATGAGTTTAATTCCGAGGAGGAACGTCAGGCTTATGTTCAGCAAATCCAACAGGCCAAGGCGTCTATGACCCCTGATGATATCCAGAGGTTCATGAGTACAAGATGGAAGACGCAGGCGGCGGTATGGGGGGATCATACGATCGAGGCTGACCGTAGCCGGTTTTATATGGATGAGCTTGACAGGGAGAATTTCCGGGATCGTCTTCTTAGCGGAAAGATGTTCCGGAATCATTTCGTTGGCTTCGACTACTATCGTCCGGAGGTATGGAGTCCGAGGGAGGTTTTCCATCCTGATGTGAAATACCCGCAATATGGGTCTTATGTGGGTCGTCTTCATTATTACGAGGGTGTTGAGTTGATATCAAAATACGGTCATAAGATGACGGCAAAGGACAAGCGTCGTATTATGGGCGGTGACGATGATTATGAGGGATGGGTATCTAATGACGGTACTAGGTATGACTGGAAGAAAAAGAAGCCGTCTATTACCGGTATGTATGAGAATGAGGTTATTCCATGGAAAGGATACCATGACTATGAGTCTATAGTTGCCGCTGAGGACTATTATGGTGTTCCGATGGGCGAGTACCACACCTTCGGGCCGGACGGGGAGGAACACACCCAGCCCCGCTTCTTGCCCCGCTTCCATCCATTTGGCTATTTTAACTCTGACATGTCCAATGGCAAGAGATATGAGATAGACTCTCGCCTTTTTAGGGTAATGGAAGGATATTGGGTATCCATGAAACCGGTATTCTTAATAACTTACATGACGGAGACCGGGATGGTGGATCAGGAGCTTGTTACCGATGAGCTTCTCCCGGAGTTCTTGGAGAAGAACGGGATAAAGAAGGTGAAGAGGGTGATGGCAGAAGCCGTTGGTGATCCTGAGGTTAATACCTATATCTTGGAGTATGTGCCTGAGGTTAGGTTTGGAGTTAAGATCACCGGAGGTAATTTAATGGATAAGCCTATATATATCGGTGGGGATCCAATACCTCATCAGATACATGGTGACAGCAGTCTGTATGATTATGTCATTCCGGTTTCGGGATTTATAGGGGCTAGTCTCGCTGATCGCATACAGCCGTTCCAGATGATGTATAACCTTGCTATGAACCAGCTATACAACAACGCCGAGAAGGAGATCGGTAAGTTCTTCTTAGGCGACCTTGGATTCTTGCCTACTGAATATAAGGATATGATGGACAAGAAGGGTGCTTTAGCTACTTTCATGCAGATCGTGAAGTCCGTCTCGTTTATGGGCGTAGGTGGCAATAATACGAATAATCCTTACCAGAATCCGCAGATGAGTAGCATATATAATCAGTTTGGTGTATATGATCTTACTAATACGGATCAGATAAGATCCCGTATGGAAATGGCATCTTACGCCTATATGATGGCTTATAGGATGATAGGAATATCCGAGCAGGCAATGGGTCAGTCAACTAGATACGAGAGTTCTACGGGCGTAAAACAGGGGGTTAACGCTACTATGCTACAGACCCAGACTTACTTTAATGATTTCGATGACTTCAAGAAACGGACATTGGATATTCATCTAGCCGTGGCTCAAGTATGTCAGAAGGAAGGATACGATTGGACCGTGATGTACAGGAATAGCGATCTTTCCTTGGCTTACATCAGTCTTACGGATAATAGCTTGTCGTTACGTCATCTTAATGTTATGGCTGTTTCTAATTCCAAGAAACGTCTGGAGTTGGAGAATTTGAAACAATATATATTACAGACAAATACGTTAGGTAATGACTTACTTGATATCACTAGGATGATGAGCGCCAACTCAACGGCTGAGATGAATCAGATCGGAAGGGATGCTAGATCTTACGCCGATCGTGTAAGGCAGGAAGAATACCAGAATCAACAGCGACTTGTCCAGCAGCAAGCTGAGGCCGATCAACAGGCTCGTAATGATGAGCATGAGAAGGATAAGGAACTGGCTTATATCAAGGGCAACTTCGACTTACGAGGTAAGAGCATAATGGCCGCCGGTCAAGCGGCTAGGACCGAGAACAACTCTGAAGGCATGGATTATGTCGAGGCTATGGCTGATAGGGCTTTAAAGGAAAGGGATCTTGATATCAAGGAAGAGGATATGAGAACCAGACAGGCTAACGCCGAGGCTGAGCGAAGATCTCGTGAGGAGATAGAGAAAAGGAAGTTGGAATTAAAAGAAAAGGAGATAGACGCTAGAAACAAACGTTCTGATACAGATAGGTTTACGTCGATAATAAACAAGAATTGATTACAAGTTTTGTAAATATTTTTACAAAATCTGTAATCATTTTGGCGTAAAATTCTGTCATATACTATAATGGGTTTGATTTAATTGGTAATTGGATTAATAATACTTTTGTAAAAAGCAAAAAAGGAAATTGTATGAATGACATGGGTGATTTCGCTAAGGGTTTTAAGACCATGAGTGTCGAGGAACTTTTTTACCGTGGTGACGGTGATGGCGATAAGAATAATATCGAGGGTAAATATGATAAGGATGGTAATCCTATAGGTGATACCAAGGAAGAGCCTGCCGACGGCGGAGCGGCTGACGGTAGCGGGGATAAGGGCGGCGACGCTACCAACCCAGACCCGGATTCCTTTGGCGAAGGCGGTACTGATAATAATAACGTGGTATCAGTGTTTAACGGGAAATCTTTCTTGGAAAAGATGGCCGCCAGAGGTATCATTGACAGTATCGATAACCTTGATATTATGGTAGATGACAAGCCAGTCGATCTTTCTACTATCACAAAAGAAGATGATTTACTTGATATAGTGGAGGGGTTGATCAAGGATAAGGCCGATGAGTTGTTGAAGGATAAGGTTGATACCGGTTCTATGTCTGACTTTATGAAGAAGATGATAGAGGTGGATAAGGCTGGAGGTAACGTAGGTCAGCTTCTAAACCAATATCAGAACATTCAGGCGCCTTTGGACAACCTTGATATGAGCAACAAGAATGATCAGCTTGCGGTCATCCAACATTATTATAAGATGTTGGGTATGCCGGAAGACGAGATAAAGGATAATATGGAGATGATGATTGGCAAGGGCGATGAGTTCATTGAGTCCAAGGCAAATAAATTCCATGATATCCTGAAAAAGGAGATGGATAACCTTATCGAGGAGGAGAAGAAAAAATCCGAGAAAAGGAAACAGGAGTTGATTGAGCAGATGAAGATCTATAAGAAAGGTCTTAAGACGTCTATAAGCTCAGGGTTCCAGTTGACTGACACGATGATAGGTAAGGCTGTCGATTTCGTTACCAAGCCGATAGACAATCAAGGTCATACGGCTATAGATAAAGCTTATTCGGAGGCTATCAAGAATCCGGACATGGCCGCTGATCTGGCTTTGTTCTTGATGAATAAGGACGAGTTCCTTAAACAGAAGACTAACAAGGCTAAGATGGAGGTCAATAAGAAGACCATCACTCTTCTTTCTGGCAATAAGGGAGGAAAGCAAAATAAGAATAATATCGATAATGATACTATAGAGGCTAACTTCCTTGATCTGAGTGGATCAAAGAGTGTATAACATTAAAAGATAGATAATTATGAATCCTTTTTTAACAAAAAGTTTTCCGGCTACCGTGAATGGCGATAACGTTATTGCCTTCACCGATGCCAAGAATTATAAGACTTCGCTCGTAGAGCATAACTTAGGCTCATTGGCGAGCTGGTATTATGAGGATCCGGACAAGAATCATTTGGGTCTGTTGAATCTGTTCTCTAATATCGCTAATTACCCCGTTCCGATGTATATGGGTATGATTAATAACGGCGCTACGATCTCCGTTAACGGTATTGGAGCTTCTTTCCGTTATGATCTTCCCGTTACAAAGACATTCGCTGTCGTTACGGCTGAGGATACTTCAGGTCATCATCTAAAACCGGGTATTGACGGTGGTTTGTTTGATATTGTTTTGAATACTTCTGAGTTTACGGCTTATGATGTCATTACCTATGACGCCGCTAACGGCTGTAATATCCTTATCTCAGGTGAGATCCCGTCTAAGACAGAAGGAGATTTGACACGTTATTGGGGTCGTGTTATTGGCGGTAAGGCTAAATACTTCCCTAAAGAGAAATTACGTCCGGGTATCCGTTATTGGAAGATCGGTCATGCCCTTGGTGAGTACAGTACCCAGTTTTCTAAGGTATCTGGAGCTGACAAGGCCGGTTCCATGACTTGTGAGTTCCGTTTAGGAAACCACCGTGGTGTTGAGGGTGAGACAACTATGTATGCTGGTATGAAGTCCATGCAGGCCGCCCAGAATAGCACTTCAGAGTTCGTGGAGACTGCCCTTCGTCGTATGAATGCCATGAGAAGCGAGTATGAGGGTAATATTCCTGATTTGGCTATTATCGGCAAGACTGTTAATGGTAGACTTGATTTACGTACGGCTAAGGTAGCGTCCACGCTGGAGGTATTCTGTATGGCTGAGTTGGTTAAGCTGGAAGCTAGACAGTTGATGTGGCAAGAAGGTGGTATTATTATGGATCAAAATGGTCCTATCCATTTGAATGAGGGTATCTACCGTCAGCTTCGCCGTGGTTATACTATCTACTATAGTCGCCCGATGGGCATTACTAAGGATACTCTTATGGCTGCTGCCGCTTATATTTTCCGTGGTCGTCAAGATCTTCCTATTACGGAGCGTAAGATTAAGTTCAAGGTAGGAGCTATGGCTATGGTCAACTTAGAGAAGTTGATTAGAGAGGCTTTCTTTACTACGTTGAGTAATTTGAGCTGGGGTATGGGTAGTGACCGTATGTTGCCTTCTAATCCTATCTCTGGTACTAATGATGCTATGATTTTAGGTCCGGTACAGGTTAAGGGTGCTTTTCTCCCTGGTATCGGAAATGTAGAGTTCGAGCATGATCCTTCTTTGGATTACGCTGACATGACAGATCGTAGCGAGTTAGTGAATGGCATGTATCCTAGATCCTCCTATTCTTGTATTATTGAGAATATCACTGACGCTGGATCGACTAACGCGTATTCCGCTATTCCTAATACGGCTAACGCTAAGTTGGGTAATATGAATAACAACGTATTCTATATCAAGCCAGAAGGCGTAAGCATGTGGTGGGGTTATGAGTACGGTCGTTGGGCGCACAAAGCTAACGGTAATGAGATCGTATCATCCTTGCCGGGCATGAAAGAGCAATTCTGGTGTCACTCAGCTTCAGCGGCTTGGGTTATGGATAACAGCAAGTTCTTGATTATCGAGCTTCAACCGAACTACTTCGGCTAAGTTTTTTTTCATATGTAATTTGGTTTTTAGAGGGGAGGATATTCCTCTCCTCTTTTTTTAGGAAAGTAACGCAAAAATAAGGAAATGAAAGAGATTTTAAAATCAAAGAAGGTATTGGTCGAGGTAAACGGCTTCAATATCATGTCAGATACCTTGTATGAGGTAGTAGGTAAACACGACGGAAGCGCTCCGCAGGCCTTCCAAGACGCCAATATAGCCAAGACTCCGTTCCCGGAGAATGCTACTCACGTATGTTGCCCGTGGGATGATTTCTCAAAAGCCTATAATACGGGTTTTTATCCAAGATCAAGATGTTATAATGGTATGGATAAAGATGAGGTTGATAGGTTGGTTAATCAACGTGTCAATAATATAATGAAGCCTTTTGAGGATATATCTCAGAAGGATCTTTCCCAGACTAATCTAGAGTTTTGGGATGACGCTAAGGATAAGATATTCATGGGTAAGGTTTATAACACGGCTAATACCGTTGAGTTATTTTATTTATATCTGGCTGTATTTTCTGGCATGTTGACTCCTCAGGAAATGGATGGTGATCCTATTTTCATGAACTCCATGTTCTGTTTCATCGAGAAAGATAACGCTAAGGATTTCGTTCAGCAGCGTGAGATCAATAAGATGAATATCAGCTATAAGTTCATCAACGCCCTTAAGAAAGGTGATAAGGAACGCCAGGCTGTCATTGACCTTCTTCTGTACATCGGCATCGTGACCCGTCCTGATTTCACGGAGGATGATTATTACACCGGATCACTATCAAACTGGATGAACGAGAAGAAGACCAACATCGATTATCTGCTTGATATCTGGGATCGGTCATTGGAGGGTGATTTCAAGGAAGTTCTTGAGTTCTATCGTATCATAAACGTCCTTCAACGTAACGGTCGTATTAACATGACTCCATCCGGCTTGCAATATAATGGTCAGATCATAGGCCCTGACACCCGTACGTCCGCCGAGTTTTTGGCTACCAAGAAAGATCTTATCAGTGTAAAGGCTAATGTCTTGGATGAGTACGAGGAACTTATGTCTATTTCTAATATAGACGATAAGACCAAGATCAAGAAGGTTAAGGATGTCAAGAAGAAGGAAGACGTAGATGAAGGTGATAAGGTTAATACGGAGGAATAACGATGACGATCCAAGAAGCGTATCTAAGGTCTTTGCAGAAGAACGAGCAGAATCTCGCCAATGGCGGGATTAAGCTTGATCCCGGGAGGTTCGTGCTTTTGTTCAACGAGGCTCAGGACAGGTTGATAAGATACTATCTTAATAGGAAGGATGATGAGACCATCCGGTCTATACAAACTCTTCTGGTATACTGGAAATCGCTTAATAAGATCAATCATATTGATGACCCCGAATCTACATCATTCGGTCTTCCTGATGATTATTTATGGTTCTCAAATATAAAAGGAGCGTTTTCTTATAATGGATGTGAGGTTGGAGATTTTGTCATGTGGGAGGCTAAGAACGAGAATGTCCATGAGCTTCTTGGGGATGATAACAATAGGCCTTCTTTTGACTATCGGGAAACGTTCTACACCATAGGTGACGGGAAGGTCGTGGTGTATGAGGACGGCTTTCGTACAGACGAGGTCAGGATGACCTACTACCGGAATCCAGTTCGGGTGGATCTGGCCGGGTACATCAACGCCGCCGGTGAGCGGTCCACGGACATCGACCCTGAGCTGCCAGATCCTTTGGTGGAGGAGATTTTGGATATGGTCGCCAAGCAATTCAACCTTAACGAGAATGAGTTGCAGAGGTATCGGTTAGATAAGGATAATGTGGCTTCTTTTAGATAAACACCGTTAGTTTGATCATTAAGCCTACTCGGAAACGGGTAGGCTTTTTGTTTTACATAAAATGTAAACATCATATTATGTCGTATACTCACGACCTCATTTTATTGCGGTGATGTTGTTTATGATTATGTTTGCGTTAGGTAAATGATTTTTAAATTAAAATATTGATAATATGTTGCACAGACCGCAAGACCGGGTACTTTTCGTACCCCCGCACGCTAAGATGGTGGATGTTGATTCCATCTTCTTGAAGGAAGGTCAGCTTGGTATTTATGATACTAAGGAGACTTCCGAGAACGGTTGTAAGGCCGTGATTGATTTTACCGGTAAGCCTCGTAATGACAAGCGTTATGAGATCCGTATCGGTCGTAATGAACAAGCGGCTTCCCGTTCTATATATGATAAGGATTTTTCCACGCCTCTGTTCTCGTTGAATGAGATCACCGAGATTTACGCTTCTTGGCCGAAGAAGGATCACGCTTATGTCGATGACGTTATCTTAGGATACAATGGTGTCTCTGACGACACGGCTTTCTCCGTTTCCAAGGGCGACCGTATCGTTATCCGCTTGATTCTCGCCGGCAGGGCTTTCGAGCTTCTTGGCTACGAGGAAGGTCGTGTTGAGATCAATGACGTTATCCTCTTGGATGATTGCGACAATACCCCTAATCAATGCGAGGAATGTGATCCTTGCGAGGAGGTTGATTTGTTACCCGCCGTATTGAAGTGTATCGAGCGGATGAAGAACCAACCTATTGCCGGTGGTGGTAAATTATCCGATTATATTGATATCATTCCGGTTACAAGATGTACTAATGAGGCTACTGAGCCTGATACGGAGGATGTCAATTTCTATTGCATGGAGGTATGCGATACTGGTGATGATCTGGCATTAGCTGAGGTTCGCGCTCAATATCCAGGATTGAAGATCGTACGTGAGACTATCGAGGGTAGCATGTCACGTTATAAGGTGATGAAGAAAGGCGCTAAACCGGCTGATTATACTCAACGTCTGATCTCTATCATGAAAGGATGTACGGATTGTCCTCCTAACTATACCGAGGTTAAGGGTGGTTATCTGTATTCTATCTCCTTGGAGGATGACGGTGTTGATATGTCTACTACGGTGGAGTCATTGCCTAACGTTGTAGCCGATACGGTTAATAAGATGAGTCAGATCAAGGGATCAGGTTTGTATATTGCCGCTACTTCCAAGAAATTGACGGATGAGGAGATCTCTACTTTCGTGGAGGCCAATCCTACGGCTATTATCTACTATGTGGCTAAGACATCCGATATGTGTGAGAATCCTACGGTTCGTACCGCTTCTTGGTCGGCTTGTGGTTCTTGTAAGGTATCCACCGAGAAGTATTATATCACGATCCCGGATGATGAGTGCGGAAACAGTGCGTTGGAGGAAATCAAACAGGCTTTCCCGGAACTGGAGATCACTGACTACGGTACTCCTGCGGCTTGCCAGCATAGCTTCCAGACAACGGTATATACTAACATGTTGTGTGATGAGTGCGACAAGGTGTTCGAGGGATTCTTCACCAGCGAGGCTCCGGCGTCCTACCGCAACCGTATGTGGAAGAAATTGGAGTCGGCTCAGGAACTTGGTACTAACTGCAAGTGCGGTATCCGTTTCCGTGGTAAGGAAATGTTATTATCTCCGTCAGAGTGCTTGATGGATAAAATGACTTATGTAGAGGATAGCGTTGAGATCGTTGGCGCTAGCGGAGGTTATCCTGATTCTCTTGACGAGGGGTCTCCTATCTGGTGGGATCAACTTAATTTCGAGAGACTGTCCAGCAAAGCACCACGTACTCATGTCGGCGGTAATATGATGGATGACGAGTTGAAGGGCTATGCTCATTTCAACGGTTTCCCGAAACATCAGGATTTCATGGGACGGACATTCATGAACGAATACAGCCGTGTTGAACAAACAGCCCAATACGTGGACTTCCAGATCACGATTAATCCTCATAGGTACTCTCAAGGATTCGGTAAGGTTCTCGCCGATGATCCGGTTAATCTGATCTTACGTGTACGCTATGGCGCTCATGAGGGTGTTCAGGAGATGATTAACATGATCGGTGCTGCCGCTGGTCTTGGACCGGCCATCGTAACTGAGCCGAAATAAAGAACCTTTTTTGCGTTCATATATTTCCTAAAGGGGAGAGATTCAATTCTCTTCCCTTTTTTGTTATCTTTGAGGCAGTAGAATTAAAATATGATATTATGTCTGCGATAAATGAGTATTTAAAGAGACTGGCTTCTATATTCGGAAGCATGGGTTTCTCCGTTCCGCCAGATGACTTCTCAGGTGTTGTCATAGACGGAAAGACGTATCCGGTCATGATGAGGAATGACGGGTGTTACGTGTACTTCGATGATAAAGGAGTAAAGAGACTTGTAAGTGAGGTTCCTAAAAAGGACTATCAGTTCATTAACATCAAGGACGCCCGTGTGTCGATCGTCAACCAATGTTATCGTACTCCGGGAGGTCAGGTAGAGGCTCGTATCCATACCTATATGAATAATAAGGGTGAGATATTGGCCGAGAAGATATTTATCATCAACTCTTCAGATGTTGATACGCCTATTGGTACGGAATTGGATAAGATTCCTGCCGAGTGGGTAGCTATAGATTGTAGCATAGCGGAGATGACCGATCGGGAGTTGATATTCGTAAGTAAATGTTACGCCACGGAAGGGGGCAAGGTCCAGATCGAGGGCGTTGAGTCAGTAGACCCCCGCCTGAACCCGGAGGTATCCCATTATGAGGTGGTGAATACGACTGACGATAGCAATCCTATCGGTACGGAGTATGATAAGATACCCGATACATGGAGTCGTATAGTATGTGATTTCCCGGACATGACCCAAAGGGAGATAATACCGGTGCTTAAATGCTTTGATACCGGAACCGGAAGGGTGCAGATAGAGGGATATAAGATATTTGATTACGAGATGGGTACCAGAAAGGAATGGTATCGCGTCAAGCAAAGTACCGATCCTGAGAATCCGGTAGGTAAGTTTATCACCAGCATAAGCGATGACTGGGTTGAGGTCGTTTGTGACTTCACGGATATGGAGGACCGGGATATTGAGGTAACTGTAGAATGTTATAAGACACCGGCCGGTAAGGTGAAGCTGGAGGTTCTCACGTCATGGGACGGGAATATAGGAGTTAGGGATAAGAGCTATAAAGTCCTGGAGACTACCGATCCGTCACAACCTGAGGGCGCCAGTTTCAGTTCCTTGCCAGATACGTGGGTAAGGACTGTCTGTGATTTCGACGATATGGAGGAGCGTGACATCCGGTCTTATGTCGAGTGTTATGACGGAGGCAATGGCAATGTCAAGCTTCGTAGGCTGGTTTCTTATGACTCCAAGATAAAGGCAAGATACGTCCGCTTCGAGGTGCTTGAATCGGATGACGCCGGCTTCGTCCCGGGAGCCGAACTGGCTACCCTCCCGGACGGATTCTCTTTGGTGTCTTGTGATTTCACGGATATGGAAGATAGGATGCCTATTGATATCGAGGAGTGTTACAAGACATCAGCCGGAAGCGTGCGTATGAGACATGTGGTGTCTTATGACGGTGATCTTGGGAAAAGAAACCAGTTCTGGGAGATTGTGGACTCGTCTGATAATAAGTATGGGCTAGGAAATAGGATAAATAATATCCCTGCGGATTTTATCCGTGAAAGGTGTGCTCTAGAAAGGTTGGATGATCGTATTACCAGAAATGCGGTAGAATGTTACTCGACACCGGGAGGATCGGTAAGGATTAAATCCACTTACGTTATCAACCCTTTAAATCATGTTAGGTCGTATAATCATCATGTATTGAGTTCTACAGACAATGATATCCATGTTGGTACTCAATATACCTCTTTGCCATCTAATTTCACTCGTATCGAATGCGAGGAGCCGGATTATATGGATCGACTTATAGATACCACTGAGACTTGTTATGATACCGGAAAGGGTACGGTGAAGATCAGGAGACAGGAGTCGTTGAACGGAAATCTGGATGTAAAGACTTTCGACTATAAGATCGTTGAGTCTACCGACCCCGATCATCCTATCAATACTACCCCTACGCAGACGGTTATTAACGGCTGGACGGTTATCAGTTGTGATCTTAATATCATGGACGTGGATGATTGTTATGAGATCGGTGGTCATAAGATACATTTGAAGGGATTCAGGACAGTCAATCCGGCATTGCAGGATATTAAGTCTATATTGTATGTCGTGTACTCTGATCATCCTGATTACAATGTAGGTGATGAGCTTACGTCTATACCGGATGGGGCTAAGGTGACGATCTGTGATTACGCTGATAAGAGCCAAAGGCATATGGTCCCGGTGCGGGAATGCTATGAGGTGGCCGATGGCCGGTTCTATGTGGAGGGAAGTCGGTTGATTGATAACAATATGGTCGTAGAGCGGATGTCGTTGATGGTGCTTGAGTCATCCTCTCCTACCTACCCTGTAGGGACTACGCTGACCTCCATCCCCGATGGCGCTACTATCGTGGCTTGTTTATGTCAAACCTGTTAATATCAAGGCTATGGTTAAGGTATGTAATGATTATTATATGATTGACGCCCTAGCCGGCGGTGAGGTCATAAGGAAAAGGAAATATCGTCGTGAGAATACGATGATCGGATATAAGTGGTATGATTATAATGGGGTCGAGGTAACTGACCCCATTGAGATATCACGTCTTGACGGATTGGCTACTAAGCATCAACGTGTTGATGAGGCTTATGATGACCATGCTGTTTTCATGTCGTCAACAAACTACGTTAACAGCGTTTCCGGTATACCTATGGATAAGCATATGGTTGTCGTTGAATGGAGGCCGGATAGCGAGCAAGGTTTTGTCACCATGGCTCATGATGAGGGTCTTGACGGGGACAGCTATTATATAGTTGTTATCAATGCCGGAGATAAGCAGGCTACGATCTACACCCCCGTGGATCCTGAGGATCCAAAGGATGGGACTTCCCGTTCGGTTGATGGCGATAACGTTTCTGTTGGCGGATCATATGTCTCTATATCCCCCAAGCAAGTAGAGAGGATAAGGTCTACTTTCCGTGATGGTAAATGGTATTATGAGTTAGTCACAAAAACATATCCTAGTAATACTGGAGGCATTAAGATCGGGGATGTTGATTTTGTGACGTTCAGATATTTATGGGAATCAAGTTCCGGAAGGGACTTGGACACGATGACGGAAGCCCTTAATTCTAATGTTCCCACCATAGATAATCTTGCTGTAGGTTGGTCTGGCCCCGGAAATGGAGATAGCTCTGTTAGAGAAGTTCTTAAATGGGGTGGTGATAATACCGGTTCTGGTAAGGAATGTGTTTGGATGTCGGTGAAGGATTTAAGGGCTAAATATTATGATATCCTACCTGAAGAGACGTATTTCATGGCCTACGCTACATGGTTTAGATCTAAAGGTACGGGTAAATGTTCTTTTGAACTTGTTGGATACAAGGGAGGTACGATGAGCCAAGATGGATATAATTTCATCAATACCGGTGGATCTGTCGTATATCAAAATACATATGATTTTATCTGCAATACCAGTAAGGGGGCGAGTACATATAAGACTTCTTATCAGAAAGTAGCCCGTATTACTTATAATAAGCTCACCAATGAGGTCTATATGTCTATAGGCGATGCTATAGATCAGGAGGATAATTATGATAAGCTGGAGCGGGAGATCAATAATATAAAGGAAAGACTTAGCGATGTCGAGAGCGAGTTGGCTGTCGTAAGACGTATAGCTGAGGGCAAGAACGCGGCGTATATCTTTGATACGGTCGATGCCATGAATGAGTGGCTGGCGGTTCCGGAGAACACGGCTAAGCTCCGTGTGGGGGACAGCTTCTGGATCAGGGAGCAGGAGGTACCTGATTATTGGTGGGATGGAACTCAGGCTTTAGAGCAGGAAGGTCCGAAGGTTGATTTATCTCCTTATTATACGAAAGACGAGATTAATAATATTGTCAATGATATCAATCAGAAGATAGAGGATAAGAGTACGTCTATTATCTTCGATACTTATATCCAGATGAAGTCTTTCGTGGATGATCCAACTAACGCCGATAAGCTTAAGGAAGGTACTATCTTGTTGATACGAGAAAAAAATGTACCTGATTATTATTACGATGGAGCTGGGATAGTTAAGATGGAAGCCGACGTAGAGCAATGCCTTTATGTTACTTTGACTAATAAGCCTACGGAAAGCACTATAAGTTATACCCAAGATCGGGAGGTGACTAATTTCGCTCCTGGAGCTATAGCTAGATGGGTTGACGCTGACGGCAATGACGTGTTTTATAAGCTTGTTGAGATAGTAGGTGGTAAGGCTAAGTGGATTACCCTTATCGATACTAAATACGGTAATGTGACGCTACAGAGCACTTACGACAAGAACTATGAGATTGTTAATATCGTATCTGGATCACGTTTACAAGCTATAAATAGCGAGAAGAATGATATCAAGTTCGTTAATAGTGCTACGAGTAACGTGACTGTCGTGTTGAATGGGACCGTATCAGGGGGAGCCAAGAAGCTGGTGAGTATGCTGGCGGTTAACGAGGTAGTCTTGACCCCCGGAGCGGCGGTGTCGTTTACCCGGAACGGTGATGAGTTCGTGCTCACGGAGTTGTTTGGCGTTACGATCTTCCCCGATCTGGCGGATGCCAATCGTGAGGGTGAGTGGGTCATGAGTGTAGGCATAACCGGTAAACCGATCCTCATGGAGGTAAAGGAGATGCGTAAGTGGGATGAGAGTATAACTGAGGAGCTTACAATAGATGAGCTTAACGAGAAGTTCCCTAACGTGGATATTGGGTTCGCTGTCGTATGTAAGACCATCAACAAGGTATATGAGATGGTTAACGGATACAAGGAATGGGTGTCTTATGGTATAACCTCAATTAGTTGATATGGGATTTTTGGTAGGATATGATACGGTCTTGTCCTCGGTGACGTTTTACGTTAATGAGGACAGGTTCCCTTGTTATAATGGGAGGAATGCTGATTATGTGCCTGATCCGATAGTAGATTTAGGTAATTTTAATCGTAATCTCAGGTTCTCGGCAAACAATCCAGGATTCGTGGACGTCGATTGGGGTGATGGGACAAAGGATCAATATCCTTTAGTTAAGATATCTGATGGTAGTTATAGGATTGTATTCAGGTCTCTTGACATTGAGTATAAGAAGAATCCGGATGATACCGTATGGTGGTATAAGAAAGAGGATGGTTCACAATACATACCGGTCCCTCCACATAAGTATAGCGATATCAGGCGTAGGAAGGTTACGATGAGGTTCTCTAACGTAATCAATGGGGAGTTCAATATGGATGGTATTGTCCTCCATGAGTTTCCTGTAGTTAATCTACCTGATATAACTTATTTGGCTATGGTCAGATCCGTTCTTAAAAATGGCGATATCCCATATGACAGGATAAGTAAGAGTGTTAATCTTCGTAATATACAGATGGGGTCTTTTTCTCATCCTGGTGTATGGAGTAATTGGCCAGAAGGTTTTTTGAACATGAAAGATCTGAGGTATTTCGGATGCAATAACATTTTTAACTTCGGGGATGATCCTGATTCTAATTGGAGAAGATTCTCTGAATGGAAGAATCTTACAAAGTTTAACTTCAACTGGTGTAACATTCCTTCTTATGATCCGGCTTTTAATTCTATTCCGGCAAAAGATATAAGCATTATAAGCGATAGGAATAATATACCTGTATTTGATGAGGTGGATAAGGTAGGGGATGATAAGACAGGCGTTACCTTTATGGGTGGTGGTAGCTCATGGGAACAAGATCTGGTAGGAGGGAAATTAAATAAGATCCATAATACGTATTGTTATTCAAGTGTGGTGCCGGTAGATGATCTTCCAGATTGGTTGTATGAGGTAAGGGAATTTAGGATATGGATTTTGCGTGATTATGGTAAATTTATAAATACGCAGGAGAGGGCTGACACGTTCGTTAACACGTTTTATGATAAGATAATGTCGTGGAGTTATATAACGATGTCACAGACGGCTTCTGACGGCAACAGGAATCAGTTTTATAAACTTACCTTAGATTTATATACTGCCGCAGCTCCTACTAATAAGAGACCATCTGGCGTTTATCAAGCCCCTGAGGGGTTTGTCAAGGGGGTTAGTAATGGTAATCCTACGACGCCTATGGAGAAGGTGTATGTGCTTACCAACAACTACGGGCAGACATGGGTCTTGGCCCCTGCCCCAGCTTCTAAGGCCGCCCTTACGAGGGCAAGGCGGGCGGGGAAGACTAGGATCGCCCCGTTCGTCCTTGGCGTAAAGGATGGGCATGTATCAGTATTTAGCGGAGACGTATTGGATGATAATATGAGTAAGTATAATTTCGCCGACAAATACGAGGCTATGGATATCTGTAACGATCTGGGATTGGACAGCTCACCGGTTGTCGAGTATTTCAGGAGAATAGAGGAGGGAGAGGTATGAAGTTGATATGTAAGGATACGAACAACGGATCTATAACCTTTTTCACCAAGGGCAAGCACGCTTTCAGGGGTGTCGACAGGGATGATACCATGGATGACGTGCCTGATCCTATATTGGATGTTAATAATTATAATGAGAGTATACAGTTTTATTCCAAGACCCCCGGCATGTGCGAGGTCGATTGGGGTGACGGGAATAAAGAGCAATTTCCTTTCGTGAAGGATAGGAGCGAATCCATATACGGGCGATATAGGTTGATGTTCAGGAGAAGGGATATAAGTTATCGTAAGAATCCGGATAGCCATCCATGGTGGTTTTATAAGGAAGATGGGAGTGAGTATATTCCCGCCCCCAATCATGCTTACGCTGATGGGCTAGATAAAGATCGGGTCATTACCATGACTTTTACGAATGATATTACATTCGTTCAAACAACAAGGATAATGATGGTAGGATTCCCGATATTAGACGCCCCAAGTATTATCAACTTAACCTTATCCATTACCGGCGATGGGAATATAACCGATATCCCTAAAGACAGGATACGTAGATCGGTAAATATAGAGTATATAACACTTAACGAATTGGGTGTAGGGACATTGACACTCATACCGGACGATTGGGATAGGTTGACTAAGTTGAAAGGCATTAATTTAAGTCGAACGGCTGATTTTAATGATACGGAGTCTTCTAATATAAGGAAATTCCCCTCTATGTGGCCTAATCTTGTAACATTAGCTTTGGCAGGTTGCAGGGTTAGGGTATACCCAAGGGAATGGCTGTCTTTTAGCAAGCTAAGAGAATTATATATATCCCCGGGAGTGGCTATGCCATCGTTTGACCCTAATACATGCCCGGCTATGGATGAGGTGGATAAGATAAATCCTAGCTTAAGGACCTTCGATCATATAAATAGATGGTATGGGGCTGTCGTGAGTTGGCATCCGTATATGATCGGCAAGGGGCTGGAAAATATCACTAGCCTTATCGCCTCATATGGCTATAGTAATATAGATGTAAGCAATCTACCGGATTATATATATGAGATGAGGTCTATGAATAGCTTTTATATGTATTGCAGCTTGTCAACCCAAAGTCGATGTGATACGTTTATATCAACATTATATGAGAAGGTGATGGGGTTTGATTATCTAACTATGTCCTCCTCTGCTTCCGATGGCAAAAGAAATCAGTTTTATGGATTGTATCTAAGTATGTATATGGATGCCATTCCTGATGATAAAAGACCTAGTGGCGTATTACAGGCTCCCTCTGGTTTTATAAAGGGTCAGTCTAATGGCTCTCCGTCGACTCCTATGGAGATGGTTTATGTGCTTATGAATAATTATGGATGGAGGTTTAGTATGGCGCCAGAGGCTTCGGTGTTAAGGTCAATACGATCTTCTGATATTGACACGAGGTTGTATAAGCCATATAAGCTTATCGTATTTGACGATGGACGTACCTTTGTAGGCAATGGAGATGTTTTAGCTCATGATACGGATAAGGTATTATCGTTTGGGGGTCAACCAGAAGGGGAGTTTTTATGTGATTCTATGGGATTGGACAGGAATGTTATTGTAGAATATTTTAACAAGATAGGTAATGGCTAAGACATTATATAAATATGAGGCTTCATCAAATAAGTTCGTGTGGTTCACGACATGGGATAGGGCACTTAGAAATTATTATACCGATGATTATAATTATGTACCTGATCCTGTCGTTAATGATTCTTATAATACGTTTGTCGAGTTTAGATCCAGAAAGCCCGGTATGGCTAATGTGGATTGGGGGGATGGAATAAAGGAGCAGTTTCCTATGACCAAGGTTCAAGGGGAGGATAATTATCGTATTATATTCCGTTCTTTAGCGATACAACATAAGAAAAATCCCAATACTACGTGGTGGTTCAGGAAGGAGGATGGATCGCAATACGTACCTGTGGATAATCATGCTTACGCTGATGGGAGGAGGGACGTACAACGGGCTGTGTCGATAGATTTTACTTGTGATATTTATTATGTCAATATCCAAGTTTGCAAGATGACATCTTTCCCGATTGTGGATATACCAGGACTTGAGTTTTTGGTCGTATCCCATACGCTGTATGTTAATGACGGTATACCTGTAGACAAGTTGTCAAGATCCAAAAAGTTAATTTATATCGATCTTCAAAATATAGGGCAAAGAATGACCGTAATTCCTGAGGCTATAACCAGCAAGACAGAGGTATATTATTTAAATATGTTTAATATGCTTGATCTTAGGGATATAGAATCTAGCGGAATAAGGAATATAAAGAATATGAAAAATCTTCAAACCCTTGAATTGTCTTCATGTTATTTGGATAGGTATATAAAGGAGTTTAATGATCTTCCTAAATTAACTTCGTTGAGAATACATCCTGGCCCTCCTGATATGTGGAATTATTTTGATATAAATACCCTTCCTTTTTTCGAGGTAGATAAGATAAATCCTAACATTACTAATTTTGATTTTTTAAATGACTGGGTAAGTGGAGAAAGGAGGACGGGTTGGAATGATGATAATATGTCGGGTAGAGGATTGGATCATCTTACAGGTTTTTCCGTCTGTCATAGTAATAGTATTAGAGTGGATAAGCTGCCAGATTATATTTATGAGATGAGGTCTATTACATGGTTTGCGATGGATTATTCCACTCATAGCCAAAAAAGATCAGATGATTTCGTAAACTCCTTCTACGACCTTGTTGTAGGATGGGATCAGATTACCATGGCATCCGTGGCCAAAGATGGGGAAAGAAATCAGTTTTATGGACTTGCGGTTTCTATGTATGGTAGTCAATATCCTGACGAGAATCAGCGTCCTTCCGGCACGGAGCAGGCCCCAGAGGGATTCGTGAAAGGCTCATCCAACGGGTCTCCCGCTACACCTATGGAGAAGATATATGTGTTAAAAAATAACTACGCCCAGAGATGGACGATTAAACCAGAATAATATTATGAATATCAATATTTTAAAATTAAATTGGGGGGGGGTAAAATCCTATTTGCCTTATGATGAGAAGAAGAATGTTACCCAAAAGGAAGATAATAGAGGTATTCGAGGAATTATCTCCTCAGGATAATGGATATTGGGCGGTTCCTGATGGGGTCTATGAGGTTGAGTTCGCGTTGGTCGCCGGAGGTCTTAATGGAGAATATTCCGATGTATATAATGCCGGGAGTGGCGGTAACGGAGGTGGTGTGCTGACTGGGACTATATCCGTAAATCCAGGTGTTACATATAGGGTGGTTGTTGGAGATATAGGTGGTGATAGTATATTCGGTATATATCAGGCTATTGCCGGTAAAGGTGGAAGAGGCGGATATGGAGTTGAAGGGGATGGTCATGATCCTTCCCCGGGAAATCCAGGGCAAGATGGATCATATGTTTTTAACAACAAATATCCTGACCGATATCCTTATCCTATGGGCGCTGGTGGTGGATCGGGAGCTTATACAAGAGGATGGAATATGGGCTTTTTATCCGGAGGGAAAGGCGGAAATCACGGGGGAGGTGATGGAGCTGGAGTCGAGGATATTGAGGGTGTTATTAATGGCAAAAATGGAGGTAATGCCACTTATTATGGAGGTGGTGGAGGAGGAGCCTCTAAAGCTTCTAATAGAGGGGCTACGAGCGGTCGAGGAGGATCAGGTTATCGTGGTATTGTTATTTTACATTATTTTAAAAATGGATGATATGGATAGGAATGATATTATAAAAGAATTAGGTTCTTATTTTGATATAGTTGAATTGGTGTGTCCTCATACATACAATAAGTGGAAGGACAGATCGTGGCAGTTTCTTGATACTGCGTTTCTCCATAATCTTCTTATATTACGGAGGGATATAATCAAACAGCCTATGTATTGTAATAATTGGGACAAGCAGGGGCAGTTTTCCCAACGTGGTCTTAGATGCAACATCTGCCAGATAGTTAAGGATAAGAAAGATGTTTATCTATCCGCTCATGTGTTGGGTAAGGCTGGGGATTTCGATGTCAAGTCAATGACGGCGGAACAGGCTAGAGGCTTGATCTTGGATCATCAAGATATGTTACCATATCCTTTCCGGCTTGAAGGGAAGGTGGGTTGGTTACATTTTGACAGCCTTGATACGAGGAACGGTATACACGCCGTGGTGTTTTAGGTACTTAACGGTATAGTGGTTAACTTTGCGTATAGGGTATAAAATGAAAGACAAAGACATGATAGAGCGAGTGGGGGCTTTATGGAATATAGCGCTTGCGTATGGTGCCTCTTGCTGGGCTTACTTCCAGCCAGTGCATCATTTATTGACCGTATTACTTATAGTATTAATAGCGAATTTTTTGGCTAGGTTAGCGCAAAGCGTAAGGGGCTGGAAGCTCCGTAGAAGCCGTAGGAGGAGGTTTAGTTTCAAGAGATGGTTTAGGGAGGTCAGGTTTACTGATATTCTTAAGGAGTTCGCTTTGTCTTGTTTTATAGTAATGACATTATGTGTTATATATAAGACGTTATATCCGATCGAGGAGGAGGCTAGCATGATACTTACCGTTACCAAATACGGGGTGTATATAGCCCTTGTTGGGTATGTGATGCTTTTCCTGAATACGATAGGGGATGCTTTCGCTGACGCTTATCTGGTTAAGGTGTTCAAGGCTGTATTCAAGAGGATAAACGTATTCAAGATGTTTGGCTTCTCTAAAAACATACCTGACGAGATGTTTGACGATATAAAGAAGATTGCTGATGATAAGGTTAAGGATAAGTCTTAAGGCTGTTTTTTGTTTAGGTCTGTCGCTATTCCTGTCCTCTTGTGGAAGCAGGAGGCAGGTTAGCGACACGTCTATAGATAATCGTTTGATAAGCAGGATAGAGACGATGATAGATGAGGTCATGGACCGGAAGATCGTAGAGATCAGGACATCTGATCTTAATGCTGATATTGTCATAACTGAGAGGAAATTCGATACTACGAAGGAGGTGGACCCATCCACTGGGGAGCGACCCGTGTCCTCCCAGACGGACGCTCATATCGTCATCGGCCGGCGGGATAGCACGGTGACGACGGATTCCCTTGGCGTTGATAAGACGATCGCCGGTATTGAGGATATTGATAAGAAGACAGACATCAAGCATAAGGATATAGACGATAAGGAGGAATCAAGGTGGCCGATGGCTATCATCTTTATGTCGATCTTAGGTATATTGGTTGTATTATTCGTGTTGTTGAAAAGATTCGGATTGATAAATAATAGGTGTACAAGAAACCCCCATACACCTATTGGTTATCACCCCAGAAAAGAATTGCAAATATGAGGTCAGTCCCGGATTCGAACCGAGGTATATGGTTTTGCAGACCACCGACTAAACCACTCATCCAACCGACCATGGCGCGAATATATCCATTTTTCTTGATAATATATTCGTTCATCATTATTTTTGGATCTATTTTTCAAGATTCGTCTTTATAGTTATCTTTGTGAAAAAGAAATACGAATGAATCAGATCAATATCATACCGAAGATAATTCATGATAAGTTCGCCGCTAGGATTATCATGGATGATTACGATATAGAGAAACCTATCGTTATTACTGTCGTGGCTAGACGTAACGATGGAGAGTACAATACCCAGATATTGACATACCCGACATCTGGCGTTGATTATGAGGGTAATGTAAGGATGGTGTTTTTCGATGTCGCTAGGTCTCATGTTTGCCAGATAACATCGGTATTTATCAACGGGCATGAGGTCAAGACATATTATACCGATGTCCCTGATCTTGATATGCAGGCTCGTTATGACGATAGCTTGTGCCGGTACGACAAGAAGGTTAACATGAACGATATCCGCTTGTCGTTTCAAGTACTGGAGACACGTGATCCAAAGGTATTGCAGGTATTGGATGAGTCTGAGTGGGGGCTGCTGGAGGACAGGAAGGCGATCATCGAGATCACTACGCCGGGTATGTCCGACCCCGTTACGTTGTTTCTTGGCAAGAATCAGGTCAATACCTTTACCAGCCTAACATTAGGCCTTAATTGTTTTAATTACGATGATTGTAATGTCAAGTATCTTGACCTACCTGACGGGATATACGATATTAAGATCATAGGTAGCCCTTCCACTTACAATTTCAGTCGCAAGTATCTTAAGACGGATCTTATACGCAGGCGTCTTGACCGACTATGGATCAAGACCGATATCTTGTGTGAGGATAAGGATAAGGATCTTATAGGCAAGATACAGGAGATGGAGACACTTATGGCCGTAGCCGAGGCGAATGTCAGGTTGGATAACATAAGGGCCGCCCATGAGATTATTGATCGTGTCGGAGAGCTTCTTGAGATGGCTACCAATTGCGTGGATTGTTAAACATAAAAATATTTAGTCGTGGGTTGTAATACTTGTAAGGAAAAGGCGTTAAGGGCCGAGAGAGAAAGGATTGAGAGAAGTATGATGAATCATTCTTCTTCTACCGCTGTTAGCGATATGGAGTACGCTTCTAGAAGCACCGCTGGTTGTATGGTTATGCAAGATCCGTTGCAGACCATGGAACGTGACGTGGTTAGTATATATAAGCAAGTTCGTACCAAGGGTGATGGCGTGGGTGTATCTTATCTTAATATGCAGAAAAAGATCCGTGAGTGGATCAAGAACCTGCCATATGGATGCCCGCCTGACGAGGAGGTACAGGAAATGAGAAAGGAGATTCTCGATGGGCGCGCAGAGCATATTAAACCTTGATAGAATAGATCTATGTAAGGTCGTAGACGAATGGCTGTCCTGCCAATGGGGTAGATATATGAGATACCATAGGTATAGGATCGGTGACAAGCCCGATATATCCTATTGGGGTAGGATAATTCGTCTGCAAAGGTCATTATGTGATAATGATTGCGGGTTATGTCCGGATGAGGTGAGATCGTTAAAGGAACGTGTTAATAAGTTACTGGCATGAAAAAATACAGTTGTTTACATATAACTCCGTCCACTTGCGTACCTTATGAGGGTGATCTACCAGAGTGGTCAAAGCATAAGGACTCTGATGAGTGTGTTATGATCTCTGATGTGATAGAGGAGATATATGACGAGCTTACCCGTATCAGGGAGGCTATAGATGTCCGGGATCTTGGTGAGTCTTGCGTGAAGGTAAGTGGTGATAAGACCGTAGCGAAAATTCTTTATGCTTTGGAGGATAAGATTTGTAATAGGTAACGAGCCAATGGAGAAAAATCGGTATTGGTGATAATCAGTGGCATAGATATATATTTATGAAATATTGTTAAATATTTTGTTGTTTATATATTTCGTAATATATTTGCATTGAAACATAAACGACGGCATCTCACTAAAGGTCGTTTAAGTTTGAAAGATATTGACCCGTTCGGCGGTTCGTAGAGGTGAGATGCTATGTTCTGCTGTTCGGGCATTTTTTTGCTATGGAAGATATAAAGATTTTTGAGAGTAATGAATTTGGGAATGTAAGAATAGTGTTGGATGAAAAAGGTGCTCCATGGTTTGTCGGTACGGATGTGGCTAAATGCCTAGGTTATTTAAAGCCTACCGATGCGGTTAGAAATGCGGTTGATGAGGAGGATGTTATCATTTTGTCAAGTAGCTGTAAATCAAGTATCCAATTTGGGAGGAGTCTTCTAAATCAGGCAGTTAGAGAAATACGCTTAATCAATGAATCCGGTGTGTATTCGTTGATTTTGCAATCTAAGATCAAATCCGCTAGATCGTTTAAGAGATGGGTTACAAAAGAAGTTCTTCCTTCTATAAGAGAGACGGGGTCGTATTCTTCTTTGATCAAGCTGCCTAATTTTACTGATCCCGCAGAGGCTGCCGAGGCTTGGGCTAAGGAGTATCGTGGCAGGGTAGCCGCAGAGAAGCTGGCGTTAGAGGAGAAGGCTAAAGCCGAGGAGGTGGCTAAGGTCCTTGAGTCGAAGAAAGAGGATATAGAATTTTCAGAGTCGTTTATCATGTCCGGTGAGTCGGATTTATTGATAAGGGATTTAGCTAAGAAACTTGAACAGAATGATATAATTATAAGTGATAAATGTCTTCGTGATTTTCTTGTTAAGATAAAGATAATAAAAGGATCAAGGTTAATGGAGATTGGGAGATTACGGCTAACGCCGTAAAGAAAGGATTTGCTCATTATCGGGATAAGAATATATGTACGGAATCCGGAAAGGTTGTATATGCAAGGACTATCTATATAACAGGAAAGGGTTACCGGTATATATTGTCATCTATAAACGGTAGTAAGAAAAGCGATTTCATATTATGTGGAGGCATGTTCAGGGATTATGGCGTTTTTGCCGGATCGGAGTCATTTAGTCATTGGGATAATTAATTCCATTTTTGCCCAAAAACTGATAATCAGGTAACTGCATATTTGCATTTACGGTTATGTGTCTCATATCGGTAAAATATCTATATTTGCGACAAAGTGAATCACAATGATATACGGTAACAAAGAAATAGTTCGGACGTTCACCAGAAACAACCCGCCTGCCGGGTACGTGGGCGGCTCTGTTGACTACCGGGTCCCGGCCAACGTCTATTTTGGCGATACGCAGGAGGAAGCTGACAGTAAGGCTGAGGATGATATCAAAGCCAACGGTCAGGACTACGCCAATACATATGCCGACATAATACCGGCTGTATGGTATAATGATCAGGTATGCGATGAGTTTATCAAGAACAATTGCGTAAGCGGTAGGGGGTCCAAGGAGCAGGTATGTATAGAGGAAGGCAGGTTTGTCTCTTATGTATCCAAGAAAGATGCCAATGATAAGGCTAGGGTGGAGCTTGGACGGATCGGGCAGGGGGAGGCCAACTCCGTCGGGGCTTGCTGCGAGGACTGGGCCTCACAGCCTCTTCGTGGCTTGTTTTACAAGAACGACTGCGAGGCTGGCGCATCAGGCAAGGAAGGTATTGTATATGAATTACCAGCCGGAGCTGTCATATCCGATATATCCCAGATAGACGCCGATACGTTAGCTTATAGGAAGTTTATGAAAGAAGGTCAGGAGAAGGCTAATGCCGAGGGTAGTTGCTCACCTGTATTCTATAATACTATGATCGGTGATTGGTTTGAAAAGGTATGTCCGTTTGGATATAAGTCCGGTAAAGTATATTACTCTATCAAAGCCAACAGGTTTAGGTCATGGATATCGGTTGAGGATGCCAACGCCAAAGCCCGTGAGGTTTTGATGGTAGAGGGGCAGGAGTACGCTGACCTTAATCTTGAATGCGAGAAATGGATTGAGAATATCGATCAGGATGATCAGTGTTATTGGTGATAATGCGTTTGTGTTTTCCATAATGTTAGATTAGTGTTTTGGAGGTAGAGGCTTATGGTCTCTACCTCTTATTGTTTCATACGTCTTGTTGTCCTATAATCAAACCAAATAAGTATCTTTGCTAAAAACATTAATATTATTCATATGCGTAATTCAGGTGGTTGTTGTCATGATCATTCACGGGAACGTCCCGAAGAGTGTTGTCATGGCGTTAAGATAGATAAGTCTCTTAACAAATGTCCTAACGATCCTTGTGATCCTTGCGATCGGGATTGTCAGGACGAACCTTGTGTTGGTTATGGATGTCCTATAACCTTGTATGATAAATGCGTCTTGTACTCAGGCGATGAGTTGGTAGCGGATGGCATAGAGAAAGGTACTGACATTTCTGTCGTTATAGACTCATTGAGGCGTATTATAGCGTCTAGGGATAAGCAGATAGATTTATACCATCGTGAGGTTCTGGATTTGAAGAGGATTATAAACGAGCTTGTCAACGCCGGTGGTAGCGGCGGGGATAGCGGAACTGAAGAGGAGGTTTGGTGATGAACGGTTGCAACAAAAAACAATACAGACCTACTGTAGACGACACGAAAGTACCGTGCTCTACGTACATGAGTACCGATTGTATTTACCCCGGTGATAAGGTACGTGTGGAATCATTGGGATTATCCCCTAATTGCGATATGTCCGATACCCTTAACGCTATGATAAAAGCCATACGGGATAGGGATGCCGAGATACTTGAATTAAGAAGAATGATCAATAAATTGATTTGATATGAGAAATAATTGTAATCCATGTAAGCCGGAATATAGACCGGGGAACGAGTGTAGTATCTACAGCTCCCAGATCATATATGACGGTCAGTCGTTCCCTGAGGCAGATATCAGGAATGGTGATGGCATGAATAACGTAATCGAGTCTCTGGTAAGGAAGCTGGTTGCCGTATCTGGCGCCACGGCGTCCATCCAGCGTGACTCGTTCAAGGGCGTTCAAGCTGTCAGATTAAGATACGAGCCGTTGAACGTGCTCAGCGTTACCTATTGTGGTACTATCGTCCCTAATGACGGATATGTCGTTTCTGGCAGGTCCGTTAAGTTTAAGAAGAAATATTGCATGGGTGATGAGTTCACTGATGTTAATATCGTATATACTACATTGAATAGTAATATTTTAAATACCTCATGTTATGGCTAAAAGAGTGTACGATACGGTCTTGGCTTCCGAGTGCGACGGCTGGGTATGTGGTGAGACCCTCAAGAAGGGATCTCTTCCCGTAGACAGGTTAGAGCTTGATTCTTTTTCAGAGGCCGTCAGGGAGCTTATAGAGCGTTTTTTCGAGGAGGGATGGTTGCCGGATATGATCTGTGATCTTGGTTGTGGAGGCGCCAGCGTGTTTGAGATTAAGCCTACTAACTTCGAGTATCCTCCTGAGGGTGGTGAGCAGATTCTGGAGATTATCGTAGGTAAGAGTGATAAATGGACTATAACGCAAGCAGAGTGATATGGCGAATAATTTAAAAGATATTCTTGCCAAGATCGAGCAAGGTTCCTCATGGGTGTCCTACGACAAGATCTCCGGTACCGGCCCCGACAAGGTGGCTATCAAGGTAGAGCCGGGATGGATGGGTAGGCTACCTAGGGAGACTTACGTAGCGGTCGAGAAAGGCAAGGTTACGAAGCTCGCCACTATAACCCAGAAGGGTATGGAGCGGGTAAGCGTGGATCCGACCAATATCATGTTCGACATGGAGGGTGGGACGGCGACCATCAACGCCAAGCTCAACTCCGCCTCGGTCAAGGCTTCCTGCCTTACCCTTGGTGGCTCGATGAGCAAGTCCTATATAGTATCCATGAACGTGAACGGATTATCCATGAAGGTGCCGGAAGAGGATAGCAGGTATATAGTGTATGCCGATCCTGAGGATCCCGGAGCTACTGATTTGTATGAGGCTAGCTTTGTCATAGCTATGCCTAAGAATATGGATAACGAACAGCATCATGAGATGTTTGTCTTGAACGGTAAGGTTGTTAATATCAATCAACAGCCTAATGATATACCTTATATCATACTTGATCATGACTTCGATAACGTGACTAGCGAGAACGGTCAGGTTGTCATCGATATCAAGTCCAATACCGAGTATGATATCGAGCTGGTATGTTGCACTTGCGGTGATGGTAGTGAGCCGGAACCGGAACCACCCTTCAACGTGGATCCGCAAAGGTTGACGCTTAATAAGGATGGTGATACCCAAATCGTGAGGGTAGAGGCCGGAGATGATGTTTCATGGAGAATAACTGAAGGATAATATGGCAAGGGAAATAGATAAGAATTGTGTCGAGGGTAATTGCTTTGCCATTAACGACAAGAGCCATGGGGTAGGCGATAATAAGTTTAATATCGTATACAAGGCTAATTATACCGGTCAGATCTGTACGGCTAAGTTCCGTATAACGTCAAAGGACGGTAATATTGTCAAGGAGTATATGATAGCCCAGGACGCCAAGCCCGTTTATTATAATATCAAGATGGTTCAGCCGTTCACCAAGGACGACTGTCTGGCCAACCAGCATGGATCGGTGGTGTTGTATACGGTCGAGGAAAGGACTTACAAGTCGTTTATCTCGCAGGAGGACGCAGACGCCAAGGCTATGGAGGATATAGCCCTGAACGGTCAGAAATACGCCAACGAGCATGGTGAGTGTATAACCGATATCTGGTATAACGAGGAGCAGAGGAAGACGTTTATACGTAATAATTGCGATAAGTTCAGTGACGGTCAGGAATATGTTTATATCATTCCTGAGGGCAAGTACGTATCTTCCATCTCTCAGGAGGACGCCGATAGGAAGGCTCTTGAGGATATTGAGAAGAACGGTCAACAACAAGCCAATTTGGAGGGTGAGTGTAAGCCTAAGGAGAATATCTATTATGGTAAGTTTAGCAAGACCTTTACCCGTAACAATTGTGATTCCACCCAATACGGTACTGATGTGGTTGTCGATGAGACGATGGTTACAGGGGACTTCAGATCCATCGTGTCTCAGGAAGACGCTAATAGCCTAGCAAGGGCTGCTGTCGAGGCTCAAGGTCAGGATATAGCGAATATCAAGGGTAACTGTGAGAAGATACCGGTATTTACCGGATCGTACTCCAAGGTATTCCAGAGAACCAACTGCCCTGAGGGTTCTACTCCTGTTGACTTCACCGTGGACGAGAAGATGTGTTCTGGATATCCGTTTACTTCTACGGTATCGCAGGATGCCGCCAACAAGCTGGCGCAGGACGCTGTCGAGGCGCAAGGTCAGGCTATCACCAACGAGCGTGGCGACTGTCAGACTAACGTCTACTATAACGTAAGGATGGAGAAGACAGTTACGAGAAATAATTGCGACGAGTTCCATACTGGTCAACCTTATACTTATGTCGTTGCGGCCGGTAAGTACTTCTCTATTATCTCTCAGGAGGATGCTGATAATAAGGCTAAGGCCGATCTTGATGCTAACGCCCAACAACAGGCTAACCTTGAAGGTGAGTGTAAGGAGAAGGTCGTATATCATGGTAAATATAGCAAGGAATTTACCCGTAACAATTGTGATGAGACTCAATACGGTACTAAGGTCGTCGTGGATGAGACGATGGTTACCGGAGACTTCAGGTCTACCGTATCACAGGCGGACGCCAACAATAAGGCTAAGGCCGCTGTCGAGGCTCAAGGTCAGGATGTGGCTAACGTGAAAGGTAAGTGCGAGAAGGTGCCTGTATATACCGGTACTTATACACGTACGTTTACCCGTAACAATTGTGGTGCTGGCACTGGTGGTACTTATACGGTAAATGATAGGATGGTTGACGGTTATCCGTTCACATCTACCGTATCTCAGGAGGATGCCAACAACAAGGCCAAGGCCGCCGTTGACGCCCAAGGACAGGCCCTTGCCAATATCCACGCCCTTTGTACGTACACCGGCCGTGCTTCCTTGGAGTTCACGAGAAACAACTGTGGTGAGTGTAAGATCGGATCTAAGGTGACAATCACCCAAGATATGGCAGAAGGACACCCATTCCAGTCTAACGACTCCCAGACCGCCGCTGACGCTATGGCTATGACCGCCGTACAGGCTCAAGGACAGGCTTTGGCTAACACCAAGGGTACTTGCTCTAACGCCACTATGTATACCGGCAAGGCTAGCTTCGAGTTCACGAAGAGCAATTGTGGCGCTAATCAGGTAGGAAATCCGTTCACCGTGACACAAGATATGGTGGAAGGTCATCCGTTCCAGTCTTGTGTATCACAGGATGAGGCTAACTTAGTCGCTATGGCCGCTGTCATGAATCAAGGTCAGAAGATCGCCGATGAGCGTGGTACTTGCCATGAGGCTCCTAAGTACACCGGTCATTATAGCGAGGCGTTTGAGAAGAATAATTGTCCGTCTGGTCTTATCCCGTCTTCAGTTACCGTTACTGAGGCTGACGTGACCGGAGGTCCGTTCTACTCATACGAGAGCCAGTTCGCCGCCGATGAGCTTGCCAAGGCCGCTGTCAAGGCGCAAGGTCAGGCTATAGCCAACGATCGTGGTACTTGCGACGAACTGAAGATATATGTAGGTAATTATAGCAAGGAGTTCACTCCTAAGTGTCCTACTTGTCAGTATGCAGATCCTATCACCGTAACCCCGGATCTTATGGGTCAGTTCTTTACCTCAACCCGTTCTCAGGAAGAGGCAGACGCTTTGGCTAAGGCCTATATCGATAGAATGGGTCAGGCGTTCGTCAACAAGAACTATGATGATACGTGCCATACGAAGACCGAGCAACCGGTATGGGAGACTATAGAGACCGTATGTAAGGACTGTATCTCTCAATTACATCAACGTAATACCAATACCTGTTATACTGATCCTGATAATCAAGAGCGGTATATAGCTGGTGGTAATAATACATGTTTCTGGTTTGGTACGGCATCCAAGGCCTTTACCCGTCAATGTGCGGATGGTGGAGTTGGAAGCTCTGTTACTGTAACTCAGAATGATGTTACGGATCCAAGTCCTAGCTCTGATGGTAAGTTTAAGTCATGTGTATCCCAAGCTGACGCTAACGCCAAGGCATTGGCCGCCGTGAACTCTCAGGGTCAGGCCGTGGCTAACTCGAAGGGTACTTGTACGTGGACAGGAAGCTATACCGGACAGGTTAGGAAGAACAATTGCGCTGACGGCGGCGTGGGCGACATGGTATCCGTAAGTAGCAGCAAGCTTCCGGGACACCCGTACACCTCCACCGTTTCCTTGGCTGACGCCAACAAGAAGGCTGAGAACGCGGTTCGTGGATCTGATGGTCAGGCTTACGCCAATAAGAATGGAGGATGTACATGGACTTACGTGGCAAGCCGTGACTTCTATAGGAACAATTGCGCCGGAAGCGGGGTTGGTCAGAGAATAACAGTGACCTCTACGCAGGTTAACGGCGGTACGCCTATCACCAGCAAGGTTTCTTTGGCTGATGCCAGAAGCAAGGCCGAGCAGATCTTAGACCAGAAGGGACAGGATTACGCTAACCAACATGGAACTTGTGTATGGACCGGTACTGGAAGCGCTACATTTTATAAGGATAATTGTGGTACATGTAAACATGGTGTCGCTCTATCCGTTCCTTATAGCGCCTTAGGGTTGTCAGCGTTGACATCTACCGTATCTCAGGCGGATGCCGACAGCAAGGTTCAAAACGCTTTCAAGAATGATACGGCGACTAAGACCGCCGCTCAAGCTTACGCTAATAAGAATGGTGATTGCGCCGATGACGATGATACCCCATCTTATGATGATTGGAGTTACTATTGTAGTGGATGCGATTATCGTAGGAGTAGGAATCAGACCAATCCTTGCTCTTCAGCCCCAAATCAAGATGAGTTGGTTGAGTCCGATTCGAGATCTTGTGGATGCGGGTGTGATAATACATATCATATGGATAATAGCAGGTGTAATAATGGTAATAGCGAGGAGCATTATTCTAGCGAGTGCGATCCTACAGGATATTGGCAGAATGGTGGTGAACATTGCTGTAATCCACATGACTACACTGTCTATACCAATGAGGTATGTAAGGGATGTTCGGGCGAATGCGGTGATGTATGTGTTCCTGATAGCCCTATTAAGGTGGTTAGCGCTGGTGAATTTTGTGCTTCTTCATCGAATCTGGCTAGTGAACAAGCTTATAACAAGTATAAAGGGTACAAGGATGCATTACAATATTTAGTTGATGCTATGATATGTCCTTCTAAGGTTGGCAATGATGACCGATGGGGAAATGTCAAGGCTACGAACTGTCCTAGCTACTGTACTCCTAAGACTATCAGTTATAAGCAAATCGCTGGTAAATACACCGCCTGCACCAAGGACGAGGCAAATAGGATAGCCGACAATAACCTACAATCCGATGGTATCTCTTACGCTAATGGCTTGGCGCAGGCCGATAGATGTGATTGCGTGGAGCCAACAAAGACGTGGAGCGCTTACGCTAGCGAAAGTTTTAATGGACAATGTTTAAGTATATCCGTAAGTTATGATAATCCATGTGGTAAATCTAAAACAGCATCATTTGATGTGTATTATACTAGATCTGAACCATATGGAGATGTAGAATATTTCTTTACCACTAAAACAGTCACCATACCATCCGGATCGGGAACGGTATCAGGCGGAAGTGATTGTGTTAGCAATGCTACAAGCATGTATGTATCTAATCCAAGTCAAGGTGGAGGCTGTTAAAAACAAAAAGGAGAGGTTGATTATCCTCTCCTTTTTATATAAACCTAAGATCTTTTCTCTTAGTATGATTTAATATCCTACTAATATGTCTGGTACTTAATCCCGTTCTTTCCTTTATCTTATCATAGATATAACCCTTGGATACGTAAGCCGACATATCTCCCTGCACCTCATTATATCTTATGATAGAGCTGTCTCTCATCCCTCTTTCGCCTATACCGTCAACTATGGCGTCATTGAAACCAAAGAAATTGATTATTGATCTTATTAGATCCATGTTATTGAATTTTTTGTGTTTTCTTATTAATATCCATATCCGGGTTCTCATCCGTAGGGATCTGCAATTTGGTTACAGTTTCCCTTAATGTTTCGGAAACCACATATTCAAGAAGTTTGTCTGGGCATATGAAATCATAATCCCATTGAGATGTACATGGCTTATCTTTTTCAGCTCCACATCCCCCTAGCTCTAACGCCGCTTTTCTGTCGAGAGTTATAAGATCAACATTTATAGCCTCTATGTTAATATCTGGTATATAGATATATCCATCATTGACATAATAATAGTATTGATCTATATTCCCGTATTTACGTTCCTTGTTGTTAGCGTATTTTCTTAACGATATGGAGGTAAATATAATATCATCCATGATGTTTGATACTTTGATGATAGCCGGACCTATACGGGTATATATCATATCGGGCAATCTTTTCTTGGATCTCATAAGTATCCTGCATAACTTAAACTCATCAAAGCAACAATCTACCTTACGAACCCTCTCCATTTCCATGCAATTAATATGAGTATACAGCGATTCCTCGCCGAACAAGGTTCCATCAGCATACTTCTGGGCTATATAAGACCTTGCTTTTTGCCTGCCTATGGACAATATCCATCTTCTACTGACATGAGCGTCCTTATTGATGGAGTTCATGTCATTCATGATCCTAGATACAAATTCTGAATTTTTCATGCATGAAATACTAAGGAGGGGATATACCCCTCCGGTTATTACTTCTTTTTCTTAACCTTGCCTCCACATTTCAGTTGAGGTTTCTTTTTCTCGGAGACTTTGCCTCCTTCTGCCATCTTCTTTTTCTTAGCACATACCATAATCTTACTTTTTTAATGTTGGTGATACAATATTAGTCATTTCTATCGAAAATAGAATAAACAAGGTTGATGAAACTACCAACTTACCGCCGCGGCACAGGCTGACACACAAAGACTAGCGCAGGAAAAAGCCAACGCTATGGAGTGCGATTGCGTGGAGCCAACAAAGACGTGGAGCGCTTACGCTATGCTGAGCGGTGATCCTTGTAATGGTCTGTCTGGTTCTACATCTGCATTAAGGTGCTCCTATGAAGTGTCTTACAATAATCAATGTGGATCATCTAAATCAATAACTGTAACTGTTACTGGCAGGAATGATAATGGGCAAACTGTTACGGCTGGAAGTACTTCCGTAAGTATACCTACTGGGTCTGGTAAAAAAACTGGTGTCATAGGTTTTGATTCAGGAGTACAATGTGGGTCTATAAGTGTTTCTGGGGGAGGATCTGGGAACTGTTAAGATCCTGATATGTAATGGAAAAGGAGAGGCTAATAAGTCTCTCCTTTTTATTAAAAACCATAACAGCAGTGATTGTCAACAATTACCTGAATCATGACCAGAGATTGTTACATCTCCACATACCACTTCTCGGCTAAAATATACACTTCCACTCTTGGTCCCGGATCCTGCGGGAATTGTAAAGCTAGCGCTATTGACCTGCTCTTCTCCGTTTTGTGTATATCCTATACCACTCACAGAACCAGATATAGATCTACCACATTGATTATTATACGTAATCGTAAATCCTCTTGATGTGACAAGTTGTTCATGGCTCATGCAATCATTATTCATATTTGCCTCGTCCTTGGTGCAGGCGGTGTATTTTTGTGTATAAATTTCTTGTATTAGGATGAAATCGTTATATTTGTGATATGAAAACAAAGTCATTTAAAATACTTGATCAATACTTTCTTCGATTCTATAGATCTATTATGTCTAAGAACGGGAAAAGGAGGAAGCATACGATCGTGGATAAGAATGATATTCTTGAGTGCCAGTCGTTGATCTGGAAAGTCATACGTGATAGGTATCTGGAGGATGAGGGAGGGGTTTATATAAACAACATCGGTTATCTATGTCATAAGATTAATCCTAACCGCAAGATATATCTGAATAAACTTACCGGTACTATTAATAGGCGTGGGACGGGTGGATATTCTTACGTCCATACGTGTATGGATTTTATGCCTAGGAATAAGTATTTTCATCTATATATCTCTCCGGCCTTGAATAAGGAATGTAGGTTGGCTATGGAATCAGGTAGGAGATATAAGTTCTTGTATCGGGAGGTTGAGTCGGAGAGTAAGGTATTTGGAGTTAAATGGGTTTATAAGCTGTAGAAGTTTTTGTGATCCAGTTAGCCCGTGAGGGTAGACTGGATTTTTTTTTGTATCACGGATTCAAATACATATCTTTGTGCAAAAGACTTAAATATGACTATAAAAGGGCTATTGGCCGAGATCAAGGCCGATTTACATAAATACGATGATAGCGGGGCTATAGATACCTCGTCTGTTTATAGGTGGGCTGAGATCGCCTTGAAAAGGTTCGGGGGTGTTATAGCGGTCATGTCAGAGGCGGTTGTCAAGACCAGTAATAAACAGGCGGTATTGCCTTCCGATTTTTTCGACATGCTTGACGCCTATAGGTGTGAGCCTCTTATCTGTGAGATTCCTGGCGGCGACAAGGCTAAGGCTGACCTCCAACACGAGATCGGCTGGGTCGAGCGCACCGAGCGCGGTTTCCGTTGGAACTCCTGCACCGAGTGCTGTAAGGAGGAGTTTGAGAAGACGATCACGGAGAAGATATATATCGGGTCTCACGAGGTTCGTTTCCATTATCATCATCCCGTAAGGTTATCCATAGGTCGTGGGTTGAGGCGTGATTGCGCCGCCGACAAGTATCGGGATAAGTACGATTGGGATAATTATGATATAACTATATCTGGCAATACTATGTATACCGGGTTTGATGGATTTATTTATATCATATATCGTGCTACGCCTAAGGACGATGACGGTCTCCCATATATACCTGAAACGGCGTTAGGATACCTTGAGGATTATGTCGAGACGTATATTAAGATGAAGATCTTTGAGAACGCTGCCGTGAACGGTTTGGTACAGGGCGCTGGTGACGCTTATAAGCTATACGCCCAACAGGAACCGGGTAAGTTTGCTAGGGCTATGAAGGAGCTTAAGATGTCGATGATTACATTAAATGATTATCGGGAGCTGGCTGAGGATAATAGGAGAAGGATGTTGTCTTGTGAGCGGATGTGGCCCAATGCTTTTGATAAGTATATCAAATTGGTTTAGTTGCGGGGGAGGGAATCGAATCCTCGATCTTTAGGTTATGAGCCTAATGAGATACCTCTTCTCCACCCCGCGATTATGACGCGAATATACGTTTTTTTTAAAAAGAAAAAAAGATAATATGGCAAAGAAAAATGATTGGATACATTTAGATAAGACAAGTGGTACTGGTCCTGCTGAGGTTAAGGTTACCGCTGATATCAATGAGACTGGTGAGATACGTCAGGTAACGTATAAGGTTATAAAAGAGGGAACCAAGGAGGAGAAGACGTTCGTGTGCAGGCAGGAGTCCGTCCCGGTGGTGATCATCCCGGAGTTCGATTACCTTGTGCTTAGGTATATCTGGGCTGACGAGGACGGCATTGACTTTGACACGGCTACCGGTTTCGATAACACCGGCCTCCCGGACGTGGACGGCAAGCTGGTTGGTTGGAGTAAACAGCACCAGACCACGCAGGAGCGGGTAGGTGATTATCTTATCCACGGTGGTGATAACATGGAATCAGGTAATGAGGCCGCCTTGATCCAGATGGGGCCGTTGTTGGATGGCGATAATTATGATAAATTACCTCTTGAGATCAGGTGTAGTATATACGGTAACTGGTATGGTGGTCGTGAGAAAGGTAATGTCACTATCAGGTTCACGGCATATAAGGGCGGTTCTATGGAGAAACGTGGATATGATTTTGTCAATATCGGAGGCGAGGAGGTTTATACCGGTGACGCTCCCACTAACGTATCCGCCCATGGTGAGGATAATTGGCAAAATATAAAGACCTTGTATTCTAAGGTAGGCACGATGATCTATAACAAGGAATCTCGTGACTGTATTGTAAGAATAGGTGAATAGATTTTTCTTCATAATATAAACACATCGGCTCTCTTGTTCGTGAGGATAGGAGAGTTTTTTTATTTTTTTTAATCCTTCACTTATGACATATTTGATCTTTTATTGCGTGGGAATAATCTAGCTTTGCCGAAAACTAGGATCATGATAACTTTAAATGATGTAAATAACGAACTCCATGTCCGGTTATATATACTGGAGGTGCTTAAGGATTATATAAGAGATGATGATTTCGATGGCCTTGTAGATAAGGCGTTGGATTTTGTCATGGAAGGCGTTTCTATGCCTAAGGCTCCGACCAAGGATACCACCATGAGTGACATATCAAAGAGCGTTTTGGCCTTGGTAGCGGGTGCTGGATTAGATGAGAGGTTAAGCAAAAGCTCTTTAGAGTTAGCTTACGATAGGTGTAAGATGAGGTACGTATTCGATCCTCGAAATCGGGATATACACGGTGTGATCGTAGGTTATTCCAATGACTTTAATAGTCTGGTAGCTGTGTGTGATGAGGGATCGAAGAAAGGAGTGGACAAAGGATCTACTGATTTTGTGGATGTCAATGAGAGATACGTGACTAACGGTTTCTTTTACATATCTGTAGAGGATGCCGATAAGCAATCGAACTACATGGGTGGAAATTCGTAATTATTATGTTTTTGTGCTTTACCACGAGACGTTTTAAGTGTTTAGTCTTCCTCCTGACTTGTGAAAGTTAGGAGGATTTTTTATATTCGCGTGATTTGAATGTTTTGCATAATACGTACTGTTTATTAGAATCCGCCACATAAGTGATTATCTGGTGGATTTATTATATTTGCGAAAAAGATAATGTCGTGCAAAATAACTCTAACATAGCGGTTCCCGACTCCGGGATGAATAGGGATAAGCATCCACAGGATCTATCCCCGTCTGAATATAGTTTCGCCTTGAACGCCACCATAGAGGGTGACGATGGAAGCCAGCTTAAGATCCAGAACGAGCCTAGTACCCTTTTATGTAAGCGATTCGATGGCTATAAGGTTATTGGGTATAAGAATGATATAGCTGGTGATAACACTTATTTCTTTCTATCTAATCCGGATGATAATACGTCTAAGATCACGTTCATGCGGTCATTGGATTATATCAAGACCGTGGAGGATCAATTGGCTGGATCGGGAAAGGACATCCATCGTATCCTTGGCGAGAGGCTTGAGGAGTCGGATGGTCGTTTTGATGAGATATGTGATTTGATGGAGGTCCTGATAGAGGACGGGGTTGATGACCCTTGTCTTAATTTCTCCATTCATCATCCGATCTTCGATATAGAGATCAAGGACGAGAAATGCGGGAAGGTGATATACTGGACCGATGGATATAATCCCCAGCGATATGTTATGGTCGATAAGGCCCTTAACCCGGATGATGATGGTGACTTTTGGTATCATTACCATGGGTATAAGATATGTGGGGATGACAAGCCAATAGAGAGATGTAGGCTGGCTTGCGAGAAGCTGCTGGTGTTCCCGTTGCTGACGGCCCCGTGCGTGGAGCCTGAGGTCGTGGAGTTCGGGGGGAGCCTGCGTGCCGGGACCTACCAGTTCTGCGTGGCGTTGTGCGATGAGTTCGGGATAGAGAAGACCGGATATTGCTCATTGACCAACCCAATCATGTTATTCGATCGCCAAGATGTGGTTATCCGTGATGGTTTATGGGGTAAGTCAACCAATATGGGTATCCGCCTTACTGTATCCAATATAGACAAGCAGGTATCTCATTATAAGATAGGTGTTATACAGAACACGGTTGGGTTTAATGGTGAGCAAAGCCCGGTTCTTGAGTATTTCATAGAAGGTATACATCCGATAACGGAAAGGACCATCTATTACCTTACGGATCAGTATAGCGAGCGTACGACCATGGAGAAGTTATCCAAGGAAATACCGGTATATAAGACAGCCAGAGGCATGACGTCTGTCGGGAATCGTCTTCTTCAATACGGCTTGACCGTGGAGAACGAATGGAATCTTCAACCGGTCGTTAACTTCTTGGGTCATTTCGTTAAATGGCAGACATCTATAGCCACGGAGAATTTGTATAAAGACGGTGTGGCTTGCTCTAAATACGCCTCTTTCATGCGTGACGAGGTATATCCGTTGGGTATAAGATTCTTTACCAATACAGGATACAGGACGGCTAGATTCCCGCTTATCCCTCGTCCGGCCACAAGGGAGGAGATGGGGGTTATCGTTGATGAGGACGGTAACTCTGACGACCTGTCGGCTGCGTCGGTGCTGGAGAACAACCCGCAGTGCGCCGGGAACAGCCGCCGTCATCTTTGGCAGTTTAAGAATACGGCAAAGATCATAAACGACCCGTCTTGGGGATTTGATGATTTTGGAGGAGAATGCAAGAATCAGCTAGATGTCAAGCAACTCAGATATGTAGAGCAGGAATATGCCACGGTAGGAGAGACCCAATTCGTTATCAATACGATGGGGGAGGATGTTACGGTAGATGATGCTATTGATTATATCGCTGATAATATAGAGAACCTGTGTGATATCATAGAATCTAATGTAGGTATTACTGACGAGTTATGCGCTGCTATATCATTGCCAGAGGATCAAGACGGTATAAAGGCTCCCGATTTCCCTAGTGGATGTGATGATATCGAGAGGATAGAGACCAGGACTATATTGGATAAAAACTCTTTGGTGGATTCTAGGATTGATTTTACGTATAAGCTGGCTAGTGATTACGTGGAGACCGAACCTACGACATTAATACAAAGTAACGCCGAGTCACAAAGGAAATTCTCTGTATTGTGTGATTTCGATAATTACTCCAGTGGAGGTAAGAATATCATAGATCTGGTTCAGGAATGGTTGGATGGTCAGGATGAGGATAAATTCCCGTCTGATATAGACTCCTCCGCCTTGGTCTTGTGTCAGGATATGTCTAATGTTCGGCAGTTATATGATGAGGGTATATGTACTAATGGGTGTTCGGTAGGTGATCCTCACGTGAATCCTACTATTAACGATGTTCAACTTCCTACATTCCAAGGGGGTAGGTCATTGGGTAAGTGCACATATTTGTATCAATATCCCGGATGGGAAGGAAAGAAGCATACGGAGACGATGCTTGATCAGTTAATGGATACGATGGAGGCTTATTTTCCCCAATATGAGAGTCAGTTTGGTATCGAGAACGCCATGTGTCTTTTTGGCGATGGTGATAATTCTAAGTTTAATACCGGTATAACTACTGACTGGGAAGGTCGTGTGTCTGCGCAGAATGATATTGACGCCAAGACCAATTGGTTCGGTAGAAGCAACTTGACTTATTTCAAGTTCTATCCACATGTATCCTCATACGCCAGATGGGTGGAGTTGGATTACGAGAAATACATAAGTGGTTTATCCGATCCTGATAACGGTATTATGTATATAGAGATGATGGGTAACTATAATTATCCGATCGGCGACTCATCATCATACAATAAGGTTCGTATAACGTTTTTCTCGGACAAGGAAGGTACCGTGGTTCCTAATCCTTTGGCTAATGATGCCAAGAAAGGTGTTATAGTGAATTACGTGGATCATAAGATATTTATGATGCCAAAGTACTTGTTCTGGAATGATGACAAGACTACTTTCCATAAGATATATGTTTGCATCGAGCCTGCGGTATGCGTGTTCTTCACCGGTTTCGCCATGAGGCAGGACATGAAGGAGCTCGCCGGATTCTATACGGCCGGCACCGCCATCTTCCCCGCCCCGTTCTGTTTTGGCATTCGGCCACTGGAGGTGAAATACGTATTCTTCTTTACGAAAGAATTGAAATTAAGAAGATTTGTTACCTATGAGGCGAAATGTATCTCATGTGGAGATAAACCCGCTGATTGCGCTCCCAGACCATATCAGTACGGTGATTTCGGATATTGGGAGTCTGCCAATAAGTATCCGGCTAATTTTGAGTTGTATGATTCAAGCAAGATCGGGATATCATCGGGAGGATCAAAGAGGAAGGATATAATAGATTCTTTGACGAAATACTATGGGTCTCCTAAATCAGTTGGGGGTAAGTCTTATTTCACCGGTAATGGGGATAACGCCGAGTACCCCAATACGTCAACCACGTTTTGTCAGAGACCTATACGTCATTACAAGTTTCCGGATAACTCTGTCGCTCCTTTCATGGGTAATCCGTCTCAACTGACCGGTCAATATGGAGTTGACTCCTATATTTATCCTATGGGGGTGATGCTTGATGACGATATCGTTAATGAGTTTCTGGATATAGCGGTAGAGAACGGTCTTATAGATAAGGCTAGAAGAGATTCTATAATAGGATATGAGTTGTATAGGGGCGATAGGACGTTGGATAAGAGCGTTATCGGGACCGGTCTGGCTTATGATATGTTTAAGTACGATGATCCCGACGGATCGGCTAACCTTTATCCTAATTACCCTTACAACGATTTGTCTGATGATATGTATATCTATAAGGATATTAATCGTGAGAAATTTATAACGCATCCGTTTAACAGGAAGGGTAATATCTGGTATTCATTCTTAAGTCCTGATATTGCCTTTAACAAGCCTGACGCTCCCACCGAGTGCCTTGTTGATGGTTATCAATTAGGTAAATCCTCCGGTATATTCAGGGAGGTGGAGGATCACCCTAAATGGACGATATTAGGGAGTAAGGCTTACAGTATGGCAACGTCATTGGCTACGGTGGAGGCTATGGCTAATTTAATATCCGCTATAGCTGAGTATACATATCAGTCGGCTTCACAGCAATATGTCGGTGGAGGCGTGTTCTTTTTAGCCAACCCTGTCGGCATAGCGCTGACGGCTATCCGTCTGGCTACGGGTATCGCCAAGGCCACAGCCCAGTCCGTGGTGGATATAGGCAAGTACAGGTATCAGTGGTTAACGGCATTGATAGATAGGGGACCTAGACGGAACTATGCTTATTATTATACTTCTGTCGCTCATTATAATTTATTTTACCAAAAAATAGGGGCGTCGGAGCTACGTGGATTGTCAACGGCTAAATATATCAAGAGCGGGTTATATCCGGTAACAGATATCTCTTCGCAAGGGGAGACCGTAGGCGGTAAGCCTATTATCATAAACAACCTCGATCGTGAGCATTCATTGTTCATGTCATTTGGTATGGATAAGTATATGCTTGAATATCCGGAGTTGGTTTCAAGTTACGATACCAGCCGTATTCAGGATGAGTGTAATATTCGTAACGATGAGGTGGCTGGTATGACGCCTCATTTTATGACACGTGAATCTTTCGTATCCTGCCCCTATATGAGGATAAAGAAATATTCTCCGGCTCAATACGGGCAGATAGAGGATATCAGGTGGGTATCGTTAGGTGGTTGCGGGTTGATGGATAAGGATAAGCGTAAACCTGTTTTTGGAGGTGATGTATTTATATCAAGATTCTCGCTTAAGAGGAAGATGCCTATGTTTTATTTGACTCAGTTTGGTCAGGGGGACATGATACCATTCCCTTATTACGATTATCGAAACATCGGGTATCCCCGTTATTTCGTCAATTACGATACTGGGGAGGATTATCTTAACAAGACCGATACGGATACCGGATCGCTATACTCTTTCCCTGGCCGGAAGAGCGCTTATGAGATGGTTTGCAAGACCGGAGATATGTATCTTAGCGGTCGTTTCTTCCTATATTTCTATGGCATACCTCAGTTTCTTGTGGAGTCTGAGATCAATTGCAATTTCCGTATAGCCGGCCCTGAGCCTTACGAGGGGTTCTATCCGGAGGTGGGGGATTATATATCATGGACTCAGGAGCGTAATGTCCCTATATCAAGGGGTAATGTGTTTAAGATGAGTCCTGTGTATAAGAATCGATTTACGTTAGGTGGCAGGTCATTACCAGAGACGTATGATAGCAATTTTTGGGACTGCGCTTACCAAAGACCCAACGGCGTCATATGGAGCACCGCCGACGTGTCGGAGAACGGCATGACCGATCCTTGGCTGTCGTACAAGCCTATGGATTACCATGAGTTCAAGACCTCGTTCGGAAAGCTTATAAGCATGAAGGGAATAGAGTCGGATCAAATACTAGCTCGCTTCGAGAATCAGGTAGGACTATATAACGCTATAGACGTGCTGGCAGAAAGAATATCCCCGGAGAATAGCGAGCTAGGGACAGGTGGGCTTTTCGCCTCTCGTGGCATTGAGTATAATAATACGACGTTAGGATATTCCGGGACCCAGAGTCGGGATATGATCAGTTGCGAGTTTGGGCATTTTTGGGTCGATTTAAGGCGTGGTCAGGTGTTTAAGGTAGATTCTAATGGTAGGAATCTTACGGAGGTCACACCGGGGCTTAGAAACTGGTTTAAGGAGCATCTTCAGATGAAGATCATCCGTAGCCGGATATATAACGCTGATACGGACGCTGAGTTGTCTTATTATGATATCGATAACAAGTTCTTTGGTATAGGGCTATCCATGGGCTGGGATAATCGGTTCAAGAGGGTTCTAATAACCAAGAAAGATTATATACCGGTAGGGAATCCGAGCGAGTACCAATTCCGTGGCGGCCGGTTCTACAGGAACGGACAGGCGGTGGAGTTGCAGGACGCCAGCCATTTCACGGACGTCTCGTTCACCGTTGGATATAACTGCCTGAAGGGTGAGTGGAAATCATATTTATCCTACACCCCTGATTATTATATCGAGCACCAGCATTATTTCCAGTCCGGAAAGAACTACTCAAGTGAAAGTCAGGAGATAGGTTTATGGTCTCATGGTTTGACCAACCAATCGTATCAAGTATTTTATGGTAAGCTATATCCGTTTGTTATAGAGGTTCCGGTACGTGAGCAGTACGTGAATAAGATCCTCACCAACTACCAATATCGGATGGATGCCAGAAGATATCAGGATGAGGTTAATTACCAAATCCTTAGGACTACTGGATTTAATAAGGCATGGTTTTATAATGATACCAACAACAGCGGTGAGCTTCGGATGGTTATCGCCGACAAGAACGATATGAGCCAGCGGTTAAGGTATCCTATAACCAATGATGATAGCCGTGAGATACTGGTGACGGAGGTTGATCAGAAGATAAATATAAATGACTATTTTAACGAGGTCAAAGACGATACGAACAATCTTCCGATATGGGTTAAGGATGTGAATGACATTGGCCGGGAGATCGACCCCAGGGCTGTCGATTATCATCGGAGGTGGCGTGATCGTCTTCGTGGCGATTGGTTCTTGGCTAGGTTTGTGAATGACATTGAGAGTCGGTTCAAGATGATAGTACGTTGGTTTAGCAACGATGAGAAAGTTTATTGAGGTGATTATATACCTTTAAATATTTGATGTTATGGCAGCAGGGAAAACTAGCAGTAAAAAGAAGGGCAAATGCCCGAAATCAGGATGTATCAAGAAAGTAGGGAGTGATTGGCGAGTGGTCAGTAACAAGACCGGTAAATTATGGCCGGCTAAGTACAAGTCTAAGGAGAAAGCTAAAGGAGCCTTGGCTGCTTATCACATGCATTAGCGTATAAACGGGTACATGATTTATTATGTACCCGTTTCGTGTTTTTAGGCTTGTGATATTATGGTTATCTTTGTGAAAAACGTAATATATGTCTAAGAAGAATAAACCGGAGGAAATCCCATCGTGGATAAGGGATTTATATAAGGAGGATCTTGATCGTGTCGTAAGAGGCGAGCGTCCTATGTATTTCAGGGGTATGGATGATAGTCCTTTGAGAAACGTGTCCCCGGAGTTTGATATCCTTAGCGGAGGAGCCGCAGTTAAAGGCATGAATGGGATAAGAGGTGCGTTGTCCCCGTTGAATAATGGCATGGGTAATTATAATTTCAGTATCAGGGGTATAAATAAGAAGATCGGTGAGTTGGTTGATGAGGCGGGGCTATATTTACCTGAGAAATTAAGACCTGTATATCGGACTGTGGTGGATGCTATGTCGAGTTCCAAGGATAAGGGGTTGGGTCATATCACGCAGCCGTTGGCCAACGCCCTGTACCCAGCGGACGAGCGACGGGACCGGCGTCTGGAAGGGGAACATCCCGTTGGTTATGTGGATGCCATAGACGGCATATGGCCTAGGAAGAAATATGGGCTATGGGGAGAAAAAATTGAGAGGAAGCAAGATGGAGGAGAAACAAGAGAGTCTGTTCTTGATAGACCTAGATTCGGGAGCAGGGTATTGGATAATTACGTAGCTTCTGCTCACCCGGTTTTGTCAATAATATATGATATCGCTAATTCAAGGTATACTGATGGCCCTACTCGCATAAATAAAGCTGCGTATTCATCAATAGATCCTATGGGGAAGAACCCGGAATGGTATGAGTATCCTGTTCATTTTATGAAGATGTTCGGGAAATATATATCTGGTGATTTTAATAACAAGTTATATAGCGATAGTGATAATGATGATTTAGGCACAAGAACTAGTGATGAGGCTTGGGCTAAATATAATAAACTCCCTTACGATGAGTCTGTATTGATAGATAATGGTGATGGTACGTATAGTATACGAAAGGAATTATCTAATAGGATGATACCTGATTCGTCTATCGTAAGGAATAGGATTGATGTGAATAGGAGTCTGTTTGATAAGGAAACTAAGGAATACAATGAAGGACTTATAAAAGCTTTAAGTGATGCCGATCCAGAGGAGTATGAGAGGATTCAGAGGGAATATAAGGATCTGAAAAGGGTAAGAGAGGGTGCCATATCAGCGGACGAGATGAATATAAAAGGGTTGAGGTCTCTTTATGATAAGGGGTATGGTGTCGTGAATGAGTATAATTATAGGGATCGTAGACTTGATAAGAACGAGACGGGTCCTCATAGTGTACTTGGTGATTATACGATATATCGTGACAAGGATATGGGCGGATACAGATATAGGGATGTATATGATTTCAATCCCGCTGTCCAGTTTCTTTTGAATGGGGATGTATTTAAGATAGATGGTAGTATTGATAAAAAGGATAGAGGAGGTTCGGTAAATACAGGGAGGGCTTATGGTTCTGGCAAGTATGTAATTGATCCTCGTAGATCAGAGGATAGTAAGATGGCTGTATATGACGAGATATGGGATTATCTGACCGACAAGAAGGGAATACCACAAACGCAAGCTATCGGTATCCTGTCGAACATCGCCGCCGAGTCCGGAGGGGACACCGAAGCCCTAGGAGCCGCCGGTGATTTTGGCATCCAACAATGGCTTGGACCGAGGAAGAAGGAGCTACAGCGCAGGTATGGTAAGAAACCGACATTGACCCAACAACTGGATTATCTTGTGGATGAGTATCAAGGTCGTGTACCGGGGCTAGGTTGGAACTACATGAACCAAGGCAAGTTCTTTGATAAGGACGCTCAAGGCAATATATATAATTACTATATGTATTCGAAAGCTGATTTTGATAACGCCACGAATTATAAGGACGCTACCGTAGCATGGAATCAAGGATACGGAAGACCCCTTGGATCGACATTAAGAAACGAGAAGCGGTTTGAGTTCGCCGATATGTTCTCCAACAGATACGGTGTCCCGGAGAACGAGCCAATGAGATACGAGTTCGGGCAGCGGGATTCTGGTACGGGAGACGGAGGTCATCAGCCCGTGCCTGAGACGGTAGCCCCCGCCGGCCCTTCTTTGGCTTCCCATCCTGCCGTGGATAGCTGGTGGGAGAAGGAAGGTCAAGACCTGTTATATAAGATGCTAGCTCAATCAGGCGCCAACAAGAAAGCTATAGAGGATATCGCTAACAACATCAAGAACGATCCCCAATCAGAGGCACAGGTAGCGGAAGCTGAGCGTATGCGTAGAGAACAGGCAAAAAGGCAGCTGGTGCTTAATATGATACCGGGGTTAAGTTTTAACATAAAAGGTATGAGTAGAACTCGAAATTAATACTACATTTGTGAAATTATTAAATGTTTTAGATATGAAAAGATTGTTATTTTTATTTGCTATGTTATTGACGCCGTTCGTTTTGATGGTGCAAGAGGTAATCCCATCAGAAGGGGCTATCACTATTGATTTAACTACCTTCACCGGCATCATGGCTTTCGTCACGATGTCAGCTACGCAGTTAGCCAAGGTTGTGCCGTATATTGACACCCATAAGTGGGCTAAAGTCCTATCCGCCGTAGTCATAGGTATGCTGGTTTGTATATTAGCGTGGTTTCTAAAGGTGTCTCCATTGCTTATAGGGAGTGAATGGTGGGAGGCTCTATTATATGGAGTGGCTGTAGGTCTCAGTTCTGCCGGTTTCTATGATTTGGTTAAGGCTATAGGATCATTATTCATAAAAAGAATTTAATTCTGTACATAATAATAGCATTTGCTGAGAGACTCATCGTTGTGAAATGATGAGTCTCTGTTTTTTTAAATTATCTTTGTGTCAGAACGAAATTAATTAGACATGAGCAAATACGTAATCAAGAGGAAGATACCTAAATATCAAGAGGCCGGGGAAGTCGGGTCGTATATGCTTGGTAATATGGACGGTATACAAGGGTTAGGTATAGAACCTTTGGTGAATACCAACCAAGGATTACCCGCGCCGGTCAATCCGCTAGGGATATATTCTTTGGATACTCCAGATCAGTTGAGGACTAAATATGCTAATGCTTTTGATCAGGATAATGTGTTTCCGGCTAGCTTCAAGGGTAGTTTGCAACGTATAGCTGAGAATTATCAGGACAATGGTATTACGCTTAATAACATAACTGTTAACGATGTTGATAAGTCTAAGACCGGTTCAGGCGAGACGGATGTTTTTGATTTTACCACCATCCCCTACTATGGCGCTGATGATATAGGGTCTAGATTCACTCAGATGGGTCGTGGTATAGGGCGTATGAGAAGCGAGGGATATGGTGATTTATCCACTGGGGCTAAAACAGCTAATACGATAACCACCATAGCCTCAGGAATTAGTGGTATCATGGGGTTGGCTCGTAACGTGGTTTCTGGGATAGCGTCAGAGAAAGGTACTCGTACCAATATCAGGTTAGCTCAGGAGCGTGAGGCCAGACAAAGAAGGCAATCCCAGATGCAGTACAAGGATGGTGGGGGTGTTTATCTAGGACCTAATAATAGGTTCGATAGCGGAAGCCTTACCGGTGAGTACCTGTATCCGTTACCTAAGTCGATGGAAGATCAAGCCAACGTAGAGGTCGAGAAGGGTGAGTACGTGACGCAGCCCGGAGAGGCGCCGATGGAGGCTATGGGGCAGAAGCACGCCGATGGTGGAACCCCCGTTTCCTTGGAGCAGGGAACGAAGGTTATTACCGACGACACAACCATAGAGCCGGATTTCGCTAAATACATCAGAGATACGTATGGGATCAAAGCCACGCCTAAGGATACGTATGCTACGTTAATGGACAGGTATAAGGCTAAGATCGGTCTTAAATCGGCTTACGATGATCAGAAAAAGGCGCTGGAGAAGCTGAAGAAAAACGATAAGATAGATGACGAGAATACAAGGCGTTTAAACGCCTCCGTATTATCTAAGGCTATAAATGATAGCAACGATACCGTTAATGGATTAGAGGGAAGATTTACGGACTTCGCTAATGTCATATACAAGGAGCAGGAAGACCGGAAGATGAAGAAGGATGAGGATACGTATTTCGCTAAGGGTGGTGAAATAGATAACATCATATCCAGATCCATGAAAGAATACGGTCTTACGGAGGAGGATATAGCTGAGGCTAAGAAAGAGCTGCTTAAGAAAGTGGCTGGTATTCGCCAGAAGATGGAGATAGGAGGCACGTCTTTGTTCGGTCGTAAATTAACTTTCCGCCCGATCGAGAATAGGTTCAACAATGATCCTAACTATTTCGGTTATCAACGCCAAGGAACTGATGGCTCTTATGGAGGTATTAATACGGATGAGAGGTTGAATTATTACAAGACATTCAATCCGGTCGCTTACGATGCTTATATGGGAGCTTCAGAGGGCGCTAGGGCTAGGGCATTGCAAGACGCTATCTACGGTCAGACAAGTAGCTGGATGGGCTTGGCTACGGCGGAGAACCCGATCATCGCCAACGCCGAGGCGCTTCGGGATTACACGACGCTCGTTTCCTTTGGCGGTGAGGATAGTCAAGGTAATTACCCGGAAGACAAGAAAGCCGCATATCATGATAGGATGAGAGACAATAAATTAGGTTTGTTTACCACATCTCGCCCTATGATCGGTCTAGACGTTGTTACAGAGGAACAGCATAAGGCTCTTAACGATGCTGGTATCACCCATTTTAGCCAACTATTCTCTGACAAGAACAAGGATGTCGTTAATAAGATACTTGGCGAGGATATGCTTAAGATGCAGGCATTGAGATCCATGAAAGGAATGGAAGGTCTTGATTTTATACTTGACCCTCATAAGGTGGCTCCAGGTCCTATGGATATAGGTGATGTGGAGGAACCTGATGTTAAACTGGATATGCCTGAGCTGATTGATCCCAATACACTCCCTAAGACCAATACAAATGCCGGTAAGTCGAACAGCGGCAATGGAGGCAGGAATATAGTGGGTGGCGGTCTTGACTTCCCCGAGGTATTTAGGATGACCCCGGGAGCCGTGACAACGGAAGGTCTGGAAAGGCATTACGCTCCTACCGTGGATCCGGTGTTGAGATCGGCTGATCAGTATATGGTTGAGACCAATCGTGCTTTCCAATCACAATTGGATCAGATGGGTAATGTCCCGGATTCCCAGAGAGGGGCTTTATCATCCAACTTACAGGCTATCATGAGTTCCAATATAGGTAGATACATTAATGAGGTAGAACAAGGGAACGTGGCTCAAAGGGCTTGGGCTGATAATGTAAACGCCCGTACTTGGGCTGATACGTATGATAAGAATATAGCCCAACGTCAAGCTTACCAGCAACGGATATTGCAGGGATTGGCTATAAATGACGAGAACTGGGCTAGGTATTTCGATAGCGTAAATGACGAGATCCAGCAGAAGTGGAATACGGCTACGACCATGAATACATTAAGGTCTATATTCGGGGATGCCAAGATCGGCCCTAATGGACAGTTGATCGCTGATCCTCAAGGAGATATATTGAGTTATAGGAGATTATATCCTGCTCAGGAAGTAACTAAAGGCAAGAAAGGATAAAGGATGGCTTCACAATATAGTATATTAAGGAATTACGGCAAGTATGTATCGCCCTACAACATGGATGTCATGATGCAGGGGATGGGGTACATGCAGCAGAAGATAGATACCAATCGGCAGGCTATAAACGAGTATGCTGATTATATTATCAATTCTGACATTATAAAACCTCAGGACAGGGAATATCTTCAGAACAGGTTAAATGGGCTGATACAGGATGTGAATAACGTGTATCGTAAATCTAATTTGGCTTCCGACGGTATAGCCAGAAGCATACAGGCTCGCCTTGGAGAAGCTCTGGATACCCGTGTGTTGAATGCTATTGCCGGTACTAGGGAGTATAGATCTTTCTCGCAGAAGATCGAGGATATGAAACTCAATAATCCAAAGCAATATAGCGCTATAAATGAGGCTGTCGCTTTGTTGCCATTTTATGAATGGGTTAATGACGGTCAGGTTGGGACAAGGATGAATCCTATTCATTATACTCCTTATACGGATTATAATGAGGAAATGAATAAGATGATGAAAGATTTCGTTAGTCTTAATAAAGGAAAGAAGTTTTCTGTTCCTGAAATAGTGGATGGTAAACCTACAGGGAGGATGAGGGATATTACTGTTGATGAGATGAGTCAATCTCAAATTAGATCAATAGCGGCTAGGTCTATATCTCAGAATGCTAAAGCTCAGATGCAGATAGAGGGACAGTATTTAGCCATGACCAATCCTAGCATGTTTAGTGGTATGACTACTGAACAGTTTGTTAATAAATATGTTTCTGGGTTTGACGCTGAAGAGAGCGTTCTTTTAGCCAAGCTCAAAGGGGCGGAGGCCAGCCCTTCCGCTAAGGCGGCTATCGAGGCTTCGTTGCAGGAGGTTCGGGAGCAGCGCCGTGCGTTAGTGGAGGAAGCTACATCCTTTATTGGCAACAACATGAATCCCGCTAGGGCAGGGGAGTTTATTGTCCGTAACGAGTTTCTTGATGGTGTATCTGCTAGATGGTCATACAATAATTCATCAGAAAGTTATAGTGCGGATGATTATTATTTTAAAGTAAGAGATCTTGATTTCAAGGAGCGGGAGTTCTCATGGAGACAAAAATCCAAGGAAATAGATCAGAATCTTAAGCTTAGGGAGATAATGACTAAAGAAGGTGGTAACAGTCCCGGCGCTTCTTCAGGTGTTATGATTGAGCTAGAAAAAGTTCAGCCTAATGTCACTCCTGAAAATATATTTGACAATCAGTATATTCAGAATGAAAACAATATATCAACAGGAGAGAAGGATTTAATATCGTCTTTAAACCCTGTTGATTTACGAGGTATAGAGAACGATATACAAAACAATCCCTCTATATATCCAGGTGGTGTTAATAGTGAGAATATTATGGCATGGATTACCAATAACGGTGGCGGGTCTAGTTCTGTGTTATCATCACCAGAAAAGGTAGGTAGGTATGAGGCCCTTATGGCGGCGAATGATAATAGGAAGAAATATAGTAAGATAATGGACGAGGAAGTTGATTATCTTACGAATGCTTTTGATGTCGCTACGAAGAATATCCTTAATGATGCTATCAAAGATCAAAACTATGTTACTGGTGGTATTGATACATATACTGATAATGGTATGGTTAACGCAAGGGATGTTGGTAAGAATGGAGCGGTTATTGGAGGAAGGGAGTATTCTCCGGAAGATGCTTTGAAAGTTTCTTCTATAGTTGGATTGATAAGCGAAAACATCAACTACACGGATAGGTCTATAGCTAATACGGAGTTGATGAGATCTTATATAAATCTGTTAAATAGATATTCGGGAGAAAATTTCACTTTGGATGATATAGATAATATAGCCAAAACTTATAGTCGTGTAGATAATCCAATAATGAATAGTGATGATGCCAATATGACTAATAGGGATAAAATGATCAAGATCATAGGTAAGAATATGTCTAGAGCTGATGGCCCTACGCTCAGAAGGGAATGGTCTTCTTCCAATGTAGGTCGTAATATAGCTAAGGCTGTTCAGGATTCTAAAACAGTCTATGAAAGAAGATATGATGAGTTTGCTCCAAGATCATGGTCATTTTCCAATTCTACCGACGCTTCTAAAGAGGATAGGCGTATGCATGCTAAATTAGAGAGTCTGCTTTTGGCGAGAGCCGGTTTCTTGAATAAAGGTAAAGATAGTAGACTTAATAATTATATATTGTATGCTCGTCCTACAGATAATCCTAATACATTTAATTTGGTAGCTATGGCTGGTGGAAAGAATATCGCTACGGTTCAAGTTACTAAAGAAGAATTAGATAGTATGGGGTATAGTTTGTATGAAAGGGAAAGAAATGTGAGATCGGAAGATTATGAATCCAAGATCATTCCTGTGTCTTTTTCTGCTACAATCAATAGACCTTACCAGAAATGGGCGCAGGCTAATTCGCTTGGCGCTTTCGCTACTGTCGAGAATGCGGCGGAGGAGGCTTCTAGGATGGTTGATAAGTATGATATTCAGAGTAATGATCTAGCTACATCTGAGCTTAATAAGAGGGCTATTAGGATAATTAATACGGTTTTGAGGAATTACAAGTCGTATGATGTCAAAGCTAAGGGATTCCCAGGAGGGGTTGAAGTTGGTATTTATTTCCATGGTCAAGCAAAGACTGGGACACCGCTTAAGGTATTAGAGTATAATACTGATTATGCTGATAATATCATGAAAATCATAAATATGTGTCCTCAGATGTATCTTACTCAAGCTGTAGTTGAGGCTATTAATAAGGATGTTATTGTAAAGGGTAGGGATATTAATGAACAGCATTCTGACCTTAGCAATCTTCTTTCGGTGTTGGATAAAGAGACCATAGATAAAATAGATGGTAAAAATGAACAGCAATAATAATGATATGGGGAATGTGATGAGGGATCAGGGATATTATGTTCCGACTCCATCCATTCCATCCCCTATGATTTCTGGGGACAATATTTCTTCTATCCCTATTCCTGTCGGGATGAGTAGTTCATCGGATATGGATAATGATGTTTTATCCAGGGAAGGAAGTAGAAGCATACCGTCATTGGTTGAGGGTATAAAAAAATCTGTAGAGACATCTTATCATGATGACGTAAGAGCCAGAAACTCGCTTTTCCAGATGATAAATGAGGTAGGTATACCTAAGGGTAATTATGATATAACTGGGAGCAGGATCAATCTTCGTGATTCAAGATATAGGTTATCAACAGGTGAGTGGATTCCTAAATATGAGAATTATATCAATAATATAGATAATGACGATCGTCTATCGAGAAGTCAAAGTGGTTGGGAGAAAACTTATAGAGGATTAGGTAAGTTTATTTATAAGTCTGTTTTGTATGGAATAGGTGGAGTAGGTCAGTCTGTTTATGGATTAAAGGAGCTTGTTACAAAAGGGACGTTATCAGCTATGTATGATAACAGTTTTGCCAGATGGTTGGATGATATGGATAAGCGTGGTGATTATACGCTTAATCATTATTACAGTAAGGAGGAGCGAGATGCCGGATTTCTTAAAAGTATGTTTACAACCAATTTCTGGACAAATGATCTTTTGTCGGGGGCTGCATTTACGGCTGGGGCTATCTTGTCGTCTTATGCTTTCGCTGGCGCTGGTCTTATGAATGCCGCCCGTATGGGGGCTAGGATAGGAGCGACTGTCGCTAGATTAGGTAGGGCTGCTTCCGCCACGAAGAGCGGGTTTAACTCCATGCTGAGGGCCGCCCGCATAGGACGAGGCATAGGCAAGGGTTTGGACAACCTAACCTTTATTGGCACGTCAACGCTTTGGGAGGCTTCGGTAGAGTCAAGGAGTGGGTTGATGGAGTCTGAGGAAAACTTCAAGCAGGCTTACAGAAATGCCTATGGTAGAGAAGCCTCGTATGAGGAGCTTATGAGGTTCAGAAATGACAACGTCGATGCCGCCAATACTATATTTGCCGCTAATATCGGTATTCTTATATTGTCTAATACAGCTATGTTCGGTGATATGTTTGGTATGGGTCTTGGTGTGGATAAGTTTATAAAACGCAATATATTTGGCGTAGGCGCCGAGAGGATGGATAACGGGACATTGAGGGCCATAACGCCTAAGAAATGGCAGAAAATAGCCGGGAATACGTTCAATATTATCAAGCGCCCAGTGTCAGAAGGTCTTTATGAGGAAGGTCTTCAGGGAGTGGCTAGCAAGTCCGCCGAGGATTGGGTAGAATCAAGATACAATCCTATGGCTATCCGGCAGAATATAGGCTATATGGAGGCTATAAAGAACGGGTTCAAGGAAACATACGGGTCTAGTCAAGGCTGGAAGGAGATCGGCATCGGTATGATTATCGGATCGGTTATGGGTGGAAAGACCTTTGGAGGTATAAAGGAATGGAGCCAAGACATGTCCAGGAACAAGGGGATGGTGGATGCCTACAACGCCAATGCCGGCGCCTTGACCACCGCCGCTGTCCGTGCTATTCGTGGCAGTATGGCTCTTAACGCTCAATTATCCGGCATAGACACATCGTACGAGAGTGATGGTAGGATCATAAATAAGGATTTCAGTGACGCCGTATTCAATCGTCTTCGTTATGATTCGGAGATGGGGATGCTGGATGATACGAAGGAGAATTTCAGGACGGTAGTCGAATCTATACCTAATAGCGATATAGCGTCCGATATGAATATGACGGATGAGCAGGTCAATGAGTATAAAGCCGATCTTGTCAACGAGTTTAATAAGAAGGTGGATAATTTCATTATGGCCAACAGATTCGCCGACTCCCTTACCGATGGTATATCCAATAGGTCGTTTAACGCCTATATCTCCAATATGGCTTATAATGGCCTTGAGGCGAAGGATAATTTGAACGATATTGCCAATCAGTTAAGAAGGATATACAATACGGATATAGGCCCCGCTCTTGATATATATTCTCGTCTTAATCCTGATTCGAGCAGGGATCTTGAAGAACTCAGGAAGCTTACGGATGATATACAGAGGATGGAGAAGAATATCTTGAGGCTTCAACAAAGTGTCGCGTCGAAGGACGCTCTTGAATCTGATAAGGCTAAGTTGGTCAAGGAGAATGATAGGCTTCTTAAATTAACAGAGGATAGGATCGCATTGGAGAGGAAATTAACTACGTTAATTAACTCAGAGGCTGATATATCTAAGTTGTTCTTAAATAGAAATGATTCAAGGATCAGTGCCGCTGATCTTATGGCGGCTTATGATACTATAGCTGATTTTGAGAACGTCGTATCTATCCGTGGGGTTGATAATTATAAGGAGGCTATGGCATTGCTTAGTGAGTATCGTCATAATCTTGTGGCTTATAAGAATATAAACGAGTCTCTTCGTCGTATGCGTGACAGAAGATTCATCCGGGCGCAGGAGCGCGGGTTCATGAAGATATTATCGAACGTATGGGGTAAGACTTATGAGGAGGATGATAGCAAGTATGATTTCAGGAATACTGATAATCCTGATGCCAATGATCTTTACGCCAACGACCAAGCTATAGACAAGGCTTACCAAGATGGTCTTATAGGGGAGGATGAGGCATTTATGTTCAAGACATATAATCATATGATAGCCAGATCTATGGAGAACGAGATTAAGACCGATGAAGGTAATATAGTCGAGAGGGTTCCTGATGATGAGGATATCATAAATCCTTCTGACGATAGAATCAATAATATAGCTATAAAGATATGGAACGGTAATGAGGATGTCTTATCTCCTAGGGAGAGACAGATATATGATAATAACAAGCCTCGTGTCGATAGTCTAGTTAACGGGTTTGGGGATAATCCTATTTCAAGGATCAATAAGGCTAGATCGATAATAGATAGATTGAAGATCCATGATAATATTTATGATAATATCAAGGACGCTGTTGATGATATTGTAGATATGAATATCAATGGTCTTGATCAGGATCAGATCAAAGAAGCTATAAAGACTTATAATGATCTTATGAATGAGGCTGACAATGGCAATGAGATTGATCAGGATAAGCTTAATGAGGCTATTGATATTATCAATAACTATTCTGATGATCCTCTTCTTCAATTCGTGGAATGGATGAGGTTGTATGATAATGGAAGTATAGCTGTCAAGGATTACGATAAATCCATACCTATGGGTGATGTCCTCACAGAGAGCGAACCCGGGACATCCACCGGCAGGACGGAAGTTAACGCCGCCCAGAACCCGGTGGTGTTGATGGCCCAGAAGAGAGAGATCGGTGGGGTCATGTATTATGAGGTTGGCGGAATGAGACTTGACAGGTTTATGGACAGTCTTGGGCTTAAAAGATCTGATGCCACTGATACTGATAATGGAAGGGTGATGGATTTCACCAACGGAACCGACATATTTACTGTTATAGAGTCGAATAACCACTCAAGATGGATGATTAGCGAGGATGACGCTCAGGCTTTCGAGAACGCTACCGGTGTCATATTGGGGCGGCAAACCGCCTTGTCGACCTCCATCTGGTTCATGGTGTATCGCAAGGGGCAGGATGGATCTATTGTCCCTTATTATACGGGTGATACGTTTGGATCTAACAACGAGTCGGTGAATCAGGAAGCCGTAGCTAATCTCCGTAAGGATAATATCGTAAGGTTTAAGATGGATATGTCAGATCCATATACCAAGGAATTGTATGATAAATACAATAGCCTTAACGCCGTTGACCCTAATTCTGATGAGACTAAGTCGGCTTACCGAGAGCTGGTTGATAATATGGTTATTAAGATCGTGGATAGCGACGGCAATTTCGTCTCGGTACTGAAAGCCAATGACCCGGATTCAAACGGAAGTAACGCTGATTTAAGGAGTAGGGCCTTTGAGTTATATAGGGATAATATAGGATCTGTTACTGGCGAGATTGATATACCGTTCGTAGGTACAGTTACCAGTGTTTTGCCGGGAAGACCTAATTTTAGCGTAAGTGATGATAATGGTACGTTGATGGTATCCGAGAATGATTTTACCAACGAGACGGTTGGTAAAGTCGAGAGCGTAGGATATATAGAGAATGGGGAGGTTACGATGAGGGATGATATTAAGTATAATATATTCCCGTTCTGTACGGCTATCGTCAGGGACAAGTATGGTGACTATAAAGATTCACGTATCCCGGTCGTAGCTATAAAGACAGGAAATGGAAGAAATTACCTGTACCCCGTAAGATTGAAAAATCAGGATATATCGTCATTCTCATCCATGATCGGATCGATGGCTGATAGGATTACGGAGGGTCTAGGCGGAGGCGTAAGTATTGATGATATAATGGATCTTAATAACGCTATAGCCAGATCAGGGTTGGATAATAAGACATATATGATTCCGCTGGCGGGAGACGTGGATGTTATCAAGAACCGGCTTAAAGCTGTCAAGGAAGCGGCTAGCAGGATGCCTATGACCGCTGACGTAAGAGGATGGATAGGTGATTCCAGAACTAAGGAGGATATTTTGATGAATGATGTTACGATCAACATTGATCTTAACAACGATCCTTTCATAGCTCCTAAGTTTAGGATGAGTATCAAGGAGAACGAGGTATCCAAGGAGGAGACGGAAGTCTTGTTCCCTAACCTGCCGGATCTGCCATCGGAGTTCGCCTCGCCTACGAAGGCGGCCGAGGACAAGTCTTTGGTTTCCGACGGTAACGTAGTATCCGGAGAAAATGAGGCGGAAAATCCTTGCTAAATAAAATATCTTGACTTATCTTTGCGGCGTCAGTCCATCACCTGACGAGTAAGATGTTTAAAAGTTGGTCCCTGTCGGGTGTGTGATGGCCCCGGTGGGGACTCTTTATATTATGCAACTAGATTCTTTTTTACATCGGAAGATCATGCAAGACCTACGCATCCAGCGAGTGAAGGTCTTGATGATGTTATACACCAGTAACTATTTTGTCAAGGTCAGACAAAAGCAGTTGCTTGATCATACATACGCCTTAAGCAGGGATCAGGCTTTTGATTATATGACTGAGTTCAATAAAAGACTTAGTGATAAGGTTGGTATAAAATGTACGATGGATATCCTTCTACCTACCGATGATGATAACGCTAACATCATAATCGAGCACAATGGTATTATCAAGAAGTTGATGAAGGAGGCCGATAAACTGGAACTTGATACTGATGCTATCAAAGTCATGATGCGTGATCTTCTTGATGAGTTGAAGGATGATATTGATCTTAATATCCTGATATTTGACGTAACCCAGTTACTTATAAAATATAATCTATTTAGGTTGGATGCCATAACCGAGCAGGAGTTCAAGAACTCTTTTGTCAGGATGGATAGTAGGAATATGGAGATAAAGAAACTAACTTTATCTGATATCAAGAAGGTGGTGGAGATGATAGAGGATAGGTATAGCTACGCTTTATATATGACAGAGGAATATGGCTGATTACATTTTTTGTAAAAATATCTCCTGTTTGTTTGTAGTTTCAAAATAAGGTCTTATATTTGCGGTGTCCATCCGTTATTGGGCCATAAGAAGATATTAACTCGCCTAGGCGTAGGCGATAGATGAGGGCTATTGGTGGAATAACGGACGCCAATGGTCCTTGTTGTTTTATATTATGGATAAAGAACATATTTTGAAGTTATATGACGATTTGAATTATTTTTGTCAAAAGAGAAAGTTGAAATATACTGATCCTCCATTATATTCAGAAGAACTATATGTTGTTGTAAGGAATTTTGTAGACGATCTTAAATATGTTGATAATAATGACGTTTTAATTATCAAGGATTGCACTATAACTTCAAGTGATAGCGATTATGGTAATTTTATTCATTATGCATTGATAATGCTGTTTGGTCATAGTGATTTTGATTTCGATTATACCTTGATGTTGTACAATCGTTTTATATCGGCAGCTATAGAATATGAGGATGAATTATATAAATATGGCTATGGAGAATATATTCTTGATAAGATGTGCATAGATCATATGTTTAATGGCGTTGTTTATAATATAACTATATTGAATACGGATAGTAACATTGATAGCATTAAATTCACTATTTCCAATAAATTGAAAGCTAATAGAAAATTGGCCGAGTTTGTGAGTAGAATGATGCCTAGATGTATGAGTTTTGATATTTATGATTTATACGATTTTACAATGTGTGCTATTTCTTCATTAAGGGAAATATCACGTAGTGATAATAAAAAGATGCAATTTACTTATATTGGATTAGATGCAAACAATGGTCTTGTAAAGATTGGTAAATCTAAGGATATATGTGCAAGAGAGAAAGCGTTGAGGGTTGCTAATGTGTATTTTCACATGATAGCATATGTAGATAAGGATATAGAGTCTATTCTTCATTCTAAATATAGTGTATATAATATTGATAGAGAATGGTTCCATTTAAGGAAAGATCAAGTCGAAGACATTATTAAAAAACATGATTTTAATATTGTAGAAAATAATAAAAGATATTTTGATCGTATAGGAGATTTTCGCTAAACGATAAATTCCATTTTTTTTTGTAATTTAGGATTGAGCTTTTGCCTGTCCGTGAGGATCGGCAAAATGATTTGTACTTTTCAGTAGAAACATAAGGTTTGTTATTATGTTGTTATTTTGGTATCCCGTCCGCTCGTGAGAGTAGATGGGATTTTATATCTTTGTAACAAAACGATTTAGTAATGGGACGATCTTGTTATGTTATAAAAAATAAGGAGGGTAGGGTAGATAATGTCCTTGCCCCGAACGACCAACCATCCGGATTATACCAAAGGGCGATGGAGGTGCTTGGCGACCAGAAGCAGGCCTTATCGGTCTGGGGTACGGCCTACTCCCCCGACTTCGTGTCTTTCTTTGGCGATTGGATGTCCATGCCATCAGAATATGATCTGGATAGTAATGGGGAACCTAGGTATGATGATGTCATGTCCTTTATCAAGCGGAAGAACTATTTCGTCGGTAATTTCATGGCCGATGAGGTTAAGGATATCAATAACACCCTTACTTCCTTGGGGGTTGATAATATCAATGATCTTAATGATATGATCATATCCAATTTCCTCTCCGGCGGTGATATATTCCTCAATAGATACAATCTTGATAGGTCCGGGATGTATGACGCTGATGAGATTGATAATATCATGACCAACAGATCAGCGTATGAGCGGGTAAGGGATATGATGAGGAGGATTGTCGATTTTATGTCTGACGGGGATCTTAATGAGAAGGATATGTATTTCCTATCCTCCGAGTCAGGTCTTGGTGATGATTATATGATATATGAGGATACATATGACTCGTTAGGGAAGAGAAAGGTCTTGAATCCAATAGAGGTAAGGGATACGATCATGAGGGCGGTAGGCGGTATCAGCGACCGCCGGGAGTTCGATCAGGCTTTCACCTCCATCCCCTACCCTTCCTTGGCACTCCGGTATCAGGAGGATCAGGATTACGCAGATCGGATGTATGACACGTATCGTAATATGACCCGTATGGAGGTTCGGAGTCAGGACGGAAATACGATTACCGACTCGTACTTCAATAGTACCATACCGTATATCAGTATGCCTAAGGATATGAAGGGTCTAAGGGATAAGGTTGGGGAGATAATCGATATGGATGATTTTAAGGACATCAAGGACGTTGCCGGACGTCTGCATGACATAGCCATGGATCTTGCCGACATGGGCGTGGATATAAGCGAGGCGATCAGCGATGAGATGGTTATATCCAGACCTGAGGATATCCGTGATCTTATGGCGTCGCTGGACGTCATGTTGTCTTCCATACAGGCCGGCAATTCGGTATACGATAGCTTTATCTCCGATCTTGATAGGATAACAGGAAAAGGGAATCCGATATACGAGGTTCAGGATACTTACTCTACCGGTGATAGAATGGTGTATGTAAGGTCCGGGAATACATCCCCTTCCGATATGTATGATAGGAGCATGTTGTATATTAGTAGGAATACGTACCATAACACGGCCCCGATAACCGACACCGATCAGGCCTATGAGATGTTGGCCGATATCGGGATAGAGCGGCCCTCGTACTTGCCGGCTGGCGTGGTTCCCGCAGGGGCTTCCCGTTCCGATATTGGCGTGGTCAAGGATAACATAAAGAAGCTAGTTATGTCCAACATCTCATCCTCGAATACAGAGAACATGATCCTTACCAGATTGATATACCAGCATCCCGTAACCCCTAAGATGGATGATGTCGATATTGATCGGGAGTTCAGGAGATACGAGGCTAGGCAGGGAAAGGATCGGGATTTTATCAAATCCTGTACATCGTTGAGGAAGATCCAGATCAAGGAAAGGTTAAAAAAATCGGATTTATATAATAATGTCTTACGTTTCCTTGATTTTAATGGATTTTATAACGTATCTTTGAACCACCATGACAGAGGTACGTTAAAAAGCATGGAGATGTCGTTGCCGGAAGGTCAGGTAAGGGATCTTCTGTTTGACGTGGCTATCGAGTCCGGTGACAGTAGCATGAGAAACCTTTTCTATCTGGATGGTCAGGATAGGATGATGGATGTCGGGTTTTACAGATATCTGTACCAAAGGAATCCGGGCCTGCTCCGGGAGGTCAACGGCGGCGTCGAGGCGAGACCGGACGGTTCGTTCTTGGCTCGTGGGAGGTATGATGATTTCGTGTCATTCCAATCCGGCTTATATGAGAAGGTAGGTGAGACGGTTGATGGTGCGATATACAGGTTCGTTGATGATCTTATATACTCCGATCCATCATCATATCAAGAAAACATGGTACGAAGGATGGGTGACGTTACGGTAAGGAGTGACGATAACCGCCTGTCAAGGATAGAGGATAATCCCTCATCCAGTAAGATAGTTAATGAATACACTGCTAATACAAATAAGTTGATGCGAGATTTTTCGTGTAGTTAATCTCTCTTTGACGTCGTGAGACGTTTTCTTTCGAGCATTGAAACATTGAATTTTATAGATTTGCGATGAATCCGGGTCGTAGTGATACGCTCCGGATTTTTTGTCTCTCGTCAGTCGTTATTAATACCATTTACAAGACATGACGTACTTTGATGATGACACATATCACGATTTTAGGGCTGTTAATTTTTGAACTTTGTAACGCCCGCCATCAGGTGGGGTTATTATTAATTCAAAAATAAATAGACATGGGTACAAGTGGAGACAAAATCGTTTTGTTAGACGGTATGGGTTCCGGTAGTGGAAGCGCCACTAACGGTTTATTATCTATGATTCCGGGTATGTTCGCCAATTTGATAGGCGGAAATAAGATGGATCCGAACTTGGTAGCGGCTTTGATGAACGGTCGTAACAACCAAGACGGTTTCGGCGGGGCTAACGGTTGGTGGTTGTGGATCATCGTCCTGTTCTGGTTATGGGGTGGCCGTGGCTTTGGCAATGGTTTTGGCAATGGTAATGAGTGTTGCGCTAATGGTCTTCCCGCTCAATTGAATAACGACTATGGTCGTGAGTTACTGATGCAGGCCATCCAAGGTAATAGAAGCGCTATCGATCAGATCGCTAACGCCTTGAACTGTACTACCACTCAATTGCAAAGCGCTATCTGTAACGTACAAGGCGCTATCGATAAGGTGGCTGGTCAGGTAGGTATGACCTCTCAGGCTGTTATTAACGCCGTACAGCAACAAGGTTGTGAGATCGGTAATCAAATTAGCTCTTGCTGCTGCAATTTGAGTTCTTTGATCAACCAAAGCACTTGCCAGACTCAGCAGATGATCAACAATCAAGGTTATGAGAATCGTCTTGAGACATTGAATCAGACTAACACGTTACAAAACACTATTAATCAAGGATTGACGAACAATCGTGAGCAAGCCACGAGTCGGTTCAATATCTTGAGCGCTAAGATTGATGCTCAAACAACCTTGATTAATGATAAATTCTGTCAATTGGAAATGCGTGAGATGCAGAATACGATCAATCAGTTGCGTGATGAAAGGTCGGCTTACCAAGCCTCCGCGTTGACTCAGCAACAGACTCAGAATTTGATCAACCAGTTGAGACCTACCCCTGTGCCGGCTTATCCTTCATGCTCTCCTTACCAGACTTATGGATGGGGTCAAGCATTTTATGGAGGTAATTACGGATGTGGGTGCAACAATGGATGCTGCAACAACGGAAACGCCGCTATTTAACTCTATAAAGGAAGGAGGCTATTATGGCTTGTGTTTCTAAAATAGGGTCTCTTTATGAGTTGGTCACGAAGAACGTGGTAGTGACTACTACCAACACCATCTTCGGCATCAACCCAAGGATATGGCTGTCCTTGCCATGCGAGGGCCTTCTGCTGCTGAAAATCCGGCAGGTGGTTCCGACAACAGGCGAGACATTGCCAGTACAGATAGCTGTCCCAGCGAATAGCACCGTATCCACGGTAGGTGATGACACATGCTGCCCGGTAACCGGCGTGGCTGTGGTGAACCCGATCAACGTGGCTGTGACCGGAGCGGCTATGGTTAACAACACCGAACGCCTTGTTTATTTCAATAAGGTAAGGGGTGTATTGAGGCTCATGGATTGCTGTGTGCCTACAACTTCCGCCTCGGCGTCGGAGACGACTGTTGATGAGGAATAGGTTAGATTGGATGTCTAATGGGAGGGTATTCCCTCCCGCTTAAAAATCGAGATATGTTTAGAGACTTAAAGAAAGGATTTCAAGTATATACGCTGGATACGTCCGATGTTCCGGTGTTCAGGATGGGGAATGTGGTTAACGTGTCCGAGCCTAGGTTCCAGCAACCCCAGATGGGTCAGATGGGGCAATATCAGCAACTACAGGATAGGGTGATAGACCTTACCGTGGAGATAAACGGGTCTTCCATGACCTATGTCGTACCGGAGAGCAGGGATGTCGCTATGTCCAATAACATAACTTTGGCCTGCTCGGTCGATCCGATCATGAACCAGCTTAACGCCGCTAAGAGAACCAGCTCCGATATTCTCGATAGTATCGATAAGCATAGGAGGACGCTAGAGGCTTGTGATTCGATCCTTGAGGAAATCAATCCGGCTTTTAAGCAGACTAAGGATCAAGACCGGAAGATCAAGAATCTTGAGGAGAAAGTCGATAGGATGGGATCCTCTTTCGATGAGCTAAAAGAGTTGTTAATTAAAAAATTAGGTTAAGATGAGAGTTATAGATTTAGGCGGCGGTCACGATGAGGACTACAATGACGAGATCTACGATCGTAGAGGCGGCCGTGGACGTAGCAGGCGTTCGGATGGGACTTACATGGGTTATGGTGGTGGAATATATGACCATTATGGCAAGGAGCATGACGGCAGAATGGATGAGCTAGAACGCCGTGAGCGTGATCTTGAAAGACGCGAGAGGGAGCTGGAACGTGACGAGCGTGAGCTTGAGAAACGCGAGAGACTCCATGAACGTGAGGACGAGATGTATCGCAGGGGATGGTTCGGTGAGCGTGGCATCCGTGACGAGTTCGATGGTACCGAGCCGTATATGCGCAGGGGACGCAGGAGTCGTTACTACTGAGGAGCAGACGCCGATGACCCGGATTATAAGCGGTATATAGACACCCATGGATATCACTTTTCCAAGGAGCTGGCTAGGGAAGCCGCTGACAAGATGCTTAACGCCGACGGGTCCAAGAGAAGATGGACGATGGAGGACGCTAAGCAGATGTTCGATAAATGCGGGGCCAAGAAACCTGATAACGCCACTTGGGGAGATATCCAATACCTGTTCGCTATGTTCTATAGCGACTACTTTCCTAAGGTATTGGATTGCGACCAGAAAATAGTCAAGGCTGTCTTGGCTTATCTGGAAGACCCTGACGCCCCGGAAGGGACGGCGTTCGTAAGGTATCTGGCGGTGCGGTGCTTCGTCGGTGACACAATCAAATGGAGTGATATGATTTAGTTTGATACAACGTTGGAGAACCCTGTCGGCAATAGAATACCGATAGGGTTTCTTTTTGATCGTAGCCTTATTATGATTACATTTGTTCGAGGTAGATCTTTTGTTCATAGGGAGGGTGGGCGGGAATGAAAAAAGGCATCCTCACGGACACCCTTCCCCTTTGGTTGAAAATCACTTAAAACATTATGAGTTACTACACCGCAAATATAGATAATTAAATACAAACTGCAATGGGTAAGGGGTATTATTGGATAGAGCCAGTGGATCAGACGTTGAATGATTTTCAGTTTTATAAGGCACGTATCGTAGGCGATCCTGAATATGACGAGAGACATCATCGAGTTATATTGAGAACTGATAAGTATTTCCCTGTCGGAAGTATCTTCCATGTCTTAAAAGACCCAGAGATGTTTGTTATAGAGAGGAAGTTTAAGACATGGGGGAATAAGTATGTCGTTAAGCCTTGTGAGGGTGAATGGGAATGGGAGTCTGTCCAGAAACTTAAAGACAAGGCTATTATATTCCGTAGCGGATTCCTGCACGGGGACGGCAGTTTCTGACACTTACCCGTATCTCCCCCCCCCCTCGATTTCTTGGTATTTATGTATATAACTATATTTGAGCAAAAAATAAGTTTGATATGGAAGATTTTCAAGGTAAATACAATGGTAAGCAGATAGAGCAGCTTTTGGATAAGGCTAATGATATTGATCTTACCAAATATGCTCTTAAGACGGATAATGCCCCTACCGCCACGAAATTACAGGCGGCTAGGACCATAGCGCTGTCCGGGGCTGTTACCGGTAGTGTCTCATCGGACTTCGGAGGCAACGTAACTATCTCCACGACATTGGCCAATTTTGATGCCTCTAAGATCGCATCCGGAACCATCAGCATAGATAGGTTACCTAAGGCGGCTTTGGAGAGATTGGTCGTGGTAGCTGATGATACGGCTAGATTCGCCCTTACCACCGCTACGGTTCAAAGCGGTGATACGGTAAAGGTCACGTCTACAGGTAAGATGTATCTGATAAAAGACGAGTCTAAATTGAACAGTGAGGATGGGTATGAGCCTTACACGGCCAGTCAGGTTTCCTCCGTGCCTTGGTCCGGGGTTACGGGCAAACCAAGTACCTTCACCCCTCCCACGTCCTCCGCTACCGTTCTTGGCGGTATTAAGGTAGGATATACGACTTCCGGGAAGAACTATAAGGTACAGCTGGATTCGTCCGGCAACGCTTACGTTAACGTTCCGTGGACGGATAATAACACAACGTATAATGAAGCCACGGCCGACACCTTAGGATTGGTTAAGATCGGCTATGCTTCTAATGGAAAGAACTACGCTGTGCTATTGGCTAATGGCAAGATGTACGTCAATGTCCCTTGGACTGACAGTAACACGACTTATACCCAAGCTACAAGCGATAATCTGGGTCTTGTTAAGATCGGGTATTCAGCTAACGGAAAGAATTACCCGGTAGCTCTTGACGGAAATGGTAAGATGTATGTGAATGTTCCGTGGACGGATACCAACACGACATACACCAATATGGGAGCCGCTTCTGCCTCAGCGGCGGGAAAGGCAGGTTTGGTCCCCGCACCTGCCGCCGGAGCGCAAGCCAAGTATCTTCGTGGTGATGGGACATGGCAAACTCCTCCTAACACCACATATAGTAACATGGGAGGAGCAACGTCCTCAGCCGCAGGATCGGCGGGATTGGTACCAGCGCCGGCTGCCGGCAAGCAAGCGTCGTTTTTGCGTGGTGATGGCACATGGGTGGTTCCGACAAATACCACATACGCTAAGGCTAATACCACGACCTTAGGATTGGTGATGATCGGATATTCGGAGAATGGCAAGAATTATCCGGTGGAGTTGGATAGTAGTGGTAAGATGTATGTCAACGTGCCTTGGACGGATACTAATACAACGTATGGTGTTGTAGGAGCTAACGGGTCCACGGGGTTGGTCAAGAACGGCAGTACCGTGACAAGCGCTTCCGGCTATACCGCCTGTCCTATTGTCGGTGGTATCCCATATTATAAGGATACGAATACTACCTACGCCAATATGAAGGCGGCTACGGCATCTGCGGCTGGCGCTGCGGGATTGGTGCCGGCCCCAGCCGCAGGCGAGCAGGCATCTTTTCTTCGTGGCGATGGGACGTGGGTAGTGCCTACCAACACCACATACGGATTAGCTTCCACCACAGCCAACGGCTTATTGAGACAGCTTGATGGCAGTACATCCAGTTTCATGCGTGGAGATGGCACTTGGGCTACACCTCCTAACACGACATATGCCGTGGCCAATGAGTCTACTAACGGTTTGATGGCGGCCGCCGATAAGAAGACCATGAACAGGCTTATAGGGGTTAATACGGTCACGACATTAGCTAACCTGCCTATTAGCAAGAGAAGTATCACGGCTACGTTATCAGCCGCTACCACCCTATCCGTGCAGTCAGGGATGCAGATAGGGGAGGAGCTGATGATCAGGTGCGTCCCGTCGGCGGCCTTCACGCAGGCTATACCCAACTCCGGGGCTTATGTAAGCATGAGTGGTACTTCTATAACCACTACGGCTAACAAGCCTTTCGAGATAAATATCTGGTGTTACGCTTCAGGTAAGTATAGTATCGCCGTTAAAGAACAAGATTAATGATATAAGATATGAGCTACGTATATATAAACAGGGAAATATATCCCAATCAATTAGTCCAGGACGATCCGCTTGATGATAATTACGCCAAGGGCCATAGTTATGATGATTACATTAACGGGAATCCCGCCCCATGGATAGAGCTTGGGGAGGAGCAATTGGCGTTCAAGGAGGCTAATCCTAAAGCTACGGTTAAGGAGATTATCGAGGCTAAATTGGATGACTCAAGGCTTCTTAATGAGGAGAAATCGGCTAAGTATGAGGAGATCAGGACTTATGAGAATAATAATCTTCATGAGTTTTTCTTGGATGACCAAAATATCTATATCCCTGAATATGATAGGCGTAACGCTTTGGCTGATGGGGCTATAGCTGGTAAGATAACGATCATGGGTCTGAAGTTTGATATGACGGAAGGCAAGATCTTGATCGGGATGATGGATAAGTATGATAATGACCTGATGTCGGCGTTAGGAGCCAAACAGAGGGAAGTAAGCTTAGCCACTACCGTAGAGCAGGTGAGGGCTATTGACGCTCAGTCCGGCTATCCAGATAAGGTAAATATCACCATGACTTATGTCCGGCAACAGGCAAAGGAGAAAGATGTCTCCGATTCTCAGAAAGTGGCTGTCAGATTCTCCAGAATGGTGGTTAATAACAAGACTATATCTTTATCCCCTAATGAGAAACTGGATGTTAAGGTTCTATTCCCTATATGGGGACAAGAAGGGGCGGAGTTCGGGTTGTCGGTGGATGCCGGATTCTGTCTCAGGGTGGTGAAGGACGATACGGATATCCTTTATGAGGTTATTCAACAACATACATTATCAAAGGAATGGGAACCCGGATTGGATACGGCCTCCTTGTATAAGGTCGTTGATAAGGAGCATGCCGGCACTATAGAAGACCCTATCCCGTATTTCCCTCCAATGGAGATATTCAAGGATAAATATTACATCCAGAACGCTGATGTATATAAGTGTACTAGGGATAGCGGAACTCCTCTTAGTCATAATCTAAAGGACTTGATCGGGTTGTATGTTGAGGTTGTACAGGGCTAGTTGTATCTACCCCCCCCCTATATTTGGCTTGTGATATGATACAAGTTATTTTTGGCATAATAAAATGACATTTGTAAATATATTTAAGTATGGCATCACAAAAATTCGGTTTCGTAACCGTCGACCCGGTATCAGGATCAGGAGATCAGGCGGTTAATTTCTCCGGTGAGAAACACACCGGTCGTCTTCAACGCACTATCAACCTTACGGTCACCACGAACGGCGGGGCTAGGAAGGCGTTGGTAGTTAATCAGGCAGCGGCTGCTGAGGTGGTAAGACCAGACAGCCCTAACGCTTCCGTACAAAAGACAGGCGGTAATGTTACCATCACCGGTAAGTCTAACAGTACTAAGCTTACGTTCGCGGTCACGCCGGCTGAGGAGAACGGGCTTATGTTACAGCTCCCGGCTAACTACACGGCGGCTGGAAAGACTACGACTAACGGAGCGGTTATCGCCGACGATCCCGGAGCCGCTGGCGAGTTCGTTTGGAGCATCACGATCTCGGACGTACCGACCAACGTCACGATCGAGGAACTGACAGCTACATTGAAGGTAACTGCCGCTGGTGGCCAGACAGCCAACGTGACGGTAACGCAAGCCGCTGGAGACTCTACTATCGAGCTTGACAAGGAGACTATTAACTTGGATGTAAATGGTACTCAACAGACGGTTAACGTAACATCTAATGACAGCTGGACATGGGCGCAAGTTGCGGCTAGAACCGCATTGAGAATGATGGGACGATAATCAGTTTCTTTTCGCTTACTCAGACCCCGATCGACTAAAGCCGGTTGGGGTTCTCTTGTTTTATTATCTTTGTGAGTAGAAGATAACTAAAGGATATAATTATGAGTGATTTGAATGTTAATTGGAAGGACGGGGTAGGCGAGGTAACGGACCAGCCTCTGACCGTCAGTCCGGGGTCCGGGGCCGGAAACGCCTCCGTTTCCTTTGGCTCGGTGATGAACAACGGTCTTGATCGGACTCTTGAGCTGGAGATAACAGCTCCAAAAGGTGCTAAGAAGATACTTACAGTGAATCAGGAGGGATGCAGGCAAGCCTATGTGACAAGCGATGGCAAACGATGGTTGACTAGCGACAATCGGGTGTATGGGGTGTTGAAAGGTGATGCGCCGTGCCAATGCTTTGATACCGGTATGCGTGGAGTGGCTAGATTTAGGATAGATGACAAAAAACAGATTTCTGTTATAGATTCTTGTGGCGATAGCTCATGGATTAAGGGACGAAGGTGCCTGGTTAAGAAAACGGACGCTGGGGTCGCCATATGCTATCTGGATGAAAATAATTCGGAATTGTTCCATGACGGTAAGACCCAAGCCAAGCTTGACGGTACCATGGGTCAGTGGATGACAGATATACCTAGTTATAGGTATAGCTATACTGGATTCAAACATGATAATAATTATGATATTATCAATTATATTACATTAACCCATAACGATGTCGATGACAATATCACCAAATGGGGAAATAAGGGGCTATTCAGGAGATGTTTGGTAGGCGTAACAGAGGCGGTTGTTGTCAATAGTAAATTGTGGAGTCGCAAAACAGGAGATGAATATTCTACGGGAAATTTAGAATCACGTTTATTTCATGATTACGCTACGGCGTTAGGTGCAGGATTTGATATTATTGATTATGAGACACATTGCAAGATAGCTCATTTATTCTACGCAAAATACGCTGATAGAAACCCTCAAGGGATGGATCGTTTTGGGACTGGAGAAGACTCGTTTGATAGAATTATTGGTACCACATCCTCGCTAGGGAATAATGACGGAAAAACTTCCACCCAAATCAGTTTCTTGGGCATAGAAGATTTTTATGGAGGGAAGAGTGAGTTTATGGGAGGAATAGGATTTTATGGTGAAGATGTATATATATATGATGGGTTTAACCCATATAAACCTCCTACTGTTGATTATCGTGTAGTGTATTCAGGAATGTATAAAGAAAGTGGAGGTATATATAAAGTAGTATGGGGGGAGCATGGCGATATGATTCCTAAAGTCATTGATATGTTTTCTAGTAACTTTCATTGTTGTGACTTTGGATATATTGACGGTTCAAATGGACGCTGGCAGGGAGTTACTCGGTCTGGTTATGGAGCGAGCCTTTACAACGGAGTCGCTTTTTTCTCAGATGGAGGATCTTGGGCATACAAAGGGACTCGTATCCAGTACAGAGGAACTATGCAAGTTATAGATGATCCAGCTGATTTCATAACAATGCCGATAGGTTTTTGATTCATGGTTTTGTTTTTACAAAATTTGTAATTACATTTGTGGCGCATGTCCATCACCATGCTTTTCGTCGCTAATTTATTATAAGGGATACCGGTCTGTGATGGGATCGGCATCCCTCTGTTTTTTACCAAGATTATGAGTGAGTTCCTGCACCGTGAGGGTGGTCGTTATTGGACAGAGATAGACGGCGTAAGGCAGTTGTATCGTAGGATTGAGTGCAAGATGTGTTTTGAGGTTATAGAAAAATTAAGAATATTATGAGAGAGCAGAAATTTGATTTCGTGATATATCCGTTGGATTTGATTATCACGGTTGGATTAGATTATAAGACGTTGTGTGATCGTTTCGAGAATATGGAACCTGAACACGAGGGGAAATGGGGAGATGAAGATGATATGGATAAGGAGGCGTCTTTCGCGAATTTGGTAAGGGATAGGGACGATGATGATAAATTTGCCATACTTTGGAATTTTTCGAGCGACGATGATTTAATAATGAGAAATATATGTCACGAGTCATTCCATATAGCAATGAGCGTATGCCAATTTTGCAACATGTCTCTTGGATTTAAGGTTGGAGAGGATGAACACGCAGCGTATATAGCCGGCTTCGCTGGTGATTGCGTTAGTGAGTTCATCAATAGCAAGAATACGGATTAAGTCATAAATTCTATAAGGAATATAAGAATATCAGCCTCCGCTTATTCGTGGAGGCTTTTTGTTTATCTTTGTCAAAAACATGAAGTTATGTCGAGTTGCGTAATTAAAAGGAATAAGGAAGGTAAGATAACCCGTGTCTTGACCCCTTCCGGCGAGGTATCCACCTTGTTCGATAAGATAGCGGGTATAGCAGCCGTAAGTGATCTTGATAAGGCGGCTGAGGCTTATATGACCGCATATAATGATAAGTTTAGGTCTAAGTTCGGGGATTGGGTGTCTAATGCCAAAAGAGAGGGATTAAGGTCATCTCTTAGGTTTAGAACGTCGTCACAGCTGTTCGAGGAATACCCCACGTGGCTTAGCGGCCAAACCACTTCCACCGGTCAGCATTCCACGCAGATCACGTCTACCGTGAACACGTATAAGAAGATCGGTGATTTTATATCCAATGAAGGTCTGGAGGGCAAATCCGTGCTTGACGCCTCATCCGGTCTTGGCGTTGGCACGCAGGCGTTGCGTGATATGGGGATGGATGTCGATGACGTTGAGCCATATCCGTCGTCAAAAAGGATTCCTCCCACGTATTCAAGGTACGAGGATATAGACAAGAAATATGATTACATAATCAGCAACGCTGTCTTGAACGTGATCCCTGATGATTGGAGATCCGACGTACTTAAATCAATGGCTGACAAATTGAAGGTCGGAGGCAAGTTGTTCATAAATGTCCGTGACGCTAAGGGCGTGTCCGCACAAAAGCAGAAAATAGAGCTTGACGATCCGTCGGAGATACTTGTCACTGATTCAAAGGGGAATATCAGGGCCTATCAAAAAGGGTTCACGAGGTCGTCGCTTAAAGAATATGTCGAGCGTGAGCTTGGGGGTATGTTCGAGGTGGAGACTGCGAATCCCGGCAACAGCGGAATGGCGTCTGGCATGACGGCCGTCGTCGTGACAAGGAAGAGACCTGGGGATTTGAGATTCAGGGACGTAAGCGAGGTAAAGGCCGGTATGTCGGAGAAAGTATCTGGTCTCGCTAAATTAGGTACTACGGTGAATATCGTTTCGATTGACGATATAAGAAGTGAGGTAAGTGATCATGATTACGCCGATATGATGTCCAAGAGCAAGGGATGGTATGACACGGATACCGATACCATCACTATCGTAGCTGACAATATAGAGGATGAGCAGGATTTGGAGAGAACTATCTTGCATGAGGTAGTTGCGCATAAAGGGCTTAGAGATCTTCTTGGTAATCGTTTTGATGATACGATGAGGAAGATATTCGATTCGATGGACGAGGCTGACCAGCGGTCTTATTTAGACCGATACGGCGATCAGGTCATAGCCGCCGAGGAGTTTATGGCTACCCTTGCCGAATCCAATCCAAACTCCAGTTTATGGGATAAGATCATATCGTTTGTTCGTGATGCCCTTCGTTCCATGGGTCTCGATATTAAAATGAATGATACGGATATGCGTACGCTTCTCACTAGGTCAAGGGATAGGTTATCGGAGGTGGATAAGGAGCTTAGTAAGCCCATGAACCAGATAAACAATCTCCTTGCTTATGATAGCGGGGAGCCCAGATTGTTCTTTAGATCGGATGACGGCAAGATACACGACTCTTACGCCAACGTCATAAAAGGCTCGTCCGGCGGGCGGATCGAGGCCGGGTTCTTGGCCGGCAGTGTCGAGGAGAGTGACGTCCCGTCCGGTACGGCTGATATCTCCTTTGGCTCGTCCTCCATAACCCTTAACAACAGTGAGTCATTCATACCGGTCCTTGGTATCAGCTCAGGCTCTAATATAAGCACTCGTGGAGGGTTTGTCAATTACCTTATCAAGAAAGGTCTGTTGAGCGGGGAGCGTATAAGGTTAGGGGATAGGTATTATCTTACCGGAGCCGGCAACTCTGATGGTCTTAAGATCTATAACGCTATGGACGCCTTGTCTAGACTAAGGAACAGGTTTGGTAGTATGTCTTCTGAGATGAACGTATTAGGCTCCATCGGTTTTGATACGGAGGTAAATAACGATCTTGATCTTATCACGACATCAGGGGAGAAGGTTACGGTAAGCAGATCGGAGATAAAGGGCATGTTAAGGCAAGGTAAGTTTGAGGAGCTTAATAATAAGTATGATGGGTTCATGGAGCTAGCCTTGTCGTTGATGATGGAGGATAACGCCTTGTACGGAAGTAATGTCCGTGGGGTTATTGAGAATGAGAAGGCGGAGGATCTTCAGAACAGGACTGATATCACCAACATCTTATCCACGTTAGGTATCCGTGTGATGGGTATGTCCGAATATATGGATAAGTATAAGATGCGTAATGGTGTCGAGCCTTCGGCTAGGGCCTTATCCGATATGGCTAATGGGGTTATTGCCCTGGCTGAGGGAGCTACGGTAGAGGATCTTAATGAGGAGGTGGCTCACTTCTTGATCGATACTTATCGTAATCAGCAGGAGATTGACGAGGTTCTGGACTCTGTTGTCGACACGCCATTATGGAATCAATTCGCCGGTCGTTACTATGAGGTGTATGGGAAGGAATACCAAGGGGAGGAACTGGATCGGATGGTGAAGCGGGAGATCCTAGGTAAGACGTTGGCCCAGCGGTTCGTACCGGGCATGGAACAGGCGGTGGAGGATCTGACCTCGTCCGAGGACTCCCAGCTCTCCTTGTTTGGCAGGATAATCCGGGCTATAAGGAATTTCTTCTCTACCCAAAGATCAGACTTGAATAAGGTTCTTGATAGGATAAAGGAGTCGGCGTTAGCTGATGATCCAAGCGCATTTGACGTGCTTCTGTTAAAGGATAGCGACCATCTCATGTACTCATTATCGGATGTTGACGTGGCTAATAAGTTGATCAAGAACGGTAGGTCATTGGAAAGGCTATACACCAGATTGCAGAGGATGAGGTCAAGCCAGAGCCAGAGGATCGGGGAAAGCATCTCCCTTCTACGTGATATAGGCGAGAAGGTAAGACAAGTCGGGGGTGAGCTAAATAAGAATAACAACCTATTATCCACCAAGAGCGTCATAGCGACCGCCAAGGCTGAGGTGGAGTATTTGGTCACTGTCGCCAGTAGCCTACGTAAGAGCGGAAAAGGATTGGATTATGAGACGATACAGGTTATCGATAACGTATATGGGGAGATAGTTCCTCTGATCAGGAACCTTCGTGGATTCGTCAATAATCAGGCGGCTGATTATTATGGCAGCAATAAGGTTGGTATGGTAGAGGATATGGATGATATATTACGTATGGCTGAGACATCCATGTCTGATATAAATGCTCTTCGAAGTAATCGTAATGAGGACTGGCTGGATGGACAGCTCAGGATGTTTAATATCCCGGAAAGATATTGGAATGGGATAAAGAAGTTGATAAATAACATCCATAAGGATATCAATGTCATGTCCCGGTTCTTTGGTACGCTGGAGCATAGTGGTAACGCTATTTTAGGTATGTTAGGCCAACGTCTAGCCAAGGCCCATAATGAAGCCCATATCGAAGGTATATCTAATATCAATAAGATGACTAGGATGATGAAAGAGCGTGGATGGGGGATAAAGGATAATGAGGATCTTATACAGAAGATAAATGGGAAGAACTCGGATTACCTTGACTCGTCCCGTGATTTCGCCAAATACGATTTACTATACAGGACCGAGCAGGCTAAGGCTATTATCGATATATATGATCTTAAGAATGTTACGGGTAAGACCGAGAAACAACTTATCGACCTTCTTCTATCCGATAGAGGCCTTAAGGTGAAGACCCGTGACGACATAGTAGGATATGACGGGGATAAGCCTATCACTAAGGAGGTATATCATATATTCAAGCCTACCATCCAGAATTTCGATATCTCGGACATGACGTTCGAGGATCAGCAACGGTATCTGGATACGATAAATAAGTGGTTGGATGAGAACCGGGAGAAACCTATGGTGCAGGCTTATTACGATAAGATCGAGAAAGTCAATAAGAAGGTCGAGGAAAGACTGGGTCGTAGGGTATCGCAAGCTACGTCCGATTTCATGACCCGTATCCGCAGGAGCAGGTATGTGGCTATGGATAAGTTCGTGAGGAACGGGAAGGTCGATTGGAAGGCGTTTCAATCCGATCCTATAGCTTGGAGATCTTATCTGGATATTTTACGTGATAGGGCTATAGCCAAGAGCGAGTGGTATTCCGATGGGACACCAAAGGAAGAGGGATCCGAGGCTCTGATGATGTCCGAGGAGATCAAGGCATGGGACGAGGCGTGGGCCGAGGAGTTCGGGAATACCAACGAGGGTCGTAAGGCTTCCGCCGAGTTCAAGGAGATACTTCGTGGGATAGAGCGGTCCGAGGGCGGTAAGGCGGCGTTCGAGTTCCTGCTGGCCGGTGGTCATCTTGGTTTCTCCAAGGATATGTGGGGATCCGAGGAGGGTGATTATTACGAGAATCTTGTTGATAAGATCACGGAGCAATCTGTATCATCATTAAGAATAGAGAAGGTAGAGGAGGCGATGGCGACAATAAACGAGATCAATGACCAGCTAAGGCCTTTGCTTATCCAGTACCGGGATAGCACGAGATACGGGGAATATGATTTCGACAGGCTGCGCGGGTCGGCGTCGCTAAGGAAGATAAACGAGTTGTATGATCGTCTGGCAGAAGCTAAGAGCGTCATTAATGCCGCCGCTTCCGCTGAGGATATTGAGATGGATATGCCTGATACGGTGGAGAGTGGAGTCACGGATTCCTACCGTAACGCTCTAAGGGACGCCATGGCGTACGACAATGGCATGGATGAAATTAAATTCGCCAAGGAGCATATGTCCGCCCGCTCCCGCAGCCAAGTGGAGCGGATGGCCTCCAAGCTATCCCGGAAGAACCCGTCATGGACAACCGTGGAGGTGGCGTTCTTTAGAAAGAAGTACGGTCCTGACTTCAACAATAAGCTGGCTAATGATATAGCTATGGGTAAGGCTAATAGTATACTTATCGAGTACGCCAGAACTCGGCTATATCCTTATATGAGAAAATACTCTCCCAAGGGGTATTCTGGCTTCGTCAGGAAGATAAATAACGGTACGTATAAGGTATCCGAGTTCTTTGATGCCATGGAAAATGGTATATCAAAGGAAGAGAGCGTATCCCGTTTCGGGTTCGATATTAATATGATTGACTTATCGATCAATAACCAGTGGCTAGAAGAGGCCGATGCCGAGAGTTCTTTCCGTAATCCTAATTATAATCCCGATCTGGGTTATGGATATCATACGCCTAGGTTCGATAAGTACAAGAACGAGGCTTTTTTCAAGAAATACGGTATTACCAACGAGGGGGAGGAAGCTACGATCAATAAGGATAAGTGGGAGATGAGGAAGGAGCTGCTTAACATAAGCCGTAAGGCTATGGAGGATTATGATGAGCGATTCCGGAACATCTACCAAATACCACAGATATCCAAGGGCGGCGTGGAGAGGATGGTGCAGGCCGGGGTTGACCCGAAGGCGGCCATCGGCAACGCCGTACGTGATATCGTTGGCGAGAGGGTGGATGACCCTATACATGGTCAGGGGCAAGACCTAGGAGGGATTGATGAGAACGATAACAAATATCGTATGATCCCCAAATACTATCTTAGTAAGTTGGAGAACGCCGATGACGTGTCCCATGACTTCGCCTACTCCTATTCCATGTTATCCTTACAAGCGACCTCTTACAAGTATAAGAGGGCGGCCTTGGATGATGTTATGGGATATAGGAACATGATGCTGGAGACGCAATACGACGGCGGTAAGAACCCAGAGGCCACTCACGCCTATAGAATGTTTCAGGACTGGGTTAACGCCAGTATCTATGATGTTAGGATAAATAATAAGCGGGCAGAATGGAATATAGGTAATTATAAGGTCGATCTTAATAAGCTGGCTCTTATGTTTACCAAATTCGTATCCAAATCCAACTTAGGCTTCTCCCCATTCGTCGCGGCTACCGGCGCCCTTACCGGGCAGGCCAACTTCCTTTTGGAGGGTATGGTAGGGCAGTATATAAGCAAGGACTCCATGAAATACGCCTATGGGGAAGCCCAGAAGCAGTTAAGTACGTACGTGTCGGAGATCGGGGATATAAACCGCACCAACAAGCTATATGTCGTTGGAGAGGCTCTAGGCGTGTTCAATGTCCGTAACCGTGTACGATCGGCAGCGTATAACAAAATCTGGAGAACCTTATTCCGGGACCTGCCGTTTAAGATGATGGAGGTTCTTAACTCCCCGTTGGATCCGCAGGTCATTATCTCGGTCATGGATGATACCCGCCTATACGAGGGTCAGTTCTGGTCATACTCCAATTTCAAGGAGATGATGATGAAAGACAGAAATATGTCCGCTAACGAGGCTAAACGCGATTGGGAGCGTTTAAGGGATTATTCTATGTGGAACATGGTAGATGTCAAGGACGGAAAGATCGTGGCTAAGAACGAGGCTAACAAGGATATTATAGACCGATATATACCCACCTTGTCCAGTAGGGTAAGGAGTATGGTGCAGATCTGTGACGGCGCCTTGAACGAGCAGAACCGGGTGGGGGCTAGCCGGAACGCTATCCTTAATATGGTGCTGCCTCACCGTGGATGGTTTATATTGGCCGTACAGCGGGCGTATAAGAAAGCCGGTTTCAATTTCCAAACCAACCAGTTTGAGGAAGGATATATGAGAACGTTATGGAGACTGGCCGGTAATGTCTATGGATCGATGTCCGAGGGCAGGATGGGAGAGGCATATGACGTGCTTAAGGAAGAGTATGATAAGCTTACCCCCTACGAGCAGATCAATATCAAGAGATCGATTATCAACATGGCGGTATTCGCTACGATGATGGCCATAGGACGGGCATTGATGGGATATAGGGAGGATAATGAGGATAGCTGGTTCGGGCAGTTCATTACCTACATCGGGTTCAGGACGATCAATGAGATCGCCTCCCAGACATCCCCGTTCATGGAGCTTAACGCCATAGACATGCTACAGGATCCGCTAGTCACCGCCCGGAAGTTAGGCGACCTCACCGATCCTCGAAACTGGGATCCGTTCGCTACCGTCCAGACCGGCGTATATAAGGGCGAGAGCAAACTATGGAGGCAGCTCATGAAGTTCTCGTTTGGTAAGCAATGGTATAATATCAAGACGGCTAGGGATATTAAGCAGACATCCGACTACTGGTTGATGACCAACGGCATGACGATGGGATTCTTCTTAGGAGGCAGGGATAAGGATGAGTCCGGGGAGGACGCTAATTGGTATTTTGACAGGGGAAGATAACTGATATAGTATGACAAAAAAAATAGCCAGTCAATTGTTTAAGACAATTTGATTGGCTATATTTGCATCATGAAACAATGAATGACGGGATCTCACTTCAAGGTCATTCAATGTGTAAGATATTTTTGGCTCATTAGGATTTGTCGAGGTGAGATCCGGCATTTCCTTTTGGGCCTATTTTTTATATTATGTGTAATATTGTTTTAAATGACGATTTGTCTATTAGATCGTATTTTGAGAAGGTTCTTGAGTTAGTTGAATCCGGAGAAGATTTTCCAGTTAATTTAGATGATGTTTGGCCTTTGATATACTCTGATAAAGGTAAGGCCGTTAGGGTTCTTACTGGTGATAATGGTTTTATCAAAAATATTGACTATAAGGTTTTTACCCAAAATGGCAAAAACCCGGTTGGCGGTAGACCTACGATCTCTCTCAATCCTTTTGGTTATATTGAGCATCTTTTCGTATGCTTCTTTATGCCTTTTGGTCATTTTGTCTAGCTCAGTCGTATCATTTTCCCGTATAACCGTGAATATATACTCCTTGTTACAATTCCAACATTTTATTAGTCTTTCTGATCCACACTTCTTGTCCTTGTAGAAGAAGCATCCCCTACATGGCTCCCCATGGTCGTAGCTTAATACTACAAGCAGCTCCATGCCGTTCTTGTATATCACGTCTCCTTGTTTCATCTTGTCTATTTTATTAATCTCATTATCAATATAGCAAAGTTGGATATTATCCATACTACAGATATCCAGAATGTTATACTTAACATAAATCCTATATTCTTAGGTATAGGATCTATTCTTCTGAATGTTAAGATCATGTATATAAATGTCTTTATGTTCACAATTTACGATATTTTTCTATATAGTTAACTATTAAATCTTTAACTCCTTTTGGGACATCTACCAGTTTGAGATTACCTTGGAATATGTCCTTGCCGTACTCATCCATAATCTCCCCGAATGAAGGATTCATGACTCTTGTTAACATAGATATCGGTTGATCAGTGTCAAATTTGATAACGATCTTCTTTCCGCCGTTTATCGCCTTTTTAAAAGCCACGTAAAGCTTTCGGCCTTTTATTATATCACAATTTCCTTTCAGGATATTAGACATATGTATGACATGCTCTTTCTTCGCATCTCCGGGGTTGTCCATAAGCTTAAGATCTCCTCCGGTATCTCTCCATTTCCTGAAGCACGGGAAACATAGACCGTGATTTGCCTTGGCGTGTCTAGGTATCATCCTGCTGCTGCCGGCTGGGATCGTATCGCCACAGCAGATACACGTCCTATCCTTGTTGGTGCGCATCGGCACATAGCTCTTTATCGGGTATTCTTTTCTTTTATACATCTTCTTCTGTTTTCAAAATTATCATCACCATACTCATAATTAGGACAAGCTTTGTTGCTTGGACGCCTTACGTATGTTGTTTGTTTCCTATTATGTTTCCTGTTAGGGTTTATATAATGGTCACACACCTGCCAAATAGAACAACATGCCTTGCCATATCTTTTCGCCCATTCATTATCATGCAGATGTACGCATGTGCCGCAAGTCGGGTTCTTGAGCTTATCCCTGTTGTTATCTATAATATCTTTAATCTTATCGAGAATAACATACATATTCTCAATATCCATATCATTAAATTCATTTGGTACTGGGAGATACATTATTGAGCTTATATCTATATCTATTCCCTTTGACTTGTCGTAAGTCGATTTGTATTTCCTTACCATCAAATCTTTTAACTGATTTACCTTCTTCTCATATGTTCCCATGTCTCATTCGGTTTTCCATCCCTGTTTCCTTAATAAATCCACCATCATCCCTTTTATCTTAGGGCTAATGGCTTCGGTAAGTATATCAGCGGCCAAGTTAATAGAGAAGCTAGTCATCCTAGATTCTCCTATATACTTCTCGCTGGTAACTTCTTTCACATAGTCGTGAATATCCTTGATCATTTCATTTTGAGATCTTAGGAGATCCAGTATCTTATCGAGTTTATCATTCATCTTTTTTCTCGAATATACCTGACAATAACCAGAAGACCACTATCAAAAAGAAAAATAGCCCAAGAGCCTCATCCGGATAATCATGCATCGCCTCTAAGATACTTCTCATAACTTAACATCCATTTTACCGATTATACGATAGAAAATATCCCTAGTCAGCTCAATATCGTAAGTAGCGTCATGAAGCTTATTCTCGTCGATCTCAATACCCATAGTTCTGGCTACGGTCATCAACTTAAAGTTCTCCATATCGTTTCTTACACCCATCAGGAACGGTGTCACCATAACATATACATCCATACAGTTAGGATAGAACCATGATCCGAAATACTTATCCCCACATTGGGTAAATAAAGCCCGTAGGAAGTTGTTGTCGAATCCGGCGTTGTTATACCCCACCAAATACATTTTATCCCTCTTATCGAACTTATTCACGTATTTGGATAATATACCAACTAACTGCCTGTACCCTTCTTCCATAGGCTGATACGACTGCACTTGCTCCAAGGTAACACCAGCCACATCCAGCGCCTCTTGCTCTATCGTGGCGGCAGGGTTCGGGGCTAGGCGGATGTCGAACCTCTCAGTCTCCTGCCCGTCGATATCCACGATCCCTCCTATTTGGTGTATCCCGTTTCTCCAGAACTTAACCCCGGTTGTCTCTAAATCAAAAAATAGTAATTTGCTCATGTCTATTTATTTTGTTAATTTATCATTATCTAAGAACTAGTCGTGAAATGCTTTTATAATATATACTCCCATCAACTCTTTTACCTTCAAAGAAGTATATCCAATATTCTAATGAAGAACATCCAAAAGCAAGACATAGATTATTTATCGCATATCTAAAGTATTTCTTGCCTGAACGAAATAAGATTTGAAATTCTTTATTATTTAAATGGAGTCTTTTTTTGGTTTTTCTTTTATTCATGTTTATAGTTTTATTTTAAATGTTCCTTAATCTTATCCAATGCCTTATAAGACAGATAGCTGTCTATAGTATTATCGCTATCTATTTCCAGCAACTCATTAAACAAGTCTTTAGCCAATGCTTTCCACTGCTCTCCCCAATCACGGAGATTCTCGACCTTTGACCGTATATCCTCGAAATAAGAATCTACGTCTGATTTGATTGATTTTGAATAATATTTAACATCCTCCTCGTCCCCATCCATAATATAATCACATTGTGTCCTGATATCTTTTATATGACTGTCTATATCACTGCACATATAATCAACAGGTTTACGTATATTGAATATAGCTTCTGACGTAAGACCGGTTATATCTTGTATGTCTTTTAAATTACCCATGATTTAATCAATTAAATACCAACCATCCACCTGCAAATCCCATTGCGAAAATAGATAAGATTATAGATGTGAATAATATCCAATCTTTTGCGCTTAGCTCATTATTATCTCTCTTTATTTTCTCAAGATAATCATATATAGCTGTATAAACAGCATGGTGAATATTCTCGTCTCTAGCCCTTACGATATTATCATATTCATTATATCCTAGATTATGGGTGCGCTTTCGATCCTCATATTCCCCGTAACCTTTTTATTTACATCGAAATCGAAACTAACCACTATATCGGTGGTTAGAGCGCTGGCGATTTTGCTTTTTATCTCATCATTACTGAGATTAGCATCGTGCACTAATCGCTCATAGTCTTTATCGTCAAGAATTATCTGTTTTTTAATGTTCATATCCCTAATATTTCTGCTACATAAACAAATCCATAACATATATAATTATCAGCGTCATGCTCACCCCAATTCACATGCCATACGACGGCGCACGGGAAATATAATGGCATATCCTCAGCCATAGGATCCTCTTTGAAGTCATCAATGTTTATCTTCTCCCTCCACCTCCATAGGTCTTGGATATCGTTCAAAATTAATTTCTCCATAACTATGACGGATATTAGATGTTAGTAATTCTATAGCCAAGCTGATCATGGCTCCCGCTTCCGTAAGTTTATTCATTTGGGCGTACACCCTGTGCTCTGCGCTACGATAAGTCTCCCTGCTGCTTATGGTATCTAGCAAATCATCTATAGCGTTTCTAAGAAGATTGGTTATTCCTCTTTCTCCCATACCCTTGAAATAATAAATATCACGACCAGCGTAAAACATGTCCTGATATCTTTTAGCTACGTACTCTATTCCAGATAGATGATATTTTTCGTTGTCTATCTCCACCTCCCCTTTTTCTATAGCCCTTAATAGTTTCCAGTCTATCTTTACATCAGCTTGACGATTTTTTACCTTTACATAGGCATATCCGCCATAATGACCACCCCGCCTTTCTTGGTGATCCTAGCTATCTCCTTCTTCTGTCTAGCCCAATAACTAGATTGCGTTGTTTGCATATTAACAGATTCTCCAAGCCTTTTATATGACTCGGACACCTGTCTCGCGGAATATGGTGGATCATATAATACCATATCAGCTATATTATCGCCAAGATCACTCAGGAAGTCCGTGGCGTCTTTATGATACATAGCCTTAGTATCAGGATCAAGATCGTTGGTGATCGTCCCTATATCGCTGTTTCTGGCGAATGGATCCACTATAACCATCCCCTCTTCTCGATATTTATCTATAAGTTCCCTTATCGGTCTTATGCTGAATGTCTCTTTATTTGGCATTGACCATTTTTTAGTAATTATCATGATCTATGAAGTTTATCCCATTCTTCTTTATCTACTCTTTTACCTTGTATATAAAACAACTGTATTGACCCATCATGAGTGTAAATTGCTTTAGACTTATCATTTTTTAATCTATCGAAAACATTACCAAACCTCTGTGATAATTTCATAGATTGATATTTTTCAAGAAAGTTATATTCTTGATCTGATAAATTTAATTCCTGTTTAATCATTTCCCTGCTTTTGCTCATACCAAATTTGATTGTTTATTTCCTTTTTGAAATTTAATTTCATAATACTTCTAGATATAGGATCACATATATCCTCCCACCAATTCTTGTGTCCTTTTGGTGGATGTATATCCTTTTTCCATGAAGACCCCTTAACTGTTTTGACTCTTCCGTATGGCTTCATTTTGCTCATGTTTATCACATGTCACATTAGTACCCGTTTCTGATGATCCGAACATAAGCTCATCAGTGATCTTGCGAAACTCCTTTACAATATCATTCATCTGCTTACGCTCTATGCTTCTTAGCAAATGGGCTATCACATCCACTGTCCATCCGTTTCCAGCTAAAGACATGGCCGTATTCGGGGCTATCCCATCAAGGTAATCATCCGGCAATGTCTGTAGCCTACATATCTCCACAGGAGTCAGGTATCTGAACTTATCTTTCAGGTCAAAGGCGTTCAGATATCTTCCGGGCGGTAATGATGATATCACGTTATCTTTCATGACTGTTGTCAGGCAATTACTTTTCTTAATAGAAACAGTATTTTTATCCCTTCTTACCTCCAAACATTGCGTTATTTTCACGTTCTTGTCATAATCCTTTCGATGCCCGTCCTCTCCTATCCTTCTACCGACAATGACTCTTATATATCTTCCTCTTATGGCTCCCGGATTCCATCCCTTGTCATGCTCTAAAATATCATCCAATGATATATGCTTGTCTTTCGGCATTTCTACCGACCAATTGCACCAATAAAGACGATGCCGGGTCTGTGCCGAGACCAAGGCGCTATCGATCTCCACCGGCTCCACGCCCAGCTCTTCCGTTATCACCCAGCGATGCTCATCCCGCATCCGGACGTTCTCGCCCAAGAACAGGACCTTACCTTTGGTCTCCTTCCTTAAATGCTTTACGATGTCCGAGAAGCAAAAGAAAAGCCTTCCACGAGCGTCCATGAACCCCTTACCCTTACCTGAGCTGGAGAAGCTCTGGCAACAGAACCCTCCCATGACCAGATCTATGTCTTTCCAAGGGATATCCCATGTTCTCCAGTTATTAACATCCCCTAATTGAATAATATTAGGAAAATGTTTTTGACTTACCTTTATGCATGTCTTGTCTATCTCTGAGGCATAGTAAGTCCCAATAGGTATACCGGCTCTTTGTAATGCTAGATATCCACATGATATCCCATCAAACAATGATAATACATTCATATTGTTTATCGTTTATTTATGCAATTCTATAGCAATTGTATCATCAAAATGATCATTGACTATATCTCCCTTCTCTTTTATAGACATATCAGATAAAGAGGCAGGGTAGGATGTTATATAATCATTCGTATTTATAACAACCCTTATTTCCTTACTCTTATCCTTGACAAGCATCAATTCGTCTATCAAATCTTGCACTGTCATATTTTTCTCCGCTTTCATAAATCCTGTTTTTATTTATTTTCATGGTCTAAAAATATCCTTTGCGATCATATCAAGGGATATTTTATGTATCTTAGGTAAGACCTTAACCAATTTTATACCAAAATTTTCGCCTCTCTTAACAAAAGTCCATTTACCATATATGATTCCATGCATCATATTCTGTATTACTTCCTTACTGTCTGTCAAGAATACTTGGTAATAGACACTTTTGGCATAATTAAAATCCTCCCCATGATCATTTGCCGGTCTTAATATCATTACATCCGAAGAGCATCCACGAACGAATCCGTGTATCTCAAGGCATTCATCAAACTCATAATTATCACGTTCCTCATCATGAACATCCTTAACCCATTTACATGGTCTCCCGTCCTTAAACGGGATCTTTAACTGTTTCTTTGCCATCTTTTAAATTATATTATAATGTTAGGTACTTATATACTTTTCTACACCAAAAGCATATTTTCATGCTTCATAGGGACATTGTTGAATCCGCTTACACGAAACTGATTCTAAAGAGGTCTCTTCACGTGCTTTAATTCCCGGCGTACCTCCGGTATCGTTTGTTAATCGTAACTATATAAACCCGGTGTAAAGTTATATATAATCACCATTGTCAGTTATATTGATATCACTCCACAAGTTCAATCTTCCCTTATCATCCAATTGCATATGGATAAAACCTTTTGTTACCTTCTTCCCGGCTTTAAGAGCCTCTACGTCTTTATCGGTAATCTTTTTCATACTTTCGATATTTTATCGTTACAATTAAATTCATCTTTCATCCTGATCTTTATGCCTCCATATGATAATTCCTTATGAGCTGTGACAAAATAATCAACCGCATCTTCATCTAATAAACTATGCGGGCACCTTTCCCATACAGGACTTTGATCTAGATGATCCCATGTAGCTACAAGTAACCTATTCTTGTCATCATCAATAGCTATTTTGTATGTCCCTGTAGTAGCCTTACGTTTAATGATCGCTCCATTTAACATCTGTTTCTTAGCCCAGCTCCATGAACCTCTCAACCCAAATGTTTTTATAACCCAGTCATTTATCTTCTTCATTTCAAGTTATTTGTTAAAAGTGTAATATAAATATAAATACATAAATTGGATAGGACTATTCACCATACTCTTATCAGTAGGATCATCGTATTTTTCAAGCCAAAGACGAAGCGCTTCCCAATCGATATCCTTACGGTCACATACCATGCAGGCTAGGTTAGCCCCGAACGGCTCCCCGCCGCCGCTCAGCGACCGGTTAAACCTCTTGGCTAGTCTTCTTTTGAATCCCTTATCATACCATATCCCGGAGGTAGCGGCATAGCAATAATAAGCGTTGTACTTCATTTTCACACCCATCTTCTCAAATAAAGGCGTATGCCATATCCGGTCAAGGAAGAATACTATTCCACGATAGATAAAGGTTCGGAGATTCTTCCTGTATTTCTTCCCTAAGAAGCTATCTACACAAGATATAGTCCCGCCTGAATAGTACCAGTTATTGGCGCCTCTCTTGACCTTATCCGTCATCTTGAATTTATTCTTTCTGTCTTCCACCCTATCCCAAGGTTTCAGCTTATCCTCATTAAATGTCGGGCAATAATGATAGTAATGATTAATCCACGAGAGGTAGGGGTTGTATATCGTGTATCCATTATCGCTGACATATGAGTTCATATCATACCCAAGTTCCTTGGCTAGAATAGATCCCTCATCAGCTAATACCTTCAATATCGGATTCAAGTTCCATATCTGATCTTGACTGACGAACATCGAGTAACATGGATCCTCATCCTCCCCACACCATCCTCCCATCCCGCTCACTATTTTATCCAAATCAAGTGAATAATCTTTCCCGGGTAAAAAATCATCTCTAAGAAAAAAACCTCTATATGGGATCATATCATGTATGCCGGGTTGGTCGTCAAATATGAACTTAGCGTTCTCGGTCAATCTAATCAATGTTTGCAAGACAGAGGATATATCTATGGGTGCATATTCACACCCATAGACCTTATTATTTATCCAAAGATATTGAAGAAGCTCGGCTATATTAATAGTCCCGTCCTCCACATATCCTGTCTTGTTATCGAAGTTTATTTTGGCTAGAGGTATATTACTTCCTTGTGGTTGATCACTTTTTTCATTACAACAATGCACGAACCTGTCAAAGAATATATCTTTCCAGCCAAAATATTTATCCCTTATCGTCATAAGCCTATTTCTTGTCATATAACGACATGATGTTAATAAGATCAGCTTTTCTGGTCATCCCCTCAAGTTTATTAAAGCCATCCATGTTATCTCCGCTGACGATGATAGTAGGATATACCTCTATACCGTACTTGGATATCTCCTCCTCCGTGGCTTTGTTCTCCGGGATCTGGTTTAACGTGACCTCCCCCTCATACTCCTGTAATGTGTTGGCGATAATATATCGCATGTAGTCGCTGTATTCAGCGTCTTTCTTCGTGAAAAAATCAATTCTTACCATCTCAAATAGTTGTTAATCTGTTAATAATCAAATCAGCGGTAAATATAGCATTATCTACCTCATCTATACTCATCTTTCTCCCATCGAAATTGTTAGATAATAAATCCTTAACAATCTGATATCTACGCTGCTCCCAATTTACGTCTACATCAAAATTCAGATTCTTTACATAATCATAATTTAATTCATTATAACTGTAACTGAGATACTTAACTATCGGGAATAGGCTATCATCAATAGTGCGCTTGATTACATTAACGTATTTACCTGTTCTTTTGTCGATAGCTCTTAATCTCTCATCTACTACTCTTTTTCCTGACTCTTCCATTCTATAAGCCCTTTGTTATGTTTATCGTAATATAATAACGCTATGGCGTTCCAGCATACGGCGGATAGATGCATGAATCCCTCCTTATCATATCTCTCCCCTTTCGTATAAGCAACCAAGTGTCTCATGAGTGCACCTAGATAACGATTGAACCCATCAGGTATATCCTGCCATGAGTTATCAGCGTACTTCTTGGCACCTTCCGTATATACCCTCACGATGTCCTCTATCTCAGCCAAAGGAAGGAGATCCCACCGGAGTTTACCGTCGGCCCGGTCGTCCTTCCCCGTCCCGTCCTTGCCTGGCAGCCCACCTCCTTTATTGGCGTCCTCATTCCCATCTGACTGGATGATCTCCTCCGATAAGGCCTTATTGCTATTCATTACTATCTCCTCCGCCTCATCCTTGTCTATAAGCCGTTCCCTTATAGCTATATGTAGCGGCAATACCTCATCCTCTCCAGCCCACATGAAACCATATCCCTTTGGATATAACGTTGATAATTTCATCGTACCTGTATTATCCGCCGTTCTTTCAACCTCCCAGATCTCACCCTCGCAAAAGACCTTGTCAAATTTATTAAATTCGTATTTCATATCCTTTCCCCTCCCTGAAATAAAGAGCGCCATTGTACTCGAATAAACCGAAACCGTAATCATCTAGCTTCATCTCGTTAAGTTTATTAAATTTATACACGTTTTTCATATTCTCCATATTATATTGCATTACTGGAAATATCATTATGATACTTATGCCTATTACAAGCAACCCTGTGTAAAACTTTTGTGAATCATATTTTTCCCATCCCTCCATCATCATGGCAAAGGAGATTACTGTTATTATAATAATAGATATCAACCCTACCATATCACATCCTCCTTTCTTTCAAAAATCCCATCATATCCTCCACGCTAAGCTGGAATCCGGCAGCCGCCTTATGGCCTCCTCCACATGGGTTGGCCTTGCGTGCCAGCGCCGAGACATCCACCTCCTTCTTGGTGGTATAGAACGAGCATCTGAAGAATCTGCCGTTCCAGCAAAATGGCATCATCAAATCATGTTTTCTAGGATCGTACATAGACTCGAATGTGGTGGAGTTAAACTCCGTAGTATTCATACATATCGCCTTGTATCCAAATATATCTGCCTCGAATGAGAACATCTTCATTTCTCCTCTGTTTTTCTCGATGATATATTCTATTATGGCCTCGCCATTTCTTATCATATCAGAAACAAACTCGCCATTCGCCTTGTTTAGCACCTCCCTGACCATGTCAACGTCAAGCCCGCAATACCCTCTCATCCCATATTGGAATGAAAGAACGTCACTCCATTCGAAGCGATCATGATCCCATACATCATAAGTGCTCAATAATTTTACCACGTCAGGGGTTTCGATATCATCGAAAAGATATTCCCACGTAAGCTCACAAGCCGCCGTTCCGATACGTCTTTTGCCTTTGACATTATAGTCCTTCACAGCTTCTATCGCCGTCTTATGGTGGTCTATCCATGTGACATCTATCCCCTTGTCTTCCCATTCGTCGAATAAGAATCTCGTTCTATCGCCAAATGACACGTCAACTACAAACACCTTATCATATTTATTCACGTCAGGTATTTCCTTGCCGTAATTGTAAGAAAGAAGATCAATGTCCCCTTTGAAATACTTTTTTACTATAGCCGCTGACATTACTCCGTCAAGATCAGCCTCATGATATATACATCCTGTCATAATCTGTTGTTTTTGATTAAAAAATCTATGTATTCTTTTATATCCTTGTTCCTGTCATTATCCCAGTCAAATGTCTCGTTTATGAATTTGAAATACGATACTGGAATCGAATGAAACATCCATCCACAATACTTGCCGAATGTCATCACCGTAGATCCAAGGGGATGATCCGGCCTTCCGGGAACAGGGGCGGTGGTTACGCCCTGCGCCAGCCCCCTCCTACGATCTTTCTTGGCGGCTTTGATATCCAGATCTGTTTTCGTTACCTTATCCCCCATCGGGATATTAGTTATTAGCTTATCGCCGATAAACATTCCCCATCCATACCCCTTGTAGTTCTCTATACTAAGTTTCCTTATATCACCGAACCTTGACGAGTTGTTACAACAATCAACGACCAAAGCACTATCCTTTCCGTCTTTTATACGGACTGCCCTTCCAAGCCACTGATAAAACGATGAGAATGAGAATGTCGGTCTCCCTACTATCACGCAATCCAGACCCGGATGATCGAATCCCGTACCGAGGGCGGAATAGTTGAACACTACCCTCGTCCCACCTGACTTGAATCTCTCGACTATAGCCTCCCGCTGCTTCTTTGGCGTGCCTCCGTGAACTACCTCCGCCATGCCAGCGCATATCTTGGCGTTCATCCATTCGGCGGCAGTATTACAGCTCTCAACAGAATCCATAAATACCAGTATAGATCTGCATACGTCTTTTAATACCATCAACCGACGTAAAATAAGATTGTTTAAGCCATTTTTTCTCACCGCTTCACTAATAGACCCAGCCGTATATTCGGAGCCGTTAGAATTAAGTTTAAGGGCATCTCCATTGAAATCCCATGTCTCGTACTTAAGAGGTGTCCAAAATCCTTGCCTTATCATCTCCTCTACCTGTATCACGTGAATCAGGTTCCTGAAATATACCGGTCTCATACGAGTGATGAAATTAAGCTGGGAATATGACACCTGCCCTATCGACATCGTTTTAAGCCTGCATGGTGTAGCGGTAAGCCCTATCACCTTTTTCGGTTTCAGTTCATTCATGAATGTCATAAACTCGCTACCATCCTCCGGGCTATAACCAGCATGAGCCTCATCTATCAATACATTTCTGATCCCCATCTCCTTAAGCTTATCAACAACCTTCTTGATAGACCCTAACGTGGCGTATATCATGTTAGACAGCTCTTTCTTACCACAGGAAGCGGAGTAGATGGTAGCCGGTATGCCATACGACGTTATCTTGTCGTGGTTCTGTTGCAGCAATTCTTTTGATGGTTGTAAAATCAGCGTCTTATCTCCCATCAATCTAGCCGCCTCTGCTATCAGCAGTGACTTACCGCAACCTACCGGCCCTACGATTAATACCGGATCGCTCCTATCAGAGTTTATGTAATCGGAGATACTTTTAACACACTCCTCTTGATATGGTCTTAACTTGTATATCATTTGGATCTGTAGTTATCAAAAACGTCTTTTACGTACTCTAATCTTATCGCACACTCCCGGTCATCGTCCATTTTCACCATCAAAGTTTCCTTGGTCTTGCTTACGGCTACCACCTCTCCTGTTCCTATCTGGGTATGGACTATGTCGCCTATCTTTATATTACATTTAATCATAATCCAGCTTCTTATTAAATTCCTCTATCTTGCTCCTATCTGTCTCATTCACCATCTCAGCCTCTTCCTTGAATATGTCATACCCTTCCCGGATATTGTCTCCAACCATATTCTCTATCATCTCCCTTAGCTCATCGCTTCTTACGGCGAAAGATATTTGGAACGATTTACTTGTGCCTTTCATCAGGTAATCAATCTCCTTTTTACATTCTGCCATTAACCGATCCAGATTATCGAACTTAACGAACTTGGAGTTGCCATTGGCTTTCCTTACCCCATCCTTAAAATCCTCCAATATCCCGTTAAATACATCCGCCATACACATCATGGAATGTAGCCATACCAGCATATTGAATTTATATTCATTATCAGCGTTATTCATCAAACTCACCAAAGACTCGCTTTTTGTCAACATGATCTTCGATTCCCGGTCTACGATATCCTTTATCTCCTGCCGGCATTTCATGGCACCAACGAAATCCATTTTAGAATAACATTCATTTGATTTCTCTACCAATTTCCTAATATCCTTTCTAGACATCAGAAGATCCAATACCTGTTTTTCTCTTTCGTTTTTATCCATAATCATTTATTTATTGACACAAATATAATTAAAGCCTAGATATTTACCTAGGCTTTTTAATAAAGTTAATCTTTTTTATTCTTTCTTTTTGACTCATCCCAATCCGATGAGTACCTGCATGTCCCTTGTTTGTGGATCGAGAAATCGCACCAAAAACACAAGGGCTTGGGGCGGGGTTCAAGGCAGGCCGGCTGGCGTCCCATGAGGTAGCGCTTCTCGTACTTATACCCCTGTTTGGCGTCGTCCCAAACGTGAGCTTGATAGCTATCTATTTTATTTGTCTCGAAATCATACATGTCAAGGAGAATATCGTTAAGTTCCTTGACCGATCTCTCTACTTTCTCCTTATCTACCTTCACGTTCTGATTGTCCAGCATGCGGGTAAAGAAATAGCTGCACATATCCGGTAATACCTTGTACTTTCTCAGTATGTAGAAGGCGTATATCGGATGCTGGAGATTATGAAGCAGCTTGTCTTCATCGAATAACTTTCTCCCGGACTTCCAGTCTATCGTATACATGGCTATCCTGTCCTTTGTCTTATACTCTCCACGCCAGTCCACCGATCCTATGATATGCACCTTATCGTACGTCACGCCATCCAAGGTAAGTGGCTTGGGTAGCTTATAGGGCAGGACGAAGCTCTCCTCCACGCCGGCCGGTCTCGACCCCCGGACCACCTTCTCCATTGGCGTAAGATCAGACCATGCCTTCTTATAATTGCCAGCAGCATCCTTCTCAAACAACCCCACAATCCATCTTATTAGCCTAGCCGCATGTTGCATAGACTCGATCTGGGATTTTACGCTATCAAAAGGAATCTTCTCTATATCCGCATAGTAATTGAAAGCCTTACTCATATCCTCATAAGAAGGTCTACATCCGTTCTTGAAGAAATACTCCATTGTCTGGTGGATAACCGTACCATATGACGTAGCCTCGTGCTTCTCCGTGGATCTGTGACCCTCCACGTAAGTCTTATACCACTTATATGGACATTGGACAAACGTGTCTATCTGCGAGTAAGAAGCGGCGAGAACCTTCTCCCCATTTATTATCTTACACAAGAGATGTGTCTCCGGGATAGTCATCATCGAATATATTTAAATCAAGTGATGTTTCGTATAAATCATATGCTATATTTTGAAGGTGATGGAATCCTTTGATATCCATTTTAACAACTGTGTTACCCCATAAACGCGTGATACTTAAAACGTAATCTTTTGTTATTGTTATATCTCCTTTATTGCGGTAATCATGATTATCATAATCGTTAAATCCAATCCAATCCAATATCCTCTCATTCAAGCTTATTGGATAAACATCACATTCGGAAGTATACCACTTTATTGTGCCATTATCAATTCTGCGTTCGAGAATCAAACTCCCTTTGTCCTTATGCATACCGGTAATACATCCTATCCTCCATATATTACCATCCTTATCTTTCACAATATTGCCTATTCTTAACTCCTTAACTGAAATCATATTCTTCCTCCTCATTATTATCGTCATCGCAATCATCGACAAGAGGGGTCTCTAGCCCCTCTTCCCAATCATCATATCCGAAGTCCATTACTTACTCTCAAGCCAATCGTACAACATATCCACAAAAATCCCTACAGTTAGTTCATCGACAGATTTATCGCCAAAGACATCATCCGGTATCCTTATATCCATCTTTTCTTCAATCTCTATCAATACCTCTAATAAATCAAATGGATCCATAGCTAGATCGGATGACAAATTACTGTCTTCTCTTACATCGTCAATTACCTCTATATTATTAATGTAATTGAACTCATGCATTTTCTCGAATATCTCTTCCCTCACTATCTCCAATAACTCATCTCTTTTCATAATCCTTTAAATAATTGTACAACATATTTGTAAGCTCTCCTACCGTCAATTCGTAATAAGGCTTGACATCAAGCACTTCATCAGGTATACATCTACCAGTTCTCTTCTCCATTTCCATTACGACTTCCACGAAATCAAGGGAATCCAAGGCCATATCCGCGCCCAGCTCATCATTATTGGTTATCGATTCAGGATGATTAAGCCCATTAAATTCACCTACCTTTTCGAATATCACCTCTTTTATCATTCTCAATAATTTATCCTTTTCCATAATCTAAATCGACATTTTCAATCTTCTACCTAATTCTTTTTTTATATCCGATATCCTTTCGATATCCATCTTAACATCGCCTGTGATAGCGTATTCCTTATCCATTCTCTTTGGGGGATCCGGAAGCCGGCTTATGGCGAACAACCATGCCAGCTCCTTGTTCTTGTTCTCCCTAAGATACAAGTCAGACGTCATGCCATACATTTTTATGATCGTATCGAATAACGTTGATTCCGATAAACTCATATGCACGCTATACACATTTGATGGTTTCCAGATCAAGTTATCCAATCTCATCGTATATTCACGTTTAAGATCTATGTAAGATATTACGGCCCTTACTATAGGTTCTTCCTTGAAGTTGGTGTTAGCCACAAACCAGATAAGCCTTTTTTCCACCTCCTTGATAGCTCCTGTATCCTTACCCATATCGTTATATACCCCAACGATACGGTCCCGGATCCCCTCGACCTCCGGTGTCAGACCGGGTGTCTCTATCAGCATCAGCAGCGATCCTCCCCTTGGCGTTATCTTCCACTTCCCATTCTTCTGAAGCTCAATATAACCAGATGCTTTATAACTATCTATTTTCTCCTTTGGAATGGTGTTAGCCATCTCTTCTTTTTGCCGGATCATCAAAAGATATCCAACATCAGACATCGTTAATCCTGATGTCATCATCTGTTCAAAATTTATATACATATGTAAATAAGTTAAAATATTGACCTAATCTTTCTGGCTACCCTCTCGACTATATCGGGATGATCATTTCCGTTATATATATCTATTAGCGTATCTATTATATGTAACCTTATGTTTTTCTTTGATGAATGAAACCAAAAATCTCCATTTTTTCTGTTTACAGGTTTGAACATCTTCAGTTCTGGTATAAGATAACACGCCACACATGATCTTTCAGCAAGTGATAATTCAACCGCTGCCTTTTCTATTGCTCTGCACATAAATGTATAATTATCATTCTTTATTAGATCGTAAGCTCTTCTCAACACCCTAAGGGCGTCTGCTTTCGATAATCTCTTTCCCTTTTTCATATTGTTTTACTGTATAAGATTCATTAGCCATACCAACCCTACCAACTGATATAGATTGATTTATAGATTGGTTAAGATGCCCTACAACCGACATCTTAGCCCTAACCGTATTGGCGCATCTTAGAAGGATTCGATAATCCTCTAACGCCCTCTCGTATCTTACGTCCACCCTAGCCCTTTTATCGGCGTCAGTCATGCTCTTGCATGTCCCGTCCTCCCTCAAACTTATAGCTATCTTATCCCGTATGATCCTGATATCATCCTCGGCTATCACCAGCTCGGCGTCAAGAACGCCCTTGTAAGAGCTAAGAAGATCCTCTACCGCCACTACCTCCCGCTTCAAGTTCTCCAATTCCAATACCATTGAGTTATCGTTCATTCTTTTATACTCCTGTACTTTATTGGATACCTCATCACAGATGCTCATGATCTCCTTCTCCCTGTCCCGGTTTATGATATACCTGATACTGTATTCGGCCATTTCCTTTAATGAGGATATGATCTCTCGTATGCCCATCTTGTTTTCGGTGGAGAAATTGGCTTTTAATAACATCTCCATCCCTTTTATGATGACAAGCAAAAAATTTTTTCTCAATCTCATGCTTAATAAGGTGTTTCGTCATGTACTACATTGAAATCATCACTAGGCGGTATATATTGTTGCTCCAACGGGATACTGGGAGGCGGGGGCGGCAGCGTCACCACGGTCGTGTCCGGCTTGCCGCTACCCACGGGGGCATCCGAGCCTCCCGGTCTTTCTTGGCGCACCACCCCTCCATCAGGATAATATCGCTCATATCCTTTCATGATATCTACATGTATCGCATCAATCTCCTCTAATGACCGTTGACGGACCTTTACGATATGATGGAATAATAATCCATCCACACGGAAAGATCGCCTTGATTCACTTTTAAAACGTTCCAGATTAGGATACCATCCTTGCGGGAATTGCATGTATGAGGAGTACCCGTATCTCTTCGGGATATTTAACGCTACCATAGCCGTACATAACTGTCCCAATGTATCTGATTGATAAAAATCAGATTGCTTTGGCATATGATCTTTTGGATCCCGTCGTCCTTCGATATCACGATTGAGTTGGGATATTATAAGAAAGAAAATATTAGGAAAAGTCCTTTTAGCTATATTACACATGGTTATCAACGAGTCGATATTTCTTTTGGCATCTCCTGAGCCTTGTATCAGGGCCGTATGATCTATAGACACGAATACCATTTTTTTATCTTTGTTTATTGGCATATACTCATTCCATAGAAAATTTTGAAGCTCATCTACGGTTGATGGTTTAGGGATGTATGTTATTCTGCTAGAGTTCTCTTCTCTAAGGCATCTCTGCATTTCTTTTACCTCATCTTCTGACATCTCGTTAAGGAGTATATCTTGTATGTCTTTCCCCATTTTTTTTGATAGTGAACGTAACATCAAATCTTCTGGGTTCATCTCAAACTCACATCTTAACCATACATAATCATCTGCCTGTGGATTGATATTGACATTCATCACATTGCTCATGATCTTCTGCGCCAAATAAGACTTGCCGACTCCGGGTCTAGCTCCTATGGCTACCGCATGCTGGGGGTAAAACCCCCCCAGCAAAGCCTTGTCCAGATAAGGATATCCGGTATGAGCCGGCAGAAGTTCCCCCGACTGATACTTTCTTATTCTCTCATAGGCATCCATGATGATCTCCTTGGATGACCTCCATATCCTATCCTCACTCATCCTCTTGCGTTTCTATCGCCAGCCGTATCGGATTTAGATCCTCTGTTAGCTGATCTTGATTTATATCTTAATCCCTTAGCCGTATGGCATAGGTCCTTCCCCTTCCGATAAGCCTTCCCCTTCAACTTATCGGTCTTGTAGTTCTTGCGACCCAATTCCCGTCTCTTGGCTTTCTGCTCAGGTCTGGCGTTGATCTTCTTGTCCGTCTCAGCCTTCTTCTTTCTGGCTTCCGGATGTGTCCTGTAATATTCAGTCGATCTCCCCATCCTCTTCGTCCTCCTCATCATCAAAATCTATATTCTCTTGCATATCCAAATCCTCTTCCTTTAAAAAAGATGGATATTCCAATCCCAGACGCTTAATCATATACGAATATGGATCAGACGCAAATTCATCTGGTATCTCCCATGTGCAAGGGAATGTACCTATTACCTTTTTAAATTTATCGGCTAATTCGCTACTCATCCCCATATTAACCATTTTATTATAAACTGTAGCTTCTACGCTACTTACATTGCCCCCAACATAAAAACCTGTTGGTTTGTGAACAAAATAAACTTTCTTCATTTTACATGTATTATTCATTTTATTAAAGGTATCCAATTTGATTCGATACTCAAATGTTCCATTATCATTAGCTCTAATGCTCATATTTATCCTTCTTGCGATCTCCATAACTCATATCCATATCACACACCACCGTATCGGTCGTGTCGTTTACCACATGGAACAGGAACTCCGGGCACCCGTGGCAGGCGTTGCTCCCGATCACCACCGCTCCGTGCCTAGGGCAAGCCTTCTTTACCATGGTTCTATCATATATCCGTATATGATTATCGCTATACTTTTCAATATATCTCATGGTATTAAGTAGTGATGGCAAAGACATCTTATATGGGGATACATGTTCTATTGGTATATCCAATTCACCAGATAGGCTTTTGTAAATATCCTGCACATCCCGTTTTGTTCTATACGCAAATATATTAATCTCAGTCATTGCCATATCCATACTCCTAAGAAGATCCGGCTTAGCCAGCCTCCCCATCGGCTTCCCAAAAGGATCGGATCTCATCCAAGCCCCACACTTCTCGCACCCAACTTGCTTTCCCTCCACCGTATTTATCATAGTGGATGGGGCCTTGCAATACGGGCATACGGATCCGTTTAACATAGCTTTCTGGGCTAAAGATAGCTCTCTCATGCCTTTTCTTGTATTTTGACATTAAATAGATCACAGAATCTATTAAAATTCCTGTCCTCTATTCTCATATCTTCCTCATACCTATCAATTGACTTGATGAAATCATTATAGCAGTCCTTGCACATCCATTGATTGATTACCGCCACGTAATAACCTACGGATATAGGTCTGTTACACATATCGCAAATACCTAAGCACCCATATCTGGTGAGCTTATCCATCATCTCCTGTCTTGTTATTTCAAGTACCTTGAATTTCTTGTAATTGTCAACTACCTTTGCCATTGTAAATTTGTTTAATAATAAAATAATCCGCTATATCCATTCCCTCATTTATATTGGGTTTTGATTCTAGAAAATTACTTATCTCTATATTCATCCCCCTCATATCCTTGTCTACCTTCTTTCTCCATTCGTTGAAAGCGTCGCCCTTATCCGGGTACAGGACTATCCGCCTCCTACCCAATGTCTCTATCATCTCCCTTTTCAGCATATGGATACCGCCACAGGCCATAAACAACCCACTAGGGTACACGATGTTACAGATAACAGCCGTCTTCTCTGACTCTACTATATACACCGGAGCGTCATTGGGATAGAAGTTGATAAGAAACTCCCCGAACAGGCATTGCCTAAGCAGGTAATCCTGACCGTCCAGTATATGCACCCAACATACATGATCCATGGGAACCTTTACCCTCTTCCCGTCAGGCCCGTAGTCCATTATCTTCCCGGTCCGCACTACCCAATTCTTATCCAGTTGCCAGAACACACAGCACTTACCCCAGTCCCCGAATCTCATCATCCCAACTTTATACAAGCTAAATGCCCTATTGGTATGATACGATCCGAAGATATTGGATAGATAATCCTGAAGATCGGATGTCTCGAAAGGATTAAGCGTCTCAAACATCTTGCTTACCGGAATGCAGTTGGCTATATCCGGATCCACGGGAGGTCTGTACCTCCTTAATACTTTGTTTGAATCGGTAAAAAGATCATTGTTCCCAAGTTCGCTCCCTGTTGGATATTTAAAGTAACCACATTTATTTTTATGATCACACACCCCAAACTGCTCTCCAACGATCTGACCGGTGGTTACGTCCACGTACGGCGTAAAACACTTATCCTTGCCGCATTGAGGGCACGTCAGCTTCCTTCTTGGCTTGCTATGATCCAGCTCATACCGATGAACGCTCTTATTGAACTCCCTAAATCCCATCATCCTCTCCTCTCACTCATCACTCTATATATATAATCTCTCAGCGACTCTTTTCTTATCAAACCATTCAACTTAAAATCACCCTCTATATCTAAAGACCCGATCCTTGACGTAACCGTATAATTGGTTTTCTCAAACTTATACTTACCTTGAAGATATACTACGGTAGCCATATTCAATATAGGGTTGTCAGTCTGTCTCTTCAACTTATATTGGCTGGTCTTTGCGGTAGGATCACCCGGAGCGAAGTTATATATCTCCTCTATCTCCAATATCTTTCCATAGTTCTCCAGTATCATTCTTCTATATAACTCAAGTTGGAAAGCATACTCGTCATAGAAATTGCCTTTCCTGTTTGATTTGAAGTCCAATATAGCGAATATCCTCCTGCATCTCTTTATCTTCTTTTTCTCCGTCTTAGGCTGACCTTTCTTGGCTCCCGTCTTATAGAACTCTCCTGTCTCGACCTCTATCTCCACCATCTCCGGCTCGCTATCCATCTCCACCACTGCGTCTACCGAAGAAGCTACTTTCAATCTCCTTGACCTCAACATCTTCTCGATCAATACAGGTTTTACATGTCTTTCCTTGCAGAATATGGCAAATGATATCAAATCCTCTATCAGCTCATCAATGTTGTCCACTAATATCCGCTCCATCCTATACTTGTCTATTCTTAGCTTAGCCTCCTTGACAGCCTTCCTTATCCATGTCGGGATCAGCTTTATATTAACCCCGGTCAGATACAACCCAAATAGATAATGCATGATAGTACCCAGATCAGCCCTATAGTTAGCGTACTCATCAGGGTCCTTGCCCTTGAGTCTCATCTCATTCTTCCATTTCTCCAAGGCTCCGGACGTATCACAATACCCATTGGCGATATTGCTAGTGGCTCCATCGTATATGATAGGATACCCATCAACATCCATCTCATAATACACACGTTTGCCGGCTACAGTCATTCTATATAACACAGGTGTCGGGATATCCTTTATCCATTCAGCGGCATAATACTGTTGCTCTGTCTCCATGTCATACTCAACCTCCATCTCCTCATTAGGCTTGTTTTTAGGTTCCTCAACAGGCTTTTCCTCCTCAACCATATCTTTCTTTGGGATCGTTGACAAAACGTCTAATATGCCAAAGAAAGCGGTAAATTTAGGATCTGTATGATATGATCTTAATATTGGTAATGATGATCGCCAATAATATGATGGCGCATTCTCGTCCATTGGCTTATTATGAACAAACTCTATTACAATGCCATCATCCGTGATAACCACACGATGTTTTTTGGATAAACGGACTCTCATATCATCAAACGATTCTTGATCGCTTATGACTTCCATATCCATTCCTTTCTTATATATCGTATCACTTATAGCCTCGTATCCAAGAGCTAGAAGTAATTTTTGTTTTCTTCTATCCATGATAATAATCTGGTTTTTAATTTACCATCCTCCTCGACTCTAGGTGCGAGATCCCTCATCCTTCTGGCTGCCAACAGCCATACGTTACCAAACTCGTCCAAGAGCCGGCTGAAATCCATCGTATCTAATAGATAATCGAATCTTGTATGCTCATCAGCCGTCAAGTAGATAATGTTATCATTATCCTCAGCAACTGATTTATATTTCCGTTTAGGGTATAAGTGGCATATGTTGCTTACCCCCGGGCATGGTATGTATGCGCCGGTAGCAGATCTCCTTGTCATACTCAATCTAGCCACATGGGCGCCAAAGAAAACGGCTAGGCTCTTCCCCTTTGGCTTGGCCTTCACCCGTATCGCCGCCCTTTCCTTTGGCGGTAGCTCCTTGGCTCTGCATGCGGGACACAACCCCTTACTCCTTATAGCTACCATCCTCCCACATCTCTCACACGGCAACATCCTACCTCTCATGCCTTTTTCTTTTTATAACTTTTGTTGAACTCCATAAGGCTCATAGCCCTATACCTCTTAAGCCTATTAATCTTACCCTCAGTCCAATCTTGATCCTTGAAGTTGATGATCGTATCGAATATTTGAGCCAGCTCCCGGATATTAAAGTTCCTGTTCTGTATTTTTTTATAGAACCCGGACCTGCTATACCCTAACTTAGAAGCCAGATAAGTCTTATTAGATAATGTGAGGATACGATAAATCGTACCCTCCATCTTACTTATCTCCATCAACTTCTCGGCTATGGATGATGTGGTTTCATAGCTAGCTTTATTGCTTACTATTCTCATTTTTCTCCGGATTCCTGATCTTACCATCAAACTCGTAGAAGTCCATCAGTTTCTTCTCTTCCTTGATACAAGTGACAACGAAATCTGATATGGTTCCTTTCATGCCTTCCTCGAAATTCTTTTTGGCATGATCAAGGTCATTGGCCCGAACGATGTAGTTAAACGCCTTGCGTTTCTCATTGTTCGATTTCTCGTCTATCGTAATATAATCAGCCGTGACCTTATAGAACCGGTCTCCATCCATGGCAAACAATTCCGCTATCCTGAATCGTTTGATATCAACGCTAAACTCACCGGATATGAATGGCTTCATCTCCTCTATGATTCTAGCCTCACATTCGGTATAAGAAAAGGCATCTACTAAATACTCTTCCTTTACCTTCTTCTTCATGCCGTTCTCGGCATCGGTCTCATAAGAAACCGTACATTTAAACCAATTGTGCATTTTAATCTATATTATTGTTAGACAAAGGATAATCTTTTATTCCTTCACGAATATATCTTTCCGTATCATCATCCACGCCATAAGCCTTCTTGAAAAATATCATAGCCTTATCCGTATCATTATCCACCAGTGGTAGATATTCCCTTGCAAAAAGCGACCTAAGATAGTTCATATTATCAATCCTATGTCTTATATCGGCTACTTTATCCCATATCTCGGCCCGAATTTTACTCATTTTCTTCATATTTCTCTCATATCTCTCCAGCTGGTCTTTATATTCCGCCTCAATCTTATCGTTCTTATCCTTGATAGACTTATAGGTCTCCTCGTCTTTCGTATCAAACATCGGAGTATGTTTGATATTAATTATATCCAATTTGCTGTATAGCTTTTCATTGGATACGGTGAAATCATATCTAGTCCTGTATAGATCAAAGTCACTTAAGAACTTAGCTATTTTAATAGCATCATCCTGATCAAGAACGGCTATATTCAATCCTTCTAAATAGTAGAAGAAATGGGATGGAGAAATAGGTTTACGGTCATATGTCCTCATGATTGGAGGCTCATCCATAAATCTGACACCTTCCTCCATACATCTTGTTACGATCAATTTCTCTACTTGTTCGTCAGTAAGATCATATATCTCCTGATCGGTCATCTTATCAATTGTCTTCATCATCCTCATCCTCCGACATCGTTATAGCTCAAACTTTTGTTTATAAACCTCACTCATAAGGCAGGCGAAAGTCCTATCATTCATACTAGCCATAGTATTGGCCTCTACCATAAGATTCATCTCAATGTTCTTTACCGAGATTTCATAGTTATCATCATATTCTTTATAGAAGATGACTTTACCACCATACTCGAAACCATCATCTTCGGCCTTAACCATATCAATGATCCTCTCTAACTCCTTTACAAATTCATTCTTTTTCATATGTATAATTTTTATGTGTCTACAAAAGTGGACATTTTGTTTTTGAATTAAATTAAATAAACATTATTAATAGTTAATATCATCCTTTCTCCTATCATTCATGTTTATTCCTTCATAAACTCAACACAATATTTATCCACTCTGGTTATTGTTCGATAGTCATCGGTACGGATACTATATCCTTTATAGCTTTTGACTATAGTACATATTTCTCCTTTTTCTATAACCGTACCACCCTTGCTTTTTAAATGGCAAAGGGTTTTTACTTTCACTCCTATTATCTTTCTCAATGCTATTATCCTCCATATATTTTAAGCCCTTTTGTGTTATATTTGCTTATATCAGCGCATAAATTACATCCCCCAGTACAACAGCACCACGAACAAAAATCCCGTTGTTCCGACTCAGGCTTTCCTTGAAATTCCACCGCCTCCCTGTACCATGACGGAGACAACACCCTTACAATAAAGGGAACAGCCGGCGTCATGAGCACCGATCGCCGCCTTCCTTTGACATCCTCCCTACCTCTCATTTGGATTATCTTTTAACAGTTCAGCTATCTTCTCATCCTTCAACATATTTTGCTTTCTCATATTATCCACGATGAAGGCAGCGAACGCCATATCATACCTCTTCCTTAACTCATCGACAAAAGATTTTGCTCTTGAGCTTATCATCGTCTCAATGTTGTTGTCTACGATCTTCTTGATCCTACCTCTTATAAACTCATCTACTGTCAGTTCCTCTTCCATATAATCTATCCTGAATTTGTATTTCTTCTTGCTGGCGTTCTCGACAAGATCGTTCATTGATTCTCTCGCTATATCCTCAATCTTCTCTGATATCGGATTGGATATTTCCCTCATTAACTCATTCTTGAACTTTTCTTTAAGCTCACGTACTACGGCTAACCTGACCGAGCTGGTAAACTCCTCTTTCAACGTCGCTTCGTTGTACATAGCTTCCTCGAATACATCTTCCAAATTTAATTCTACTTGTATTTTCATATCATTATCTTTTAATAAATTATAAATCCTTTATATAATCACCTTATTTATTCATGAAATCAACGACTTTATTCAAATACCCTCTTGTCATCTCAATAAAGTTCACGCAATCCAGCTTGCTCAACTTGTAAATCAAAGCCGGGTTATGAATTACGGCTATAATTTGTGTTTGCGGTTTATGAAATGACAATACCTTGTACAGATCCATGATATTGTCAATATCTAAATTCCTGTCCGGCTCATCCATAAGGATTGTATACTCAAAATCCTTCTCCATTAATACCACATGATTGTCTTTGTAGTATTTTAAAAGATTGTCGATCCTGTTTGCCCAGAACTCATTTGACTTTTTCTTAAATTCCATAAGCTTCTGTATCGGAAACGCATACTCATCTTGGTTAAACACAAAATCAAAAAGCGAGTTCATGGCATGAAGGTTCTTCTCCCCAGAGGATCTAGATGTTCCATTCATATACAAACTTAAATTATTGATATTATCCAATATATCATCCTTTCTCATTTCAGTTTGCTGTAGGAGATAGAAGACTTTCCCAATATAATCCGACTTAATACTGATCCCGTCAAGCACCTTGTCATCATCAAATATATCCGGGAAATACAATGCTTCTGACGGTAATTCAGAACACATCTTTTTCTCGCACAACATGTACTTCGATATCATATTCAGGAGGGTTGATTTCCCGCTCCCGTTCTTGCCTACAATCACATTCACGCCGGGTTTGAATATAAACTCAGAGCCATTTTTTAACGCTTTTATCTTTGAGGTATATTTAAATGGAGTCCTCTTGTTATCGTCTATCCTTATAGAAGTTATCATCTTATATGATTTTGTGTTTAATTATTTAAGCCTTTCATCAATCGCCAAATCAAATATCTTATCAAGACATTTCCTCATCTCCGCCGCCCCGATGATCGCCTTTCGATTCCCGAACGAGAGCCACGAAGTAATGAACCCACTGACCTCCGCGTCCCGCCCGGAATACCGCCTTGGGAACTGGACGGGATCGCTGGCAATAAAGTCGGCGGTTTCGTATTTGTCCGCCATGCATTTCGGCATGTCTACAAATTTGTCATTCATTGTTTATCCCTTCATTTGTTCGCATGCCAATCTTTCAAGTTCCGGTGTAACGTTGGTATTCATTATGCCTTTCAAGCAAGGGCATTGTCGCCAGACTATATCATAAATCTTTGACAATTCAATCAAAGCCTCATTGTTTGATTCAACTGTCATAATCCAATTGTCCGGCGATATCTCTATCTCCCTGCATGGTATTTCTTTCTTGCCTTTTGGCATATATCCGTTCTGATAGTCTTTTACATTACATCTACCAAAATATCTTCCAGTGAGTATTCCGTTTTCGTCCGTCTCAAACAACCCTCCTATCCATCCTATCTTATGGATGTTCTCCGTCCACGTTCGAGTGGCGAATAAAAACTTTTTTACAGGAACTTTTGAAAATGCATCAACATCATGGATACTCCCGTCCGGCTCTTTGAATATCGATGATTTTCTTTTATTCTGGCAACTCCCGTCTAAGCCTATTTTTTCCCATTCGCCATCGTCAAATCTCAAAGGAGAGATTATATCAAAACTGCAAAGTTTCTTGACGAGATTGATTTCAAATGGTGCCGAGAATCCGCTGTTACCATGAGAAGAGAACAGCGCGACAGCTTCTATTACCTGTTCGCGCATCCATTTGTTAGGACCGTCCTCTTCTTTGCTATATCCGGCTAATTCCAATTCTCTTATCGCATGTTTACATAAATTACTGTTTGCGATAATATACCGAAGAGCCTTCTTGTTGATAAGGCTCTTCTTGCTCATTTTCTTTACAATTCTTCTACTCTTTTTCATGTTTAATGTTATTTAATGTTTTAATCACCAATCTCCTCTATCATTCGTATTGTGCCATGACCATCTGTTTCGCGAAATCTTTGTACGCCACTATTTTTCGCAGGTTTGCTCGCATTCGTATTTCCCCGATACCGCCGACCGGAGACAAGGCGCCTGTATTAACACCTCTTCCCATGTTTATTCCTCCTTGTTATATAATTGCTTGTTTTTATATTCCAACATCCTTCCCATCCTCTTTAACCCAATTAACTGTATCGCAATACCAACAATACCCTGTCTTGGAATCCTTTTTATGAGAATGGGATCCACATGTGGCGCACCAATAATTATCATCCATATTGTATGTATAACTTTCATCCTCATGCATTTTGGCTATTCTAGCTACCCTATCCTCCAGCAGATCCTTTAGATAATGGCATTCGTAAGGTCTATCCTCTTCCTTTAATATATAAATATCGATATCCATCATGCTCCCCATCCTGTCCGTACACATACACTCGGCGGCATGGCGCACGTTCCCTTCCGGCATCCCCGGAACTATCTCCCGGATCACCGCCTCCATCTTCTCTTGGTATTCGGTGTCTACCTTGACCACCAAATCCTCTAATTTATCTATTAAACTCATGATCTTTTTACTTCTTTGTATATGACATCTGTATTGTCTTCCCTATCTATATTGCAACAACAAGAATACATGCAGTAATAACCCCTGTTATTAAATACACATCCATCACAACTGCTATCATCAATCTCTATTACCTCCAATTCTATTTTCTCCATGCCGGTATTATATTTAAATATACTACCTATCTTATGATATCCTATATCCTTCAAATACCTTATATGATTATTTTCGTTAAATAATCGGTTGATAAATACATCCATTTTATCGTTTAGACCATTTTTATCTAATAACCCCTCGCACTCATTTTTATTAAATCCAAAGGATATCATAAAATATTTTGCCATATCAAACCTTTCCAGTTCCACCAATTTTTGTATGCATAGCCATATTCCTTGTCTTATGCCTTCTTCTTTGGCTTCTTGCACTCTATCTCCCATATTATTTTGTATTAATTAAGTAACAATATTTCTCTTCGCTCTATTTTGATCATTGATGGATTATCGTCATGATCATACCAATATAGATACCATATACCTCCTCTATTGGCCTTCCACATCTTCCCTTCATATTCCCCCGATGGGATCGTTACTGAATATTCTCTAAGACCCTCAAAGGTTTGTTTGGTCATTAAAGCGTATTCCTCATCAATTTCTATGTATCTCCTATGGGGCTGTTTCCATAACATCCCACGTTTGTCTGTTATCTTAGGTATTATATTCTCTCCATTCATGATGCTTTGTAAATTATGTATTAACTATTGTATATCTAACACTCTCCCCATCTTCCCTTTCGCATCCCAAGCAACCTGATTTTACGCAATCATATATATAATTTTCAAAAGCGCATCCCGAACATCTATCACACTTATCTACTCTTAATGTCATTTCAGACATACCAACTTTATAGTTAAAGACTTCCCCTATTTTATGATACTTAATATTTATACATATAGTATCGTTTTCACTTATAGTACTGCCTTCACTTATCATATTCTCACGTCCAAACATATTGTCAATAAACTTAATCATCTCATCATTGAATGATTCGCTTTCTTCTTGCAGCTCTCTACATTCATCCTCGGTCAATCCACAAGAAGACACCAGTTCCTCTGCGGCCTGCGTCCATCGCCCGTCGTGGGCTAGCTCCTGAACCGCCAGCCATATCCCTTGGTTCATGCCCTCCATTCTTGCCTTATCTAAAATACCCTTATCCTCCATATCTTCGATCATTTAAATTCTTGTTTATTATAACAATCTCTATATCGTTTAACATTTTATCTTTTGATGTTTTTTTCTACTGTTCTTGGAATGATATTAAAATCTTTATTGCTAAGCTTATTATCCACCATAATCTCAATCAACTGCTCTATGGTAAGTCCAAGCTCATTATGGATATAATTCTTTATCGCTTTATATTCTTTACTCATGGCTTTTTATTGTTACTATTTCTATTGGCTCATTGGCGAAAGTCAATGGACCACCTATTATTCTCTCGATTGTTCCGTTGGGTAATGTTACACCATAATCATCATCCCTTACCTCATTCTCATGAACACCCGCGCTATGATCATCTGGATCATCATAAACAAGCTCCCATCTAAGCATAGGTATTTTCCATGTGTCCTCTACCCTATCATAGATAGGACAATCATTAAACACAAGCTCCTCTCCGTCTCTTTTGACTGCTAAATATGCCATAAATATCCTCCTTAAATTACTATTTCCAAAAAACTATATATCCATCCTCTATATTGCTATGATATACAACATCATTGGTGTCATTATCCAATATCTCATATACATCACCCGACTCATCCATTACCCCACGAAAAATGTTCTCTCTATCCAAAAAATAACATGGTTTCTGTACTTCCGGTAGAGAATTATCTAATGATATCCACTCCGATCCAATTACGGTTATTGTAGCTCCCATATGATTCTTCGTTTAATATTATTATTTTAACCTTGAATTCCAATACATGATTTATCATATCATCATCCACCATATTATCCTCATTGATAACACCTCCGCTCGCAAGATTTATGTAATCTGGTTCAGCCAAATCACATATTACCTTCCCATCCTTATCCATGATCCCATATATATAACCATCTAATCTCTCTACCATATCATTATACGTATTACAGATATAAACAATATGATAATCATTGTATTTTTTCTCGACATACTCATGCACATCCATTTCCAGAACCCCATCATCAGCACTGCCCGCATAATACTCAAGCGTATCCATCACCACTACCGGCCATCCTATCTCCTTGGACATAGTAGACATCTCGTTGATGACCTCCCCCGTTCGAGTCTCGTCATACTTTCCGTTGTTAAACTCATGCATTGCGTAAGTCAACTCATAGATATTATGGCAAATCAGCCCTATAGGTTTATTTTGCTCCTGTTTGATTCTATCTTTTGTATCCATATTTAATAGATTAATATTGTTGTAATGATTGTGACAAATACTTTTAGCCCTTTTTATTATTCTACATAGATTTGTTTTTATCACTTCTATGTCATCAATACTAAGAGATGTGTTGTTATCATCACATCTATCTAATATTGTTTGAATTGTAGCCAAATAATGATCCATATCTTAAATTGTTAATTATATTACCATCTCCCATTTCCCGGCGTAAACAGTATCTCCCCTGTCCTCACCCAATGATTCCAGTTATTTTTAAGTTCATCAATATCATACGCCTCAGCCGACTTACCGTTATCAGATCTTTTTATGACCGACATAATACTTTCCGCTTGCACGCTCCAATGACTATAACAGTCTGTCCCGCATCCGCACGCCGTGGCTCTCCCGTTATCGAACTTCCAGACCAGAGGCCGGAGGCCGCATCGTGGACACGGCAACCATTCCATTGGATTCTCCGGCTCCTCATAAGCATCAATACACTTGTACTTATATCTCTCTACCATTATGATCAACCATTACAGAATTGATTTAATCTTTCGATTCCTCATCTCATTCTTATCCTTAAACATCATTATCCTATTAACAATTCCCTCCGATTCCATGTACGTCGAGAATCCATGTATTCTTAGATATTGGATTGCTGATAGTGATTTTTCTAATATTTCCTTATATTCTATATCTGTTTTAACTGCTTTCCCCATGATCTTTTCCCTCCCCTTCTTCCATGATGCATGAAAAGATGTAAGATATTCTCCGTTCGTATTTAATATAAACAGGTAATCACCCTGTTCATTACTCAATACATCTCCGTCCTTGAATGTGGTATATTCTGGAACTTTAAGCTTAAGTCTATAATTCTTTCCTCCGAATCCATTATTTGAGAACCAATCTGATATTATGCCGTGATCAGTATGGATAACTCCTAGGATTGGGAAAGACTCTTCCCTATGATACACAAACTCTACTCTGTAATTATCGCCATCCGTTACAATCATTCCATTGCGCTCACCATTGTTGATTTTCTTTGCCAACTCTAAATCAAATGGTATTGTTATCATTTTCTTTCCCATAATTTTACATGTATTTATATTGTTATTTTCACTTTAGTTATATCACTACATTGCAGCTTTATCTATTCAGCCAATCCAACGAACATGGGCGGACGCCCCGCTTCCCCGACCGCCTTACCCATACACGCCGGCTCCACCGGTAACGCCGCCCATGACATCTTGGATGTCTCTCCCGTAAATCTGATAGTGATCGCCACAGCTCTCAAATGTTACTTGATAGCTGTTTAATCCCATCCTAATTGTCTCGCAACACCTTCCATCTCGCTATACGCGATCCTGTGACATCCAACAACCAATATATCATTCTTATAGCTATTGGTCTTCCATTTGTGACCGGTTGTATCCAATACCATATCGTGTTGGAATTTACTGCCATTATGGAAGAGCTTTATCAATTTCCAAAGTCTCTCAGCTTCAGCTCGTCCTATCTTGATATTCTTGCTAGTCTCAATTATGCCATTCTTAATGCGAAGCCATACGTTAGGCTGGTCATCCTCCAAATAATAATGTAGATATAATTCCAGAATCTTGCCAGACTTCCACATCTCGATCTGTTCTTCAAATTTTTTCTTGCGATCTTCTTTTTCTTTTCTTCTTTTTTCAAAAATTAAAGCCTCTTTTTTCGCCTGACTGTCTTTCCATCTCTGACATCTGGCCACATACTCAGCATGCGTTCCTTCACCACAAATCTCATCTACTATCACATTGGTCGTTCCTAAAATTTCTAACGCTTGATGATTTAGCAATACCTCAAACACACGCTTTAACTCATGGACATATTCACTTTTAATCTTATCCGATTCATAAGATAACTCATGTTTAGTTCCGATCCAGGTGTTTGCACTCTTTTTAAGAAGACTCTTGGGAGTACCCATATTAAAGAACTCAATATAATCCATTAGATTTCTAAATACTCCCCAAACATCCCTATAAGACAGGCTTGTTCTAACCTTCTTGTATTTCTCGATAACCTCTTTGATAAGCTCCAATTGACTGGTGATAAAAGCCATGCTGCCATCATCAGACATATTATATCCAACATAAAATACCTTTGAGCCAGTTGGTATTGCACTACGAACACAATGTTGATGTTTACAGGTGGAAGAAGAATAATACTTATCGTTAAGCAAATACGCCTTTTCACCACACTTATTTCTTACGATTCTTCCAACCTCAAAATGATAACCATAAGAATAAATACTTCTACCTTCAAAGAAAAAATTACTACCTCTTGCGGATTCTTTCTTTTCGTTTGCCCATAAGTGAGCGACCATAGAGTTGTTCATATCAATATTTTTTTTGTTATACAACTACAGATTAATAATACGATATACGTTCATTACATCCGACATCTTGAATTTATCAACATCCGTATTCTTAATATCATATGTATATGAGTCAAATAAATTACTTACCGCATTCAATCAATCATCATCTGTCGGTTCTTCTACCTCATCCATACAATCATACACATCCCAGTAATTCATGAGGATACCATTGTACGCTATTTTCGGATCAGCGTATTCTCCTCTTGACATAAAGCAGATGTTTTTGCCGGCCTCGTTGCCGGCAACTATCTTTTTGTAATCTTCTATAATCTTATTCATTTTTCTGATAGTGATTATGTGTAGACTAAAAATTACTTTAACTCAAATTTAATTCCTTCCGGGAGTTGGGAGCGATCCACGTTATTCACGAAATCATCAAACTCTTCTTGTGTGATCTTTTCCCCATAATCACACCAGTTGAAAGATAAAGTGTTCGTGTGATTATAATATATCACATTATCGGTTGACAATCCATAATCAAATACACAGAGCATTACCTTTTTGTCTGTTTCCGCTTCCCTGATTACCTTATCGTATCGCTCACAAATTTCAGTACGCTTTTTCAACATCTTTGCCTTATGAGCCTCCTCCCTACGTTTTTCGATATTTTCTGCGGAATAATACCCGGCTTTAATACGCTCTTCAATAAGCAAACGTTCCTCGTCCGTTAGTGTCAGGGTAAATCTTTCTTCTTCTGGCTTATATGGATTAACCCATTTCTTTCCACACAGGTCTTCAAGTTCCGCAATAAGCTCGCCTGATTCACGTTTCCATCTATCCACAATCCCCAGATTGAAAAGCAGATACTTGAAATACATCTTATCATCCACCGCTTCAGATAATTTGGAATATTCCTTGTCTGATATACGTAAATATTCAATAGCCACAGACTTATCGCTATTCTTTATGTGATACATGCCATTTTCCACCGGATACATAGGAGCACCATAATGATTACAACAATGTAATGGTATAAACTTCGCCAATTCCGGACGATAATAATCATAACACATCCCTGTCAATGGGCAATTATCTCCATAGTCAAACATCACCCTACTATACTTGTGCCTGTATTTGTATTTCCCATCAATATATTTACCTGACGTGGAGAAATACTTGCCCTTGATAATATATGGCATAATATTGTTGTTGATATATCTGAACAGTAATTTACCGCATAGATTCTCAGGGAATATATCACGATGATAATCTGTAGGGTGTTCATAAATAGGATCCTTGTATTTAAACCCATAACTAAAATCATATCTCTCGTATCCAACTTCCCAATTATAAACCCTAGTATCTGTCATATCCTCAAAGGCTTTCATTGACTTTTTATAGTCTATGCCATAAGCATCCATACATTGCTCCATTACATTCCAGTGCTCACGCTCTATGATCCTTTCTTGTGAGTCTTTTGACAGCTCATCAAACTCATACAGTTTTAATACAATCTTTTTCATAATCCCTCCTTTTTTAATATAATTAGATCCCTAACGTCAATCGAATGACATACGTACCTCCTTATGTTCACGCTTAGGGATGATCGTGGCTATTCTCACGAACCACCACAATCCAGATTCAGATATCATTCATCCTTTATCTTTACGAATGGGTTTTCTACATAAAACTCCACTACATCCTTAGATTTTATAGATGTCACTATACCGGTGGTATCCACAAATCCGTCTGTCTCATCCATTGTCAAATCTTCTATTTTATCTCCCGGTAGAAAACAAAGATTATAGTCTTGATCAATATACATAATCATCTTTAACCTAACCATGTCATCAATGATGCCTTTCATTCTCTCCACGACATCCAATTGATCATCACTAAGCATTAATCTACTTTTTGATGATTCCACTAACCTTATGTCTCCATTCCTGTCAACTACAGTTAAGTCATTGAATTTATACACATCTTCACGTGTTCTGTAATATGTTTCCTTACAATAAATTTTTCCTTTATCATCTATTTCAATATCAAAATATTCCAACTTATCCTTGACAGCTCTTCCGTTTTTGTATTTCCACACATCACCTATTGGAATGAACCCATATAATGACTCAAAAACATCATATATTGATAGTCTTGTCTTAGGAATGCTCTCGCCCTTTTTAAAACATTCTTCGGACGAATAAAATAATTTCCCATCTAATGTCTTCTCAGTCCTACATCCTCCCCATGTTCCTACATATCTAACTACTCCATATGTAAAACTGATCAAGATCTTATCAATCTCAAACCACTTTAATCTTCCTGACATATCGTCAAAAAGATATCCACTCTCTAGATAAACCGATAAACATTCTCTAATTTCCATAACAATTTATTTTTTTTAATTAAACAACATCATTTGCCTTGATCACTATCCGTCTCAATATTATGAACAAGCTCATATAGATCATAATCACTACACTCTGCTAAACATAAAGAGAAGACGTTCCTGTCGTTAATCAGGAAATAGCTATCTTCTAATATAAAGATAGATTTTCCTACCTCTAAAAAACAGTCCCATAACTCATTGCCTCTTTTATTGCCAAACACTTTCTGAAAAGTATGACGATCTGCCTTATTCTCGAATTTACGCATCCGTCTAATCCACTCATATCCGTGCCTCACTAAATCCAATCCGCCGGCTTCATCGAAGCTCCCGTTTTTATCAATCCATTTATTTACATCTATCAACATACTCCCTTATAATATTACATTAAACAACTCGTTTAACCTATCTATCTCACTTAGGTATTCATCTTCTTCATCAAACTTAATTTGAGTCCCATTATCCAAACCAAAGGACAGGGTAAAGGATATGACCCAGCCCGATCCGTCCACGGCCTGCCCCTTGGGAACCCAAGACATCACCGTCTTCTTGGATATCCACCATCTCCCTATCTGAACGAAATCAGGATAGTTGTTCATTAAATACACCATCTGACTAGCCATCTTATTAACATCATCAAAAGGCACTATATGATACTTGTTTCTTATCCTGACCTTCAAGAAGGGGTTATCCATATTATATGCCGCAAATGCTGATATCATGGAACTAGGATATCTAACCCCTTTTATTACCATCCATTTCATATATAACACCTCCTCTTAATCATTGATCCATTCCACAAAAACTCCCCCTTTCAGACTGTAATATGTATCTGCTTTTATCTTTTCTCCATCAACAAATTCCGTTTTTACACAAATGGGGATATATCTTTGTTTTCCCTCAGAATAAGACCACTCGGATAGTGTTATCCATGATCCTTTTGAGGCTTTTGCTACTGGGTTAATACCTGCGCACATAATGACACAGTCTTTGCCAGTGCTGTCAATCTTGGCATTGTTGCCGGACGAGCCAATCTTGGCGCCGTCGCCGAATGAGCCGATCTTGGCTCCGTCGCCAGACGAGCCGATCTTGGCATTGTTGCCGGACGAGCCAATCTTGGCTCCGTCGCCAGATGAGCCGATCTTGGCATTGTTGCCAGACGACCCTATCTGGGCCCCGTCGCCGGATGAGCCGATCTTGGCATCGTAGCCAGACGAGCCGATCTTGGCATCG